TAATAGGGTGAGCTACGCCACTCGCTGTTACGGTGTAAAGGTCTTCGTCTGTCTCGTGAACATAGTGGGCTGTTACTCGCTTCAGTGCTCCGGTGTGTGTGCGTACTGTTTCGCCAATCTCGATGTCCTTGATTGCCTTGTGTCCGGTAGAAGTTCGTACAAGCGTTTCAGGCAAAAGACACACATCCCAAGCTACCTTAGTCCCCATAGATACGGGAGGAAACTCACCGTTTTGAATACGCTCTGCCAAGTCGGGAGCTTTCTCATTTTCGAGGTCAATGAGTAGCTCGACACGGTGCATCGCGTTGTTCCAAAAGGACTTAACTACCCGACCAACACGCTTCTCCGGATCTTTGTTGACATGATGCCGGTAACTGTTACCGAATTGCTCGAACGTGTGATGCCAATTAGAGAGTGTCTCAGCTTGGCTAATCCACGGAGGATTCTCAAGAGGCTTAACCGGCGCGTTCGGAAATCCATCTCCATTTCTATTTTCGCCGTAATGCTCCCAGTCACTCACTGCGAGAACGTAAACAAAACTGTGACCGGGAACGGGCTGAATAGTCTTAAAGAACTCTGTTCCAACACTGGCGTGCTTCGTAATGCTCTCGTAGCACGCTTTGTTATTGGCCCAGAGCAACACCGGCTGCACAGTGGCTTCGCCGGTAGGAAAATGAGAGTCGAGATGGATTATCTTTGGGATCATTTAATCCTCAGAGAACTCCGCGGAGAATTTCAGCAAACACTTCACGGCCGTACGTGCGAGTACTCAACAGCTCGTCACGCTCGTGCGCCGACAACTCAACATCCTGCGCAGCTTTGGTCAAAACTTGGTCTACCGTCATAGCTGCCGCTACTTTGAGCTTGGATACGGCATCAAGCGGGTGACTCAAATCCTCCGCTAATTTGGAGATGAACGTAACAACGTCATTTCCACCAGCATGCTGTACGTACTCAGTTACAGCATTGGCGATTTTGGCAACATGCACCTGTCCGATGTACGTTGCTTCCTCTGATGCCGTTTTCATGGACACGTACTCTAAATGCCCATGAAGCTGAAGAATGTCACGCAAGTCTTGAGCAATCGAGGACATGTCAACCTCCGGCGCGCAGCGCCTTCAAAGCTCTGAGACCCTCAAACACCGGACGCCACTTCGCCTGGCGCTCAGCGATCTTGGTTCCAAAGTGCTGCGCAACTTCTTCGAGGGACGTCCCTGGGATACCCAGTTGTTCCTTCGCGATCTTATGCGTCTGATGGTTTGAAATCAGCTGCTTAAGAGACTCAGGAACTTCGTGCGTCTGCATGGGCATTTGTTATACTCCTCACTAACGCGTTGTGTTGCGCACGGCGTTTTCCGCTTCCGCCAACTGTTTCAGCGTCATGTAGTTGATTGACCCACCCGTTTGCGCCGCTTCACGCAAGAAGGATGTAACAACGTTGGGATCCATGCTGAGCGTCGGCGCCACATTTACCATCGACGCGTACGCTTTAAGCGCCGCTCCAGGATTTTGCTTCTCATACATCGATACGATTGGGTCCCGCGTAAGAATCTGTAGCAGGATCGCTCGACGTTTCGGGTTTCTGGATACCACATCGGAGAGTCCCGAGATAGCAGACCCCAGCATACCGCGTATCAAATCAGTACTTGCAGCACCGACCGCGTGTCCTACGCCTCCCTGGATCGATTCAAGAAGTGGCCCTATGCCCAAATTTCCAGCTGCACTCTTCGAAAAACTCGCGGAATCTTCGACGAAGGCTTTACGCTGCTCTACTGCTTCAAGTTCTGCAAACACGTATTTTCCTCCTGGAGTACCGAGGCGATTCCGCATAATTTCCGATTCGAGTTCAGTCGCTTGCGGCCCCATCGCATCCGCAGCAGCTAGAACACCCCCGGCACCAATCGTGTACTTGACTGGATGCGACGACACGTGCTTTCCCACGTTTTTTAACGTGTTCCAGCTGACGAGCTTGTCGAGAGTTCTATCGATACCTGCTGGCATCACGCTTCAACCATCTTCAGCGCGTTTTCGTTCTTCTCGTATTCACGACGCGCTTCGAATGCCTCTTTTACGTGGTCATAAACTTTACGTATTGGAGCGTCGAGTACCGGCAACACGTACTGCTCAACATGCGCGGCCTTGAACCCGCCCAAGATGTCTTCGTCTTTAGCCCCACCGGCCAACTGGTTGAGCCCTTTGAGTTCCGGAAGGTACCCAGCACCAAGCGCAGCAACTGCATCTTGGAAAAAACCCACCTTACTGAAGCTGGGTTTCCCCGCAAAAGACACCCGGTACTCTTGAGCAGCCTTCTCAATTGCAGCACCCCAACGGAAAGAAGCTTCCTTCTTGTCCTCGTCGAGTTTCCCGCGCACTTTATCACGCAGGAAGTTCATCTGCTTTGTGTCTGCCACAGGAGCTTCAGCGTCCTCTTCCTTGCCCGTGTAGTGCTCAACCTCTTTGTCTTTTTTGCTCGCCTTATCGCAGGGGTCGTTACAGCATTCTTCAGCAGTCTTCTGCATGCTGAAATCCCCGAAGTAATCGAGAGCCCGGTCGTAGGTTGACGCGAGCTTGAACGATGACGTGTTTGAAACAGCGTCTACTTGTTCGTTATGCAGGTTCGCAATAACGATTTCAGGGTCGCCAGTCTCGTACTCGATCATGCGATCTTCCGCGCCGGCACGCTTCGCAAAAAGTTCCTGAAACGCTGCGGTATTCGAGAGGCGCACGAGTGTCCGAATCCCTTCCGGATTCAAACAGTTCTCCCGTGCGAGTTTCGTCGATAACTGATTGATCGACTGCTCCCCGTTGCTCGCAGCAAATTCCTGAGCAACTTTCGAAGCAGCCTGTTCATAGTCCTCTCGGTTCCACATCGTGAACTCCTAATGGAGAATGTCGGTTATAGACTCGACACCAATCTCACTCAAAGTGTACGTCTGTTTCCGACGCTCAATGGCCACGATAGCGTCAGTATCGGCGTCATCGTCATTGACCATTTTGTCGTACGTCATGAGCATTTTGGACGCGCTATCGAACCACTTCAACGCTTGTTTTGATGCCTCTGTGGTGATCGAATTTCCGCGGCATACAAGCCCCAGGTTCATCGCGGTCACCAACATACGTTTTGCAGCTCGCCCCGTATCCAATACCGGGTCTTCATCCCCGAGAGCAAAGCGGTCCATGATAGCACAAGGACCGCCGACTAGCGCGCTGTGTATCAGATTTCGGTCTTCGTCATTGTCCAATTGCGCCATGTACTTCTTTGCCCAATAGATGTGGTCCAACTTGTTGTGGATCTCATCGCTATTGAACAAGAGGTACTCGATGACACCAATCACTTCCGCAGAAATCTGCAGACTCTTGATGATCTCGGATAAGGTCGCACGGCTAAACAAGAACGCCATAACAGCGTTTTTGTAGAAGTCCGTTTCGATCATGGCCAATGCGTTTTCGATCGTCTCGTCTTGCTCAGTACCCATCATAACGCGGTACATACGCGCAAGCCGGGGGTCGTTAGGTTCCGCTTGCGCTTTACAAGCGTGAACCAACTGCACCCACTTCCTATCTGGTACACTGCGCTGCCACATGGTTACTGCTGGTCGCCCACCATTTGCTGCTGTTGTTGCTGCTGCGCCTGCGACTGATTTCCCGCGGCGTTGCGGTTAATCTGCAGCACGACATCACCCATACCCTTGAAGACATTCCGAAGCTTGTCCTCGAGCGTGATGTAAGTGGTCGCACCAAGCGTCCCTTTAACTTCTGCTTCACGCATCCAAAGCGTGAGGAGAATACGCCCCAGGTTGTCTACCGACTTCTCCAGGTTGGGAATGTACGTAGCAACCAGATCCTGAAGAACTGGAGCTGCCGCAAGAGAAGACAGAGTAGATGTGTCGAACACTCCCTGGTCATTCAAGTCACCAGCCTGCTCAGCAAGCTGTGGGTTTATCTGCTGCGCAATCATGTCCGGACTCATGCCACCTTCTTGCGGCATAACCGGCATCGGCGGTTGCTCCTCTTCTGGAGGCGGCGTTGGCGCCAACATCTGCCCGGCAGCCATCGGCGACTGCTCCGCGCCCTGCGGAATCACACCGCCAGTCGCTTGTGACAGCATGGTCGACCGCTGCTGAATCTGCTGCAACACCGTGATGAGCTTGTTGGTATTGTCGGACTCCTGCTGAAGCGACTGCTGCTGCTGCGCAATCTGCGACTGCATCTGCTCTTGCTGTTGCTGCAGCTGCTGTTGCTGCTGGTCAATCTGCGACTGAATCTGCTGCATCTTGAGCTCGTTCTCATGTTGCAGCGTTTGAACTGCCTCGGCAATCGCCAGGTCAGTCGGCGAAATCGTCGGGGGAGGCGGCGGGGCCATGCCCATCATCGCCGGATCCTGACCAGGCTGCGGCTGGGCAACTTCCTGTTGCTGCGCACCCTGCTGCTGCATCTGCGACGGGTCTTGCTGCGCATTACCTGCCGGAGCGGCGAGCTTCAACAGCGCGCGGGCTGTCTTCGTCGTCACTTTGAGAGCACGGCATTTCCCGTTCAGGTGTGCGTCAATCAGAACTTCAGCCGCGTCCTTGACGGAAAGGTCATGCTCGAGGGCCACCTTCTTCAGCGCATCCGCCAACCCGTACGCCCGACCCTCTTTACCAATCCACCACTCGGTTGCACTGGCACGTTTGACTTCCACTTCGGTAGCCCCAGTGGACTTCAGCGTGTCGTTCAACCAACGAGACAAAACGCGGGTGTCTTTGATAATCGAGGTGCGGTGCAGATTCGAATACTCCTCCGAGTACTCGGGGTTTTCCCCATCCTTCGCCGTGGCGAGAGATACCCACATTGCGCCCTTTGGCAGAAACACGAACTTGCCGTCGTTCGCGTAATCGATCTTCTGCCGGGTGTTCGCCTCATCGATGATGTACGTGGGGTCACTCCAACGCGTTTGAATACGGGTACGCCCGTCCGACTCCCACACGCTCGAAATGGTCTGAGGCTCTGTTACCTGCGGACCCTTCGGAGAGTTGTACAGGAAGAATCCGTAATCATTGGTCTTGGGCGTGTCCCCACCGCTGTTGTTCTCGAGCATCTTGAAAATACGCGTTCCTGCGATCTCCGTACGGTCGTCAATGGGATTGCCGACAATGTCCTTATCTTTCCACACTACCTTGCCGTCTTTGCTGATAACCAGATATTGCTGGCTGCAGGGCTTCGCCCAGTTACCCTCATAATACCCAGTATGACTGCAGGAGCTACCACGAAGATTGTGCAACGGCGCAACGTAGTAGGTATCCGCAGGCGCGTCCAAAAAGAACAGCTTGAAAAACCCACCCTTAGGACCCGGAGACTGCAGACGCACGGTGTTTTCTGTTTTGATAACCGTGTTGTTGGTCTTATCCCGCGTATCCACAGCCGCCGCGCCAATTTTCAGGAGATCCGAATACACTGCACTGGAGCGCGTACCGCACACACTACGCAGTTGGTTCACATCGGAACTTCCCGTAAAGACGTAAACACTGCCAGCAGGAGCAGCGGCAGTCTTTACCGTTCTCGCGTTCTTCGCGTACCCGTTCTGGAACGCCGAAACGAAAGCTGTCTTACCGTATACCGCTACCGCCTTCTTGAGGAAATTGGGGTGCCTCTCAAACGCGATTTTGATACCGTCCAAGACGTTTGTCGGCGCGTTCTCGACGAACTCCAAAAAACGCAGAGGAACTTTCAAGCTGTTGTTCCGCTGCGCCTCTTTGAACATGTGCCTGACGTAGAAATCGGTGGATTCTTTTGTCAGGTCGTCCGCCGACGCCAGTCCTACGCGGCCGTAAGGCATAACCGGCGGCAGAATGAGGTCGCGGATATTCACATCTTGCGGAACCTGCGAGGGAATGTCCGCTGGGTCACCCTGTGAGTTAAGAGACATCTTCGAAACTTCCTCGAGCCACTCCTTAGAGAGGGGGAGGAAGATGTTGAGCTCTTTAAAGTAGAACAGGTCCATCGGCTTGAGCGAGCTGTCTACCATGATAACAGGGATGTAAATGGGTTTACTCTCGAACAGCAGGATAAAGGCGCCAACGGCTTTACCCGTCGTGGCATCAGAATCGAGCATTTTGAAAGTAACGACTTGAGGAGCAAGGTCCGCGAATTTCGCGAACAAAACGTTATACGCCATTTCTGAGAACCGCTGCTTGAACACTTCCTCCGCTTGCTCAGCTGAGGGGAGTTGTCCATAAGCATTGACTTCAGGGGACATAGACATCGGGGGCATGTTGGCTCCTTCGTTCTCCTGTTCGGAGTTCGAATGGAATTATATGGGAGAAACGGGGGTTGTGGAAGGTCAGCGACCGCGGGTTTGCTGAAGAGCGGTCAGAAGGGTCTGCTCAGCGAGACCGAGCTCGGCTCTCTTCTGTGCCTGGTCCTGCGCCAGCTTGGCGATGATCTGGCGACCCTGGTCAGTCGCCATCAGGACTTCCGCCGCTTTCTTGACGTCGTCCTGCATGTCGGTACCGGGCTTGCTGTCCTCTTTCACGCCCTTGGCCGCGGGGTTGGGCTTGAGTGGGACGGGCTCCGCCGGGGTAGAAGACTTGGTCGTTCCCTGAGAAACGATCATGTTCTTGCCCATGTCGGCGTTGGTGTCCAGGTCTTTACGCGGGGCGCCGGCCGGAAGAACGCCGTCCGCCGACAGCTTGGCGAGAAGCGCATTGACGCCACCCGTCTTGAGCACGTCGTTGCCACCACCCTCTTGGGTGCCCGGCTGATTCGTGTGAATCGACTGCGCGCCGACTTCGCCCGGAGAGGTGTCGAGGGACGTGTCACCCTTCGGAACCACGAGCGCTGCCGACGGCGTATTCGCAGCGTCGATCTTCGCTTCGACAGTGCCTGTCTCCATGCTCGGAGAACCCTGACCCGGGTTGTTGGTACCGGCTTCGAGAGCAGCCTTCTCCATCAGCGCATTCGCATGCGCCGAGGCAGCAGCACCGAGGTCGAAACTCGCGGCGAGCTTGTTGAGCTCGAGGTCACGAGCCCCGCCCGTCTTGATGGCGAGAGCTTCCGCGATCTCATTGAGCTTCTGCATGATCAGCTGCAGCTCTTCGTGAGAGAGACCCGTCTCGTCGGTGACTTCCGGAATCTGCTCGTCAGGCATCTCATCGGCGACAGCGTCAGCGGCTTCCTCGGCGATTTTCTCGTTTGGGTAGCTGATGAGGCCCATACGCATGAGACCGTGGTTGATCCCGCGGACATGTGCACGTTTGAAAAGACCCATTGTTATCTCCTTTTTCCTTTGTTCAACGCGAGACTAGCTCAATCGCTACCCGCGATGGCTCCGCCTAGTGCTCCAACACCTGCGCCAGCTCCTGCACGAAGGCGCCCTTCTCTTTGTGACCCTTTCATCGCGTGACCGCGCTGACCAATGTCTTTCATGCTCTCGCCAAGACCGGCCGCACTGCGCGGTTTCTTTCCTTTTAGGGCGCGGGACACTGCCCGGCCACCGACACCCCAGCGCCCAGGAAGGAAGTTAGAGGCAACACTCAGCGCGCCGCCTGCAGCTGCGCCACCCAAAGCGCCGGCAATCGGGTGACCGCCGTCGTCCTCATGCTCCGCGGCTAGCTTAAGGGCCGTCTGCTCAGCCTGACTTGGAGATACTCCAAATTCCTGCAGAGCAGTCGCTGCGCCATAAGCGTACGCCTGTTTTACAAGTCCGAGAATTTCGTTGTTGGTCATCCAGGGGTTCTCCGTTTAGTCCGCCGTAAATATACGCGGTTTTCAGTTTCCTACATAGGGACCGCTTGATGGTTCCTGAATATTATCAGGATGCTGCTGCCTTTGGTACGCTGCGTAGTACTGATTCTGCGACATATGCCTAGGTGGTAGGGGAGTTGCGGCAGGTTTACCCAGGATCCCGCGTCCTAACCCTACTACTTTCTTACCGATAGCTTCCCCCGGCCCGTACAACAAAGACGCTCCCAGTCCCCCTAGCGGTCCAAACGCCACATTGCTTAAAGCAGAACCGATAGCCAAACCACCCAGTTGTTCTGCTTTATCTGGGTCATTTCCTTTTATGACTGGAAGGGCCATCGCAGCTGGGATACCCCAAGTGAGAGCCTTTCCTAAACCACTTTTTGGAAAAAACCCTTCACGTAAAACACTGCCAGGAGCCATCGCTGTGCCACGTCGAAGTTGGTGGATAAATTTCAGGGGCTGTCCGTAGATGGACGTACCAACATCTTTGGCAAATCGGATAGCTTTCGGAATAGCTCTTGCGGCAAAACCTGCAGCTTCCTTCTCCAAACCGAGACTTTGGAAACCTGCTACTACTCCAGCTTCGTACGCGTCTTGCATTTAGTATCGTCCCTTTTCGCCTTGGCCAAATTCTACACCAAATACGTATGCGGGGACCGGGTGGGTTCCGTGTATGTCCGAGACTTCACCAAAATGCGCCGCCTGCTGAAGCGTGGTCTTCAAACTACGATGTGCTAGCCGTGCTAGCCAGTCCGGATTGAGCAGCGGAGCACGCGTCGCAGGCTTCATCACAAACTCTACTTCAGGAGCTCGTGGAGCCACAACAACCTCTTTCACACCGCGTTCCTTTAGAAACTTTATTGCCGGTGGCGTGATGCGCGTTCCTACTGAGTATCCCAGGTACTCCTTACCCAGAGTTTCTCCGAGCGCATCTTCAGTAGGGACGATTTTGATGTTCTTGCCTATGGAAGCACGGAGAGCGTTATAACTAATGATGTCGCCGTTTAGAAACGTACTGCTAGGGTCGTTAATAATTCTGACATGGTTGAGTTCCCCCTTGGCCAATATCTCGAAGTGGCGTTGGTCCATGTCCTTGCCCTGGCCGATATACAGTTTCTTTAGAGAATCGACAATGTACTGCCGCCCGTGTCCGAGACCCTTGTACTTTACGACTTCGTCTGGTTTCGGAATTCCCTCACTGAGCATGTCCCCGGGTTCTACGTAATCACCGATTTTTACGATGACCTTCAAATTGGGAGTTACGTAAAACTGCACGGTATTCACGTAAACAAAATGGCCACCTTGAGGTGCCTCTTCTATCTTTGTGACCTTACCTGGAATGGAAGACAACGTGGACTTATTTATGAACTGCTGAGGGGACTCCATGATTTGGCGGAGTCCTGAAATACCACCTACCTGTAGACGATCATCCGCTGCAATTCGTACGCCGTGTCTAACGTTGAGCGCAAACTGCGTCAACGGCTCAGACATCGCCTGTGCCGCGCGCACTCCGATGTTTGTGCCAACGTCGTGAATCGCACCTTTTTCATTGAGACCCTGGCATTTTTGACAAACACCGTCGCCTGCTTCGCACGTCATTGGAGACCTAACCAAAACTTTAGGAGCAGAGGCAATAAGCTTTGGTTGATTGAGCGGCGTTATCAGGGTGTTGTACGGAAAGCCTTGCGTCGCTTTAGCCAGAAAACGATCAACAACGTCGGGATTACGCGGGTCCATTTGGATGCCATTGTGTGTACCACAGTCTGACTCCGTAATGATGATATCAGACAGGTTGTTAATGAGGATCTTGGAAATTTCACCAGGCTCAGCGATCGACGTTCTTGATTTGATAGTGTTCAGGATTGCTTCGTTACCTGCAATCCAGTTTTCAGACGGATGCAACCCCTCACTGTATGAGTGACGGATAAGCCAAGGTTCTGTGCTGCCACGTCCATCTCGAGCATACGTAGGAGTAGATACGATTGCGGTATACTGCACCGCCTTACCACGTGAGCCACTCTTTACTTGCTGCGTCATGGTTCCTTTGTGTTCCATGGCGTTGTTCTGCATGTAAGACTGAGCGTCTTCGACTATCGCTTTACGGGCAGTGTCGTTGGTAGCCGCGTCAAACTTTTTAATATGTGGGGCTAGCGCAGCATCCCGAGTTTTATAATCAGGCTCAATGTCATCGAGCCCAATTGATAACCCCTCAGTAGTAGCGATCGAGTCCCCTACCCGTTTCAAATGAGGAACAACCTGCGCATATAGACGTGGGTCATCGTGCGCCATACGCGACATCATCGATGAAAAATTCTTGCTGGTAAGAGGTCCAGTCGCCTTATAGCCCGGGGGCAACGCCTCGTTAAGCAAGAACTTTCCAAACGTCTGTTCCTCAGTCCCAGCCATCAGAACGCTCCAGGTATAACCGCCGAAGCACCTTGCCGGCCAGAATCCGTAGGCATCGTGACAGGCTCTGACCAGCTGATATCCCGATTCAAACGGTCTTCCGCCGACTCTTCATTCTTCATGGTGTTCGTCTGACTGGGCTCTTGTAACTGCGAGAGTGCCGACGCAAGCTGACCTGCGGGCAGATTCTCGTCCCCCATTTCCAGTGGGTTGGTCGACATAGAATGCGACACGTTCTTTCCCGACTGTCCTGATGTACCTGAGGTACCCACACCCAGCTTCTCCAACGCTGTAGCATATCCGAGCATGAAGGCTTCTTTTGCAAAATTCACGGGTTCATCCTGTCTAGTGGTGTTTCGTAACAACCACTTATCGGAATGGGTGTGGAACAGCGCATACTGCTCTTTTGAACCACCTTCAAGAGTCCGTTCAAATTTTATAGCACGCGGGGATGTTGAAATAACTTTGACGGGTTCCTTGTGCTTTATCTCAACAGTCCCTTTACCGTATCCAGCGCCGATTACTCGTGGACCATCTTGACCAAAATTCAGCGCGTACTCCGCCGAGTGCGTAGGTGTTCTAATCGCCAAATACGGTCGTTCCCCTGGAGGGGGGAAATTCGCACGCGGTATTGCCCACGAATGCGCGTGGGATGTCTCGGGGTCTACTAAGCGTAAATCCCAGTGGGGTCCGGCTTTATCGGCATTGTGGTGCTGCACGGACATCGTCCACGAGTGCCCAGAGCCCTCTGGAAGCGGGTGCGTAACCCGTGCTTTTGGAATTCCAGGAGCAAATTCCGAGATTTTTTTGTCAGACAAGAGACGTCTAGGATCCGCGTCTACGTGTGGATTGAACTCGTCCAGTTCCCGTGTTTTTACCGGAACAGACGCAAGTCCTGTGGCTGCATTGAGCGAGTAAAGCGCGCGAATCGAGCCCTTATCGTGCAGCGTAGAAACGTCTAAACGTATCTGACCCTTTCCAGGAGGTTCCATAGTCAACTTTGCGTCGCTATTCACCAACGGAGAGAGTTTCGACGTGAGCAACATACGCGCTTTGTCCGTGTTCATCGGAGAAGACAGGAACGAGCGAACGTAAAAACCCCGACCACCAGAAAATGCAATATCCGTATGTACCACGTCGGGCAGCGTACGCATCAGACTGTGTACTTGCCTGACCGTGTCCTTGGTAGTATCGAGGTCAACGTGTTCTCCAGGATCGAGGTCTACCCAGAGAACGTTGGTGGACGCCCCGACGCTCGGGTGAATCTCCACTGTTCGCTGGTTAGTAAGCTGCTCCATGTGCGCTGGAGTACGGAGCTCTATCGGACGGTCCTTGGCCAGATACCGCCTGTATATGGGCTTTCCAGGCTCGCGCTGCATCACCGTTAATACGCCGTCTCCGTACATCCCCGCCAAGATACCTTTACGGATGTGCGGCGCATTGTAATAATCGACAACATCTTGCTTCGTGAGCTTCTGACCGGTCGCAGCGTTGTCGATTAGTACTGGTGACGTCATTTGCTGTCCTTAATTTGGATGCGTGTGCCCATCCCAATCTTACCAGCAGCGTAGTCCTTCATGAGGTCAGCCCGATTTGCAAAAACCTTGGTGGGTTCTCTGTCGTCCGCGCTGGACGCGTGTGCAATTCCCATCATGGCCTCGTGCCTGGGAACTGCCAGCAAGTCGTCTTTGGACTTGTCGCCGTAGAGAAGGTTCGAAAGCGTCATCTTCTTGACATCTTCGATGGCCTTTTGCGACACGGGGGCGTGAACCATAAGGGTGTCATAGACAATAATCTGCTCGCTTGTCATGAACGTACAGCCGTCCGGCACGGTGAGATCCCAGGCAGTATGCCTGCCAGGAATAGAAGTAACCGTCTCAACGAAATCCCACAGGATCTCTTCGTTCGTGACGTTGTTGAACCATGCGTCGCCGCTGATAGCACGCACGATATCGTCGCCGATACGTTTACGCAGGACGTTCAGAGTTGACCGGCTCAGCCGCCCCCGCTTAACCGCCTGGATCAGCGAGGAATACGTCGTAGAAACCTGCTTACGCGCCAGGTTCTCGGGGCTCATGTCCCCAGTAGCCACCTTGGGAGCGCCATTAGCCTGCGCGAGAGCTTTGGCAATCTTCGGCAAAATCGGAACCATGTCCCACCGGGAGTTTTCCGCGGCGTCCATGTTATAGGGGTTTTTGGCGAGCTCTTCCAAGACTTGTGCTTTGTCCTTGGTAGCTAGCTCCAACTGCCCCGCAATGCGCTGTAGGTCCGGCACGGAGATTACTACGTTGTAATACGTCTCCATGCTTTCTTTTTTAGTGTACGGATGAATGCGCGACTTTACACCCAAGAGGCACAGGAGGGTGGACACGTCTACCGCTAGGTCACGGGATATCGAGTGATACGTGGCCATTATCTGTGGTTTGTTTTTGGCCTTAGCTTGGACGCTACACACCGTACCGTCTGTGTCCAATAGCCCACTCAGGAGCCCTAGAAGGAAGTCCTCTTTACCATGCATGAACCAACTTGGGAGTTTCTTCTTCTTGGAACCCCGGATACCTTCTGTGACATCCGCGAACCAGGTTGCCAAACCCGTATCGTTCAAGTGCATCTTGGTGGACTGATATGCTCCGCCGCCAAACGCGTGGGTCGCGGTGTACTCTCTGATACTCGCGTTTTCCTTATAGCGGTCCATGCGCTGTGCAAAGGTATGCCGCACCATCGGATCAATTTTTGCCAGTCCGATGTAGCGCGTTGTCTCCGCATCCTTGTAGCCAACCCAGCCGTCACCCGCCCACGCGCCAAGCACCCAGCCTAAGTTAAAGTCGACCGGCACTTTAAGCATGTCGGGGGCATCCTGGCTGGGACGCAAGTACTCCTTCTTTTGCTCTACGTACAACTTGCGGGGTTTGGGTGTTCCCCAGCCGATTCCGTCCTCCGCTTTGAAGCGTGATAGCTCACCGGTCAGGGGGTTCATCCCAAACATGCTGGCGTCGCGCGAAACCTTGACTGATCTCCCGCTAGCCAGTGTGACGGTTAGCATCTCCAAGTCGTGGTGCACGGAGAAGTGCGACACCTCGCAAAGTTGCACTCGCTGGTTCTTCTCGCTGTATCCAAAGACAAACGTGTTCGCCGGGACTTCGTAGAGCTCTTTGTTTCCAGTCACTTTCTTCGTCTCCTCGTTGTGGGGGAAATCCCCGATGTGGAGACGTTGTAGTACAAGCCGCGTGCCTACGCAAGTACCGATATCTAGGGTACAATCAGCACAGTCACCGTCGTAGTCGGCGTTCATTCCCACCTCTAGGAATGGGCTCGTGCGAATTGTTTTACCCGGGACTGGAACCGGATAAGCCCCGATGATGTTGTACCGGTGCAGCGTTGGCGCGCGGTTAATCATGACCGGCCGCTCTTTGATCTCCCGCAGCATTGAGTCTCGAGCAGCAGGATGTTTGTCCTTCACCATGTCTCGCGCCTGGAGCGCGGGGTAACCCTGGCGTACCAGATTACGGATGAGGAAGGGTTCATACATCCCCCAGATCATGTTCTCGGGAAGACCAACCTCGTCGATTCCAAGCGTGCTATCCGGGACGATGGTGCCGCGACCCGTGACATCCTGCGACCTCGACATGAGCTTTTTCTGGAAGTACCCAAACTTGGGACTGCCAACTCCCGCGATGTACGTCAGAAAACCCTTGTGACCACGCGCCTGGGACTTCTGCGTAATCGGCTCGTTCGTACCGTACACCGCACCTACGGCGCCGTGCAGGGTATCTCGGAGCTTGGCTTCTTCTTCAGGAAGTTTCCCCGACTCTTTCAGCTCTTTGAGCTGATTGTTCACGTAGATGAGATCGCGGTACAGCGGATTGATGTCCCCGTACATGAGCTCTTGCCCGCCCTTGCTGGGCAGAACAGGACGGATGACCGGAGGAACTACGGGGACTTTTGATACGACGTACGCATCTCCGGGTCGGAGGTTTTGCGACTTCAACGCACGAATGTACTTGATCTGTTTTACCGCGTTATCCAACGACGCTCCAGTCAGCGTCTTGGTCTTATTCAGAAGCTCGCGCTCTTTTTCAGACAAGTCGATCTTACCCAACTCCGTCTTTATGTGCGCTCCACCCTTTTCACGGATGGTTTGAACTAGCTGTGCGTTGTTCATGCCCAGTAAACGGCGTACTGGGTCTACGAACATGGGATTGACAATCGGCTCCGCTAGCTCAATGTGCGACCACTTCTCCCCGCGGACTCCGCCCGTAATGACTGGGTCAAACAACCCATTCTTCTCAGGCATCAAATCTTTGGCACGTACGAGCTTAGCCTCAGTAATAGCTCCCGACGACATCTGCATGATGTCTTTGTCTGTTAGGGGCGCTAATGAGATCTTGCTCCCCTTACGGTCAACGCGTACGCCAGCACCCGTAAGCATGTTCAAGAACTTATTAGATGCGAAGGTAGTCTTTGGTGGGGGCGCAGGTAGACCCAACTGTAATGCACGCCAGTACTCATCGTTTTTTTGGCTCTTCAGCGTAACAACCTCTTGCAACACGCTGCGTGCGTTATGCGCTACAAGAGCATCAAACTCCATCTTGCCTAGCGCCTTAGAGCTCATCACGCCGCCCTTCGTAGGCTGCATGTTTGCGTCGTAGCTCCCAATACCTCTAGCGTCGTAATTAGTATCTGTAGACTTAAACAGCTTCAGCATGTACCGATTGCCAACGAACACATTCGGTATCTGCTTATCCGCGATTGGGTCATATACGGTTTCTTTGTCTTTGATACCGTGCTCTTTTAAAATCCCGCGGACATACTGTACGTTATTACGCCCAGTAAGGTTCTCTATTAGGATCGGTTTACCCGTCTTTTCGACAACTTTGCCTAGCGCACCTTCAAGAATCTGCGCTGGGTTAATACGTCCAACTACGCCAGCAGATGTCACGATAACATCAATAGGCTTCCCGCTTTCATCTTTGACCATCTGCGAATCTGGGATAATTCGGGATACCACTCCCTTATCCCCGAACCGCCCAGCGATTTTATCTCCGATTGTCATCGGTTCTTTGGTTCTAATCGTGAGTGCATAACGTTTTGGCGTCTTGACTACATCGACCACTTCTCCAGCATGCTCATGATCCCAAGATTCAGTACTCTCGCGGTACGGGCGCGCTAGAGACTTATGCAAACGTCCGAGAAGTATGTCGTCTGAAGTCATCAATGACTTACGCAGACCAGCTACTACGATGTCCCCTGGCATAACGACTGTACCGGGTTTTACGATTCCATCTTCATCGAGCTTACCGTAATGGTCCTTCGTGTAATTATGTCCATAGTACGTTCGGTGTTTGTCTCGGTTAAACGTGAGGTCAGGATCCCGGTCGATAACAACCTTGTACATGCGCTCTGATGTCAGTTTCTTTGCTGCACCTTCACTAATGACAACTGCATCGTTAGAGTTGTCACCGTAATAGGGCATGTACGCGACGCTCAAGTTTTTGCCTAATGCCAACTTGCCGTTCTTGGTAAAGTTGGAGTCAGCCAGCGACTGTCCTGTAATAACACGGTCACCCTCTTTTACCGTGAGGGTGTGGTGTAAATACGTTTTCGCGGCCATCGGCAAAAACGTGTCGTAGGATACCTGATGCATGTCTTCTTTTGCGGCAGTCTTATAGTCCTTGTCCGCACGGATATGTACAAAGTCCCCGTCTATCTTAGAAACCGTCCCAGTCACAGACGCTATGGGGTTAATCAAAGTGCCCATGAGCTCTTCAAAGGACTTGCCTGACTGCGACATCACCTGCACATGCGGCTCTTCACGGTCAATCAGTGAGAGTGCTTGGGTCTGGTACTTCGACCCCATCACTAAGCGGTTACCCTGGTTCGACTCTAAGAATGGAATCAGGTTAGCCGCCGGGCTGTACATAGAAGTCGGGTGCGGCAACTGGTAGTCCACCTGCGACACATCTACTTTACGCACAACGCCGTTTACCAGCGCGTCAACTTTGCCTTTTAGCGGAGTAGTCGTGGGGAACGCTACTACCTTACTGATGATCTCTCCGGCGCGTACATACTTACCTCTGCCAGTTCTGAAGTCGATCATAGGAACATGGATGTTTCCATCCTTGTCCTTTTTGACCATCATTGCAGCTCGGACGTCAACGCCGGCAGCAAACGACTCAGGAGTACGCACGGGGTCCAGCGCGCCAATTTGTGTGGGATGTACCATCCGTGCGTCCATGGGAATGGCACGCTCTGAACCAATACCGCCCTCACCTAACGCGGTGATACGAAGTGCGGCGTCCACGAGCTCCATGGGGTTGGTTTGCGTTGGGACCGTAGACAGCGATGAGCTGTTGATGAACTGCAGAATACCCTTCGTAAAAACGCCAGTAGGAATGGCCTGTCGAATGTCAGGGTGCGCGTCAATCTTGATCGCAACCTTCTTGGATACTTCACGCGCATCAAGCTTGATACGCTCTTTAAAGTAATCGTCGATTCCCTTTATCACCTTGAAATCAAGGTTGTCACGGTCATCAACTTCTGCATCGTTCCTGAAAATCTTTAGCATCTTCGACGACGCGTCGAGCAGGCTGTGCGGCGTGATTTTGCTGTGGGCCACGCCAAGAGTTTGCTTATTAACTTCGGGGTCCATGTGCGCCCCGGTATAACGACTAAAAATCTCTTGAGCTTTCTCTTCTGCCGAGAGCCCAGGCTTATGAAAATACTCAGGAACAGCTTTCGTGTACAACTTGCTGACTGCACCATCTGCGTTTTTCATCAAACGCGTTTGGTTTACGTCAGCCAGTTGCCTCCCCCACGCAGATGCAATCTGATCGTGTGATAGCCCCGACTTGCGCAGGATTGGGTATAGCGGAATGTGGGTAGAGTCGTACTCTAGCTCAGGCTCACCCTTTTCAGGATCCATTGTGATGTTGAAATTCTTGGTGCCAACAACGTTGAAGTTTGCTTCGAGAACACCGTTGGCGCGCTTGCGTGTGTACACCCCCGGTTTTGGACGAACCATGCTCGAGATCGAATACTCGTTACCGCCAACTATCACTGTGTGACGTGGTGTAAACCACGGTACTTTAGCCAGCAAGAAATTTTTAGCCGTATCAATGACGTGCCCCGAGTCCCGGTCCTTAACAACGACTGTTCCCTTTACCGCCTCAAACAGCGTGTCTCCGCGCAAGATAGCTGATTTTTGTTCACGCGATGTGAAGTTCTCGGGGGTGAATTTCACATCGGTGATTTCAACTAACTTGTTACGCGAGCGCATCGGGAAAGACTCGTGAATACCCTCAATAACCTTTTGCCGTATCGCTTCACGCTTAACGTCGGGGTGCACCAATAGCGGTGTAAGTTCCGTAGTCATATCAGCACTCCACTTTTGGTAAAAGAAGATGAGCAGTAATCACGTTGCTCATGTACAAAGGAGGGCGTATGCTCATCCAGTTCATCAGCATCCTCGTTGGGATACTCTGGGATTAGACCCGAGTCCCTGTAAAAGAGGAATCTAGCCGCGGGCGGATGCTGATGGTGTTCACTTCAGGCCGTCCGCGGCCTTTTTTGCTGCCGCGTTTTGTTCTCCAAACACCTGGTCGAGCCTCGGGGGATATACCCAGTTTTTATCCTTTTCCTCTTCCGCCTTTTTCATCTCTCCCAGGCGCTTTTCATCTGCTTCCATCCACACGACGTGCGCACAGCGTGTTCCATTTTGCAGGTTGAAGAACTCTTTCGACTGCAGCGCTCCGTCACCTGCGAGACAACGATCCAGCGTCATCTTGAACTCGGCTTCGCTGGTGTGCGGACAGGTGTAGTCCCCAGAAGCGGGAAGCGTCACGACTTGATGGTCGATGTCGGAGAGGCAGCGCTTACATCCCTCCCAGTCGCGCCAGATCGTGAACACCTTTGAGTGGGCCACGCAGGGCAACTTGGTCCCGACTGCTCCCTCGTTTTGTGCCCCGGCGCCGGACCCCGGCATTGGGCCAAAAACGCTGGGCATGTCGTACCCACTGCCGCTCTGACTCGTCGGTATCTCGCGCGCCTTGTTGAGACTGTCTACAAAACTTTCGCTTGGTCCAAGTGCCATGTCCTACCCCTGCTGTGGTGGTTGCTGCGGCGTTTGCTGTTGCTGCTGGATACTCGCAGTGGCCTGTTGCCGCGTCGTGTTATTCTGCTGCTCGAGCCGTTGAACCACCACAGAGTACAGAACGAAGTCTTCCTGCATGAGCTGGTACAGCCGACTCTTGCGCGACCCCTGGTCGAGAGCTGAGACTTCAGCCACGAGCTGGTCAGCGTTAGAGATGATCTGCTGCTGGTTGTACTGCTGCGGACCCCCGGCAGCTGCTTGCTGCTGCGCCTGGGATGCCGCGGCATTCTGCATCTTCTGGATTTCGACGTTGGTATCCTGCTGCATCCGGAAGTTGTCCAAGGTCTCCTGCTTGATGCGCTTGTATTCCTTATCCAGATCGATGTCGTTCATCTCAGCCATGGTCGAATCCGAGATGATCTGTGGCCCCTGCCCAGTCTTACCCTGGGTCCAGATACTGAGTATGGTGTTCTGCTTGTTCAAGTCATCGATGATCTTGAACGGCGTCAGACCCACTTGGATCTTTTCCCAACCCAGGAACTTCGCGCAGCTATCGTCCACCCACTGCAACAAGTTGATGATGTCCGCGATGTGCGTCTCGAGCTGGTTCTCGATGAGACGCATCGTAGCGTTCATCCCCTGTCCGGTGAGTCCACCGTAGATAAACTCCATCGGGATACCGAGAGCGGCGATGATGCTCTTCTCAGCTTCTTGAACCTCACCCAGGGTCAGCAAGGCTCGACCCTGTCCACCTACCTGCACCACGCCCACAGGAATAGGGGAGTACATGATATGGAGGGGATCCTTACGGAACCTGCGGATGTTCTGGTCGAGGTTGTACTTCCAGTTCGAAAGACTGATGGTCTGCATCGGATCCGCCACCGCAGTCGACTGCAGCGGGTGCAGGATGCGGAAAGGAACCAGATGGTCGAGCGCGATGGCTTCGTTAGCCTTTCGCAAAATCTGCGTATAAAAGAATCGGTCCAACGCTGGCAGCAACGGGGGCATACCCCACTGTGGGTTGATACCGGCCGGCGACCCAAATTTCATGTGGAAGATGGCACCATCGGCAAACTTGAAGGGCTTCGATTTCTGGATGGCCTTCAGAAAACCGATGGGCAGCGTGTCAATGAAAGTCTTATGCCCGCGGTTTACTTTCTCGACGTCTGACTGCGGAATCTTATAGTAATAGACCGACTCGCCTGTCATGGCGTTATGGTCGATCTCCATGTTCTTGGGGTCCCACCGAATGAAATTGATACTGCGACTGAGCATCAGCTTTCGGTCTTGAATGTCCTTCTCTTTGGCGACGACTTCCTTATGGCAACAGTCACAGGAGTATGTAAACGTAAGGCCCTTCACGTTGAACTTGTATTTGATGTGCTTAATGTTCGTCAGCGCGCTGCAGGAGGGGCACTTGAGATAGCGCACAAACGGTTGATACATCGTAATAAACGCGTTGCCGTAGATCCACTTATCGAGAGAACACTTGAGCAAAAACTCTCTAACGCGGATTACCCGCTCGAGGAGGTCCTTATGCTGACGTTTAAGAGATTCATTGGTGGTCTCATACGTTACTTCTGTGATAGGGTATTCCCCAAACTTACGCAAAGCCGCGAAGATTTGCGGGCTTTGGTAGAAGAGGTACTCGCACATTTTGAAGAGCTCTTTGAGCCGTTTAGGACTGTAGAGCTGGCTGAAGGTGTAGTACGGGTTAGAATGTGTCCCCCCGTTCTGGTTCCACAGCGCAGCATCCGACATCATTAGGTCTTGTGCCATCTAGCTCTCCTTAAAAGACAACGTCGAGACAACAAATGATACGAGGAGTAAACCCATGGAAGTCAAGCTAATCAACTACAACGTACCCGTCCTAGCAATCGACACCGAAAACCCCGTATGGTCACGCGTCTTCGGAGCGACCCGTATCAACAAAAATCAGACTTGGGCTTTTCCCGCGTATCCGCCATTCCTTGAGAGAGTACTTCACGACCTCCCGCAGGTCCAGCCCGGCGTGCAGTTCACCGAAGAAGCTCAACTATTTATCGCTTCTAGGACCACTTTTGAAGATGCGGTTGCCCAGGCGGCTGCGCATATAAGCCCCGGCGGGATTCAGTGCTACGAGCACCAGCTCAAAGGTTTGGCGGAATTTCTTCACAACTGGAGGTGGATTCTCCAGTGGGAAATGGGAACAGGAAAAACCAAAGTAGCCATTGAAGCACTTAACGTGCTAAAACAACGCGCATTAGTTATTTGCCCGCTTATCGCGGTGGATAACTGGGTCAGAGAAGTTGCGATGCACTCCGGTGGGACGCTCAAAACTTTGGCCATAGCTTCCACTACGAAAACAAAAAAGTACGAGCTCTTAGCACAAGCGCAGGACTGCGACGTAATCATCGTTCCGTACGACACCGCCAGACTGTACTCCGCGCCGCATGTTCCCAGGCTATTCGAGAAGGCACTAAAACAACGCGGTATATCGCCATCTCCCAAGTTTTGGAACACCGTACTCAGAGTACTGGGGATGCCCACCGTTGCCCGGCTATTCAACGAGTGGCTTAGAGGGCGAGACGAAGCCAGTATCATCGCAGAAGCCGCAACCATGCCTACCCACCCCTTCATAAGTGACATCGATTACAAGACGATTATCCTCGATGAATCCCACCGAATAAAGAACTATCACAGCAAAAGAACCGTAGCGATAACGGAGTTAGCCAAAAAGGCAGCCCGTCGGTATCTTCTCACGGGTACGTTGTCTCTCGGTGATCCCCGGGATTTGTACCCGCAGATTCGCGCTATATCTAACCATTATGAGTTTACTACGAGCTACACCAAGTTCGTGCAGACTCACTGCGTGTTTTCAGAGCGTAACACCCACGTCGTTACGAGCTACAAGTGCCTAAACGCAATCAATGAGCGCGTAGGGGCCTTATCCAGTACTTGTCGTCTCGAAGACTGCATCGATATGCCGGGCATCACCGATCAGAACGTTACGTACACCTTATCCGACGAACAGATCGAAGTGTATGACGAAATTATAAAGACGGAGGATGCGACAATTGATGTTGGAAGTATCTCGGTAACGTTAGCTAATCCTGCGATACGTTTAGCTAAACTGCTTCAGGTGTGTAGCGGCTTTATCTACTGGCAAGAGGACCGGTTTGCTGAAGTTTGCGATGAATGTCCCCATTTGATTACATGTACCGCGAACGGAGTTCGCCCAGGTACTTATGAGTGTGCCCGAAAAGAAGAACTCGGTAACATACCGATGCCTGCACGAGAAACTCTGCGGTTTCCCACTAACCCCAAACTTGATGCACTCGATGACCTGCTAGTCGATATCCTCCAGGAACCCACCGAAAAAGCAATCGTGTGGGCAAACTTTGGAGCAGAACTCGACGACATCGAGGGTCTTCTTAAACTGCGTAACTGGCCTTATGTTCGAGTTGACGGCAGTACCACGCAGCATATCAAGAAACTCGAAAAAGAGTTCATGACGAATCCTGCGTGCCGCGTTTACCTCGGTCAGGAAGCAACCGGAATTGCCATTAACCTAACATGCGCACGGCATTCCGTGTACTACAGTCGCTCCTGGTCTTTGGAACACTGGCAGCAATCCAGGGCACGTAACTACCGTATCGGCCAAAAGCAAAAGGTAGTGGTATACCGCCTATGCGGGGATAAGACCCTGGAGTACGCACAGCTCTACGCCCTGGATTCAAAAGAGAATATTTCGAAACTACTTACAGAAAAGTACACGTGTCTTACGTGCGAAGACTTCAGTAAGTGCCAGGCACATGGTATAACCCCGTGGGCAACGGGGTGTTGCCTTTCACGCGCGGTTACGCGCTTCACCACACGGGCAAGGATCATCGGAAATGCAGATTAAATTCGAGAGACACGATGTGCTGCAGCTTCTAGGGAAAGCCCTAGGGTGTGACCTTCATCACTCTGCAGCGAAATTTGACCCGGCAACAGGAGAGCTCACGCTCTGCGACCTGAGTTTGCAGGATCTCGTCACAATTGGTGGTACAAGCAGTGCACCATCAATTGCGGCTACAGCCCCCGTTACTCCCCCTGCGGTAAAGTCCAAAACATCCCCAGTCTTATCGAAGCCAGACCCCGAAGACTTCGTTGTTTTACGCCCCTCAAGCGACAACGAATCCTATGACCCGCCGCCTTATGACCCAATCGAAGGTAGCACCGCAATTCCGCAGCCACCTGTCCGTTAAGACACCCAATCACTACAAAGGAGAACACTGTGGCCATTGAAGCCGAAGATCGGGTATTCCCTGAGGGGTTCTTAGACCCCACGCTCCCTCGCGGATACCTTTCCCCGTCGCAATTCAACATGTTTAGGCGCTGCCCAAAGCAGTGGTACTTTCGGTACGTTCTAGGACTTGTTGCCCCACCCAGCATCTCGATGTTGAAGGGGACACTCATCCACAAAGGCGTAGAGATCACCCACAAACGAACTATTGCTACGGGGAGCCCCGCGCCCATCGATGAAGTCGTACAGTACCTGGCTGACGATTTCGAAAAACGCTCGGAAGGTATTGAAAACTGGGAGGAAACGACTTCCGGAGCAGTCAAGGACGACTCAATACGCGGTATGCGGGTCTACTACCGGGACGCGGTACCCTACATCACTCCAGTCAAGTCTGAGCACCCCTTTGCCATCAAAGTAGGGGAGGTCCCCGTGTACGGCGTCATCGACCTCGTCGACCGGATCATCGACACCGAGATGTCGCTAGAAAATGACCCGGAAAATCCGAACCGCGTCGAAGTCGTATCCGACCTTAAGACCACATCGACAACTTGGACGGAGCAAAAGCTCCGACAAGACCCTCAAATGACCTTTTATGCGTTAGCAGAGGGTACCCACCGCGTAAGAGTCGACTTACTCCTTGACCAAAAGAAAGGGGTATCTTACAAACCAATGAGAACAGTGCGCGACGCCATTGATAAGCGCCTGTTAATCGAGGATGTAGGAGAAGTGGTGGACCAAATCAAGGCCGGCTACTTCCCCCGGTGCGACCCGACGTCTTATACCTGTACCCTCAAATTCTGCGGGTACTACAACCGGTGCCGAGGTAGAGCATGATCGATTTTCTAGCCCTGAAGCCCCAGGAGATGTGGAAGATGGTTGACCTAAACCATCAAGGGGCTCTCGAGAAACTCACGCACTTGTGGGAAAAAGTGGGAAAGGGTCCCATCACGAACACCGAAGCGCACGAATGCCTCGATGCCTTGTACATCCACTCCATGTGGCGCATCAAGGAGCATAAAGGCACTCTCGCGAGTCTGTACCCCACCACCAAGTACAGCCGTAACCGCTTCGAGAAAAAAACGGCGCTATGGTGGGTCGACCACTACACCGCTGGCATTAACGTCTGGGGAACGCTGAATTGGTTCAGCTCGATGCAGGTGCACGGAGCAGCCTCTACCCACTTTATCGTGGATTATCACGGTTTTCCGTTCTACATCATCCCGATTATGCACGGGGCATGGCATTGCCCGGCGCGTAACTCCGACAGCGTTTCGGTTGAGATGGTTAACGCAGGCCGAATCGAGCAAAATGCTGCGGGGAAATGGTGCTATTGGCCCAAGAAATACACCCAGGAAATTCCCGTAGGACTCGTGCAAGAACTTCCGCCGGTACCGCTAGATAAGCCATGGAGGGGGGCACATTATATGCAACCTTTCACACCAGACCAGCTCATCAACAACATTAAGCTCAAGCGCCTCGTAATCGCGGCAGATCCGACGCGCTTTAGCCCTCTCCGTATGTCGCAGCATTCCGACTGGCAGATCGGTAAATCCGACATGGGTCCGCTATGGCCTTTCGCAGATGTCAATAGCGCGGCGTTTGATGCCATCGATATCAGCGAGAATTCGTTTCTACGGGATATCGAGGACGCACACCTCGATAAAAAGTGGGCAGGAAGCATCCCAGAGATTGAAGAACAGCATTCACCAGAGTATGGTACTGATGCGATTAAGGATGCCGACGTTGCTGCCGCTGCACTGATGTCGATACCGGACATCCAAGACGCGCTCCTTAAACTCGGGTATGCCCTTACCGTAGACGGCGTGTATGGGCCAAGAACGCACCAAGCCGTGGTGACTTTCCAAAACCATTGGAACATTCAGCACGACCGTGAAGAAGAGAAGTTGCTAAAGGTTGATGGTATTGCAGGTCCGCAGACTCAAGCCGCCATCAGAGAAACACGGAAAAACTAGGAGGAACAATGAAAGTCAAGGTAGAGACCATTTGCGGCCGGTGTGGGAAGAAGGAAGAGACTCAGCGCGAGCTCGACGAAGTCCAAGGCATGGTTGCCGCGGAGAACGAGCGCCGGGTGGCCCTGGCCAAGTTCAAGGAAGCCATCGCAAGCTACCCGAACGTGCAGGATCTGCCCGAGGTGATTGTCATGATTAAGGGGCGCGGTACCGACGCCTATGTCATCAACACCCTCGACAACCTCTGCTCCAACGAGGGCGAAGAGAAGAAGCGCCGGGGTTGCCGCGCTCGCGTTGCGGATCTCATCGCGGACGCCTTCAACACCGGTGACAAGCCTGTGAAGCCCAAGAAAGAGAAGAAGGAGAAAGAGCTCCCTCCCGATGAGAAGCTGTCACAGGAACTCGAGGATATCGCAGGTGACGGTGAAGATGAGACGGAAGAAGAGACTGAGACGACCGAAGCGGCCGGGGACGCCTGATGGAAAAGTACGGCGTGGACGAAGCGAAACCCGAATTCGAAAAACTCGCGACAGATAAGTGCCCGCTCTGCGGCGCACCTTTGGAGGTGCTGGATGAAGTCGGCGTCTACAAGTGCCCAGTGCATGGTACGAGCCCGTTCGAACAAGGGAAAAGCGGAAGATAAGCTCCAGGCGATACGTGCGCTGTACATGGTAACGTACAACGATTCACGGAGCATCATTCCGCAAGCAGTGGAGCTTTTTCACGCCGTCGGTGCGATCTTGGAAGGCAAACCGGTGGAGTGCCTAGAGCTTCATCAAATCAACAAGTCCGCGGTCTTATACGAGCTGCAACACGCAACCACTGAGACCTGAAGAAAGGAATTGAGATGGAAAATCTCACGCTACCCCTGTCTGAAATTAACCTCCGTGAGCACTGGAACCGGGAGAAGATCGGTGACATCTCCGGCTTGGTACAGAGTATCAAGAACGAGGGACAGCTGGTCCCCATCAACATCAGCCAGGACTCCGAGACCGGCAAGTACTACCTCGTTGACGGTCGCCGCCGGTACACGGCCCTAAAGGAAGCGGGGATGGAAACCGCTCTCGTCGTCATCACCGAAATCGCCGACGAAGCGGACTACCGGGAAAAGGCCCTCGTGGTCAACCTGGCGCGCAAGGACAATGCGCCCATGGAAATCGCGAAGGAGTACTTCTTCCTGAAGACGGAAGCCAAGCGGTCGGTCAAGGACCTCGCAGCCAAGTTCGGTGTCTCGATCGCGAGCATCAACCAGTACCTCGCGCTCATGGCTCTCCCGGAAGAGATCCAGAAGTACGTGGCTCAGGACAAGATCAACTTCTCCCAGGCGCGCAACCTGTGCCGGCTCGACGCTGAGAACCCGAAGCACGTCCGTGCCATGAACCGCCTGGTCGACGCTATCGTAAAGGACGGCGCGAATCCGTACTGGGTTGAGGAAGCGACCACCCGTTTCCTCGACAAGATGAAGAGCGTCGAAGGTGGTTCCAAAGACAAGGAGAAGGGCGACAACAAGAAGAAGTCCCCGCGCGCTCCGAAGTTCGTGGACTATACCGACGCCGCGGTCAAGAAGCTGATGAAGCCCGAGACCGCCAAAGAGTCGTATGTCCAGGCGCTGGTGTACGGCGAGACCTACCGCGCCAAGGCCCAGAGCCCCAAGCGCAAGGCGTACTTCGAGGGTTGGATTGCCGCGTGCAAACACAACTGCAAGCTCGAGGTAGTCGACCTCCCCGACCTCAGCAAATAAGCCTACCTGCAGATATCCTCAGACCCCCGAAGTGATCTCCTCTGAAGCTCTTTCTTGAGCTCCTTGAGGACTTTCATCTTCACCTGCCGGACTCTCTCTGGAGTAACCCCGGAGATTTCTGCAATCTCTGGAAGTGTCTTACTTCCATTTTTGCGGTCATCTCTTGCAACGTCGTAGTACTGGATTAAGATGAATTGGTCACGGACACGCACTGCTAGCGAGGTTATTGCTTCTCGAAGGGCGTCGGCCATCGTAGAGTCGATGTACTGAAACTCTGCATCATCCTCGTCGATTAGCGTAACGTTATCAATCGGTACCAGCGTTGTTAAACACTCATCCTCGAGTGTTTCCGTCTGAAAGTATTCAGGGGATAGTCCAGGGGAACACTTGCACGCGACTAACGGATCATGGGCTTGCATCCCGCAAGCCACGCACGTGTAAGCGCCTAACTTCTGCTTCTTTCTTTGTGTCTTTTGTTTATGGGAAGGAATTCGGACAAGACCACCGTTATAGAGTTCTTCTCTGATTTCCTTCTGTATCCACCAGGCAGCGTACGTTAGAAATTTGGTACCACGCTCAATCTCGAATTTGTCGAGAGCTACGATCAGACCTACGTTACCTGCTGACACTAAACGCTGTATATGCGAGGGATGGCGCGAGTACTTCTTCGCCATCTTTACAACGAAACGCAAATTTGTAACTAGGATTTGTTCTCGTGCAACGGTGTCACGGGATGACCCGCAATCCGGGCAGTACGACGGAGGTATGATCAAGTCAAAACGCTTGCCACATGTGGTACAAGTAGCTGCTTTACCATCACCGCGTTGTGGCGATATCTCTCCGCAGTGCGGACAATTCGGTCGACGGATTAGGTGCGGTAAACGTTGATGGCACAGCGGGCATGTCTTATAGCGTAACAAGAGCTCACGCTCTTGGAGGGTTGTGAGCACGGTATGTTTGCCCACGTCGTCATAATAGGTTTTAAAGGTACGGTCAGAGAAGAAATCATCCGACATGTCACCCTCCTGTACGTTAATGTAGTTCTACCTTAACATCCTAGACAGGGCAAGCGGATGATGCTAGTACTAGGGCCTCAAACAAACCAACAGTGACAAAGGAACACGGAGAACACATGACTGAGACAAAAATGGATGCGCTCGCCACGGTGGATACCGGTAACGCTCTCGCACGCTTTGAAGGTAACGACCTTTTTCTGCGTGAGTACGGCCAACGGCTCCTGCGTGTCGAGCAAGACATCAAAACCCGGGAAGAGATCGAAGATGCGATCTTCAGCTTCCCCGAAGAGTACCAAGAGAATCTGCTGAAGATCCTCGCGCAGCTCAACCCCAACAAGAGGGGTGTCCTGACCGACAGCACCAACCCCGTATACACCGAGCTCAAGCTGTACCACGGCGTAGGCGCGAACCCGAACCGTCCCGAAGACATGGCTCCCGGCAATTTCTTCCTTACCAGCAATGAATTCGTAGGGAAATTTTTCGAAGGCACTCCGCTCGTCGTTTGGGAGAGCCGCACACTCACCACCGACAACAACAGTGAGAACGGCTTCCAGGTCCTCTGCCGTTCTAACGATCGCAAGTACGGGAACGCACACGGCAAATGCGCCGATTGTTACTACCGCCCCTGGCGCGACAAGAGCATGCCTGTCAACCAGTCATGCCGCGACGAAGTCAACGCGTTCATGCTTCGCCGCAACCTCAACGACATCGTTCTCGTTCGCTTCCAGAAGACCAGTAACTCCGCTGGCCGGCAGCTAATCAACTTCGCTCAGCGCACAAGCGTGCCCTGGATGAGGTGGTACAAGATTGGCACCGAAGAGCGCAAAAGCGCGACCGACAAGTCCATGCGCTGGTTTGTCATGACCGTGGCTCCGATCAACGAGGAGCGCGTACCCGTTGCCATCTATCCCTTCTGCGACGCGATGTCTGCGGCTGCAGAGCGGGACTACGTCCTGGCGACCACAGCGACCGTTTACCGCGAAGCTCAGGGCGCGGTCGATGACGCTGCAATCGTAAAGGAAGGCGGCGGCATGAACATCGTTCCACCTGCGGACCCTGACGCCGTTGGTGAAGGGTCGGAAGACCTGGCGAGCGAAACCGGTAAGATGTAGTCGGCGTTTGTTCCTGAGACTGGAAACTGCTGCAGTGACTTGTTCCCCCCACGGTCACTGTAGCAGTTTTCCAGTCTCTTTTTTTCGTAGGAGAATTCCCCATGTCGTTGAATCGGGTTACACCTTCTGCATTCGTATCTGCGCATGCTCCTTGGTCTACGTCTAAAGCGGACACAGCTGCGCAATGTCCTAAAAAGTTTCATTTTTCCTATGTGTTAAAACGCAAAGTGGAATCGTATAACGCTGACGCACTGGTTGGTAAAGCCGTTCACAGTATCATTGAAGTTGCGCTCAACGGTATGTCGGTAGAGATCGCAACAAGAAATTCCATGGAGCTGCACAAATTGTGCACTCCTGAACGGACCCGCGTGTTGGACATGGTGCCATCAGTGGAGAGTTTTCTGCGTCGCTTTAGCGCGTACTGCACAAAACACGGTGTACGCGGTAACTTGCTAGTAGAGAAAAAACTCGCCGCTAGCTATGATGACAAGGCCCTCAAGTTTTTTGATAACAGCGGCATGCTTCGCGGAGTTCTCGACGTAGGGTTGTGTATAGCACACTCTCCTTTTTTCGTGGTAATTGACCACAAGACCGGTTCTAGGAGAAGCCTGGAGTATTACGCACATCAGTTCGAAGCGTATTACTACCTCATCAAAGTGAATTATCCCGAAGTCACACACGTGATACCGGGTATCCACTGGGTGCAGGAAGGCGCGATTGAATTGGCCGAAAAGAGAGTGGCTGTTGACGATCTCGATAAACTCTACAACAACGTGATGACGCGCCTGAATCAAGCTACGGTCAACACGGCAGATTTCGACAAAACAAAAACCGGACCACTGTGTAACTGGTGTGACAACCGCGCAGAGTGTCCGGCATACGTTCTGGGTAACCATGACAGACATCAAGAAAACAGCGGGTCTGACGGGAGCACAGCTTAGCAAAATTTGGGAAGCGATTGGACACCAAGGTTGGGAGCAGCTTGTAAAAGCACACCAACCTGCTGGTCGCTTTATAACCAGATCGGAGGGGACGCTCCTAGGGCTATGTGTCCACCCGGACCACCCAGACACTAACCCCTCTTTTAACATCTATACTCACAAGCATTATGCCAAATGCTTTGGGTGTAAAAAGCACACCTCTAACCCAATTGAGCTCTATGCGATAATCACGAATCAGTCTCGCGACGCTGCTTATAAGGCGATAATAGAAGACTATAACATTAAAGGTCTTCCTAAGAAGACTACCGCCGAGTTCGAAGCAATGCGTCTAAACACCCTCGCTAAAACGGCGGTGTGTAGGGTAACGCATGACTACATGTGCCGAGCAGCTAGCGACCCAACTAACGCAAAGTACGCGGGAGCTAAAGAATCCCTCGAATGGTTGCTCCAAACACGCCGTATTCACATTGACACACTCCCCTCTCTCCCTGTTGGTATTCTCCCTCCTCTTGCCGAAATCTCCGTCGCGTTGGAGGCCGAGCACACTCAGTTAACAAAAGCGTGGATGAACAACCCCACCACGCTACAAAAACCTGACAACATTGCCGAAGCCGCTGTCACCTACATAGAACCCGCATACCGTAGCGGCGCGAAGTATGCCGGCGCACTCGTATTTCCTCTGCACATATCCCCCACAGAAATTGGACGCGTAAAGATTCGCGTCCCGCAGTCAGGTCATAACTGGCTGATGGTAGACGACGACTACGTAGAGCACCACGGCATATTCGGATTAGGCTGGGAGCTCTATGGACCCCTTCTGCATAATCCCCAGGGGGACGTGTCACGCGCATACCTTGTAGAAGGTGAGATGGACGCTCTCACTACCATGTCGCAGTATGTGCTGCGTGGCGCGTGCGAGTACCCCATCATCAGCGTAGGAGGAGGCGGTGGCGGCAGTCAGCTAGAGGACATTCTAAAGTCTTCGGGAATCTCTGAAGCATTCCTTATCGGTGATTCCCCAAACGAGGCTGGAGACAAGATTGTTCGCGTCTGGCTCAGTGACATCAAAGAACTGAACACGTACATATTCGACGGATGGAAAGACCTACATCCCGCCAAGGACTTTGACGAGGTAGTTAACACACCCAGTCTCGGATACGACGTACTCATGAAGACCCTGGGCAATCCCGCCAATACGGCGATGCCCTGGCGCTGGGTGTTCGACCGCGCCGTTATCGAGATGGACCAGGTGGACGCACAGGACCACCGAAAGCTATCTGAGATCGCTAAAGCACAGGGCGCCTGCTTACAAAACCGGCAAGACCACGAATACTACGCAGAAGAACTATCCAATAAGTACACAGGACGGATTAACGCAGAAGTTCTAATACGCGACCTGGCGTCACAAGTAGACGACGAACACGGCTATATCCTACGCTGTGAAGAATCCATCAGGAGCATCCTTCAAATCGTCGGCATTCGCAATATCGAAGGAGGCTCTGCAAAGCTCCTTGTCACCTACAACGTTCAACGCCGGGAGTACCACACAATCTGTTTGGATGACGCTTCGAGCGTCGCGCAACAGCTTGCGCAGGTGGAAGGTACGTTACACGCGTTCGCTTTAAAACACTTGGGTATCCCCTCCTTTATAACAGCCGAAAAGGGCGGGGATAAGCTAGCCAACATCGACCGCAAGCTACGCTTCTACTTCCGTGAAGCCGTTACCAACATGGCTCGGGGTATCCCAACCCTTAACGTGGATAACCTGCCACGTCAGGGATACCACTGGTTCGGTGAAGGAAAAGAGTACATCGTTTGCGGCCCAGATGTTTTAAAGATTATCCGTACAAATTCTGGAACAGATTACGAGTTACTGTCGGTACCACGAGACGAAGATATCATCTTCGACGTTGGGTACAGTGGAACCGTCCCAGAAGGTTGGTTTGGTCCGAAGAAGCGCTTAACAGTCGAAGACCTCAACTTTGGTAAGACCGTCGATGTACAGCAACTGCAAAAAGACTTATTCCGTTTTTACGATGTGGGATTCGTCCTTAAGAATCACGCCGAAACAATCCCACTCCTGCCCCTTATGATCATGTCGTTTCCGATTTCCGACGCGTTTGAACGTACCCTCTTGGCGTTCTTCACTGGTGAATCTAACTCAGGAAAATCTTCGCTTCTCTCCACTTTCTACGCGTTCTACCGTGAGCTACTACTGCTGTGGAGTTCCCACGGTTCAGATAACGCGACGGAAGCGAGCATGGCCGATGAGTGTAACTACGACACGCGCGCCATGATTTTCGATGAATTCGAAACAGGTGAAGATAGCGCCCGCGGTAAGCGCGCCCAGAACATCATGGAATCCGTCCGCGGAACCGTGAGCGGTGCGACAGAGCGCAAACGCATGGGTATGTCCGGACGCTCAGTGTCCAAGCGCTTGAAAATGAACGTCATCTTCGCGGCCATTAACACCACTGAAAAACCGCAGGACTATAACCGCCTCCTCGTAATCGAAACACTCAAGCAAATAGGAAGAGAGTCCTCCTTCATCTGTCTCAAGCGCGCCGGTTTTACTCCAGAAAAAATCTATGACATGGCGTACCGCCTCAATACTGCGATGTACGCACACGCCCACGAAATCCACGCGCTGTACGATACCGTCAGACTCGAGCTCTCGACTTACGCAGCGACCATCCCGCTTAAGTCACGACTCGAGCCCAGGTACATCTCCTCTTTCGTGGGGATGTTTGCGGTTGCAGAATTTCTTGGAATGGATTGGAAAAAGATTTTTCTGGATTTCGTAACGGCCAACCAGGATATGATCGAACGCGGTGCGCGCATATCCGAGTCGAGCATGTACCTTAACGCAATGCTCACGAATCCAGTCTGCGAAGACCGTTCAAACCAGCGCAAGTACTCTGTAGCGATGCTGCTAGCTAACCCTGGACAACGCCTAACCATCAACTCCTATCCTAACGGAATCTACTACGACGACGTAACAGAGATCATGGTGGTTCACCTTGAACCCGCGATTAGTACACTCATCCCTCAGCATTACCGAGCTGCCCGTCATCTAAACAGCCCTGTGCTTAAATCCATCTTAGACCGTCACCATGACGCGATACCACCCGATGACTTGGTAAAACTGGGGATACTAGACCGAATGAAAAATTACCTTGGAACAGGCATTGATCCACAGGACGTCTGCGGAATACGCGCACGAGACTGGATAACGTCATCTGACGTTCCTGCGGCACGCCCCTCAACTCCAATGGATGAGCGCGAACTCACTGACGCTGAACGTGACCTGGAGGCGACAAGCGACGATGATTAAAAACCAACGTACGGAAACGATCATTGGCAGAGACTGCGACCTCTGTAACAAATCCGGGGCGTGGCCCGACGAGACCTGCACCAGTTGCCCGAGCTACAAAGAAGACCATTACGCTGAAGGCATTGGTCCTCTACGGAACTGCGACTACTTCTGTGTCGCTGAGTCTCCCACCCTGAGCCCGGTCTCTCGCACTATCAACGGCCACTCCTGCTGGGACACGGACGCTGAGCGGGTTATCTACCACACCTTCAAAACGATACAGGAAAAGAATGGAGGCATGCGCACCTTCGCCGGGGACTTTACGTATGCTGTCCGGTGCACAATCGATAAACCCTCTGCTAAGCACCTCAAAGCCTGCCAGCACTTTCTTCGCGCCCGTATCCTCGAACGTGCGGTGAAAGACCGTCCCATCATGGTATTCGCCATGGGCATTACAGTGCTCAAAGCCCTCGGTATTTCCGCAAAGAAATATGGCGACTACCAGGGAAACTACACCGAAATCGAGCTCAGCGGTCGCAAGGTCGTAGTTTACGGGGGACTTTCCAAGCGGCAAATCGACGCCAAAGCGGGATTCTCTGAAGTTGCCGCGCAGCAAGTCGAACTATTTCTAAAAGCAGTACAGAATAACGTTGAAGGCAAAACCCTCCAGTGCACAAAAACTACCGCTGAAATCACGCGCAACTACATCTTTCCGAAAACACTCCAAGAAGTGTCGGATACTATCGACCATATCATCGGTTTCCATATTCCGCAGAATACTTCACCCGAAAAACATTCCATCTCTATCGATACAGAAACCAATACCAAGTATCCACACCGCGAAAAGCTCAAGCTCCTTACGGTCATCGTCTCGTGGGGCTACGGAAAAGCTACCTCCATTCCAGTGGAGCATCCTGAAAGTACCTGGTCTCTCGAAGATGTCCGTCCGATGTTGAACAAACTCTTTATGTGCCCAAAACCCAAGATCTTCCAGAACGCTAAGTTCGATCTTAAGGTACTTTGGCGTAAAGGATTTGAGGTCAACAACATCTACTGGGATACCATGCTCGGGGAGCACCTTCTAGCGGAAGATAAGAAGGGGTTTTACGGCTTAAAAGAAATCGTAAAGCTGGATGTGCCTGAGTTCGCCAACTACGAAGACGAGCTACACCGTATCCTCAATAAAGATAAGAAAACAAAAGAAATCAAAGCTGCAGAGGCTGAAGACAGTGGTGCGCCTAAGATCAAGGGCATCGCAAAACTCTTGATCGAGGACGACGGTTTTATCAACATCGGGCTGGACCTTCTCAACTCTTACGGCGCGATTGACGGCGAAGCAACGTGGCGTATCCGACCTATGCAAATGAAACGCATGCGTCGCGAGGACGTCAAACTCTACGAAGCACGCATCGAAGCCCGCAAAAGCCCTCAACCGCTGGTCAAAGCCGGCGCCATCCCGCACTGCGATACCCAGACGCCGCTTGAAAACATCATGAAGACGCGCACCATCCCAACCATGCGTGTCCTGGCGCGGATGGAACTGCACGGCATGCCCGTTGATAGGGAGTATGCGCTCGAGCTCGCAACCAAGATGGACTCCTCCTTAATCCTGTCCCACATTGAGCTCAATTCAATGCTGATTTCAGGGACTAAGGACGCCTTGAACCCTGAGAGTTCCCAGCAGATTGCCGCCATTCTATACAGCCGCGGGTACGTGCACCCCGAAACAAAAGAGTGCGTCTGTTACAATGGTCGCGTCGAACCGCCGCGTACGGATACCGGACAAATATCCACGAACGCCTCGTTCTTAAGACGGTTGGTCACTGAGCATAACTGTGCGTTCTGTGCTGCGCTCCTTCGGCACCGTGCCATCAAGAAGGCGCGCAACACGTTCGTAGAAAACATCCTCGTACTGAGTGCGGAAGATGGCCGCATGCATAGTAACTTCCACCAACACGGCACCTCAAGTGGGCGGTTATGTGTCTCAGAGAACACGCAGCTAGACACAGATAACGGTACCTTCAAAATCTCAAACTTAGACTTATCTAAGGTACCAAAAGTATCAATACGCACACATACTGGAGAATGGCGCGCTATCGAAGCAGTTTACTACAAAGGAAAGGAGGAAATGTACCGTGTCGAACTCGAAAACGGTAACAGCATCGAGGTCACAGAAAATCACAGATTCTACACAGACAAAGGATTCCAGCACCTCAAGAATCTCACATATGGGTCCGAAGTTATTACGTATACCGCAGATACCGTTAATCGCACAGTACGGGGGAACCGTTATAGAAGAGGCGACGTTTGTGCGCCTTTACTTAGAAGAAAGGTTATCCGGTCAAGCGTTTTTGGATTTGGGAGTGTCGTACAAAATACTCAGCAATTCTGTTCGGGCATACAAAGAAAAGTATGCCACACAGATACGCGAGAGAAAGTACCTCAATTACTCAGCTGCGTTAAAGGGAAATACTCACGGTATAAAAGCCCAACCCGGGGTCGTTATCCCGCGCGAGAGACTACAGGAATGTGTAGACAGAGGGTACACCTACTCCATGACTGCCAAAGTACTAAATGTCAGTGCGTGGTTCGTGCGTCAGAATATGCGGGCATACGGTATGACGCCCGAAAAAAAGCTGACCTACAAAATACTCGCTACAGATATGGAACAGCTGCGCGATTTAGAGCAGTACGCTCCCGGGTTAATGAAAACGGTAACGCAGTTCTACCAGGACCCGCACGCTTATTACAAAAAGCTGTACGAAGCATTTTCCCATGTCATAGAGCTGACTTGGTTTATAAAAGAACAGGCCCGGAATTACAATCAGTACAAAGGACGTGGGCAAGTCCCTGCAGACAATATATGTTGGAGCTTAAACAGGCACGAGATGCTGCTATCTATGGCGTTAACGGACTCAAAAATACCACATACACGCCAGGTAGCCTTCTACAAAAACTACCTCGCAGACTTTGGGTTTCCAGGTCACAAACTTCTAGTAGAAATAGACGGGAGCTTCCACGCACAAGCCGATACCACGAAAAGAGATATATCCAAGCAGAAAGAAGCGGTACGCTTGGGGTACAAAACACTTCGTTTCACAACGAAGGAGGTAGAGGAAAAGCTCCCACACGTTATAACACAAATATGTTTGGCGTTAGCCGAATAATAAAAGTTACGCCTATAGGAGTTATGGGCGTATGGGATATCCAAGTAGCAGTTGACCACTCCTACGTCGCGCATGGCTTTGTTAACCACAACTCTTCGTCGCAAGAGAACATGCAGAATATCCCCAAGAAAATCGGTGGACACAACATCAAGAGGATGTTCGTACCGACTGACTCGGAGACATTCGCTATTGTGAACACCGACGCAAAAGCCGCGGAAGTGCGCATCTACGCTGCCTACAGCCACGATAAGAACCTTATCGACGCCTTGAACAAAGGCATGGACCCGCACAGTTTCTTCGCTTCCATCGTGTATAACCCCGCAAACGTTCTGAGCGGCGTGTCTCCCGGGGATAAGCACAAAGTTCTCAGCACTGTGGGAATCGATGAGAACCACGCCTGGAACTACAACGACTTCTGCGTGCGTGACTCAAGCGAGGAAAGCAATGACCGCGCTTATGGCATCATGCTAGACAAGCTGCGCACCATCGTTAAGCGCGTTGTGTTCGGAATCCTTTACGGTGCCGCGAAGAAAAAGATCGCGTCTATAGTAGGTATCCCGGACGAGCAAGCACAGATCGTTATCGACACGCTGTTTAAGATGTTCCCGTCCATCCCCAACTACATCGCCATAACGCAGCAGCAGCTTAGGTCCTTCGGGATGGTAGAAACGTTTATCGGTCGACGCAGACGCTTTGACCTGAAGAAGCTCACCTCTTGGCAACGCAGCCGTGCCGAGCGCCAGAGCATCAACTTCAAGATCCAGAGCACGAGCTCCGACATCGTCATGGATGTCATGGCGTCTGTAGACGACGCCATCCGGGGTGACTTTGGTGGACAGTTGATGAATACGGTGCACGACTCCCTCGTGATGCAAATACCCAAAAAGTACCTGCACCAGATTCCAGACTTCATCCAAAAACACGGTGTTGATGCTGTCGCCAAGAAGTACCCCTGGTTACCCGTTCCATTCCAGTGGGACGTAGAGATGGGACCGTCCTACGGTGAGCTCATATCAGCCCGGAAGTACTTAGACACCATGGACACGTTGCAGGTGATCGAAGTCGAAGAAGACTTTATGGAGTGTGACATCCGTAACGAGCTAGAAGAAGCCATCCTTGAAGAGGCCCTCTCCAAAGCGATCTAGTTACTGGTAAAACTTCACGTCGTTCAAAACCATCTTCATTGCCAGCCAGCCAAAGAGTCCTGCGTGGAGACAGTCGTCAGATTTAGACGGCGAGTGTCTCCACACCTTCTTCCCCATGGTCGTGATGTCCTCGTACACGTTTAGGATGTCATCTATCGCTTCCTTCATCTCGTGCAGAGGACCAAACTCGAGCTTCTTCTGCTTAATGTCCATGAAGTAGTTATCGATAACTGTTGTACGATCCGCAATGTACCTGTCGTAATCGTTCCAAACAAACGCCTTAGTAGCAGACGCGTACTGTACCTGCTGTACACGGTGATACCCAAGCTTTTTCCGTAGGAGGTCATTGGCGGTATGCCCCTCACCAGCATCACCGATCACGATTTCTACGCGGTAACACGCAAAGATGTTGGCGATTTCGTCGATGATGTTTACGGGGTTAATGCCTGGGTACACCTTGTACAGCAGCGTCAGCATACGTCTGTCTGATTGCCTAAATCCCCAAATCCATATCACTGTTCGTGACACGCCTGTGGTTCCTCCGCCTGACCAGTCAACCCCACCAACTACGTGATTCAAGCCAACGAACGTGTCCTGTTTTGGATACAGCTGCAACGGCTGACCGGTACAGAGCTCCTCGAGCTCCTCTTTGGAAATCATCCGTGTACCGACGGCGTCTGAAATCCCCAATACCTCGTTGTTAAACGTCGCAGTAGGCAGAGTCTCGTGTTTGAGCAGAATGCGCTGCCACTGCTGCAGCGCAAACGCTTCCATCTCCGTTCCCGCACCAATGGCTTTCATAGCCAGTGGATTGTTCTCGGGCATCATCAACTGGCTGATGTGGAAACCCTTCAACCGCTGGGACTCAGGAATGTTCGAATTTGGAAACGCGTAGGTATCAATCCATTTACCCTTAAATGGGTTTAAGTAGGATTTGCACTTAAGACAGATGATACCCGTAGCACCTATGGCTTTATCCGAATCGATGTACTGATGCGATCCACAGGAATCACACTTAATAACCCACTCGGTTTGGCTGCTCGATTCCCACAGATATTGGACAGTATTGTCCATAGTCTTCGGCGTACCTGCGTACGTCTCAAAACCGTAGTGCGAGTGTGACAGGGTTTCGTTACCCACCGTAATAACTGGGTCATACAAAAGATCCTGGACCTCGTCGTACATATTGCGGTCAGACGACGGGCCACGTAAGCGATCGGCGTCATCCAGCGCATACGTGAAGAGCATTTCCGCGCCGTTCGAGAATTGCTTATGGAATACGCGATCAGCTAGTTCCGGGTTAAGAAAACGGGAATTGATAATGGGCGAATACCGCATTACCTTTAAGACGCGTGTGTTAGAAAATCGAGTGGTTTGCTCTTTAGTTGGACTAACGAATACCGTAGAAAAGTGTGGTATAAGAGCGCACTCAATGATGGCGAAGTTCGCTAAGGTGGTGGACTTAGCGACCTGTCGACTTGTTTTGAATAAAGTTCTACGATAACGTCCATCGTAGAATGCCCGGTGCATTGGCCAGTATTCTAATGAAAACGGACGACCATTGAGGCGTAACCACGCTTCAGCAACCTCACTAAGTGTTGCGCTAGTTTTAGCAACCATGCGTACAGTATAACCAATCAACAAAGGAAAGACAAATGGCTAAGAAGCAAGAAGAGACCAAAACCACCCCTGATTACGCTGAGTTACTCGACATACCCCGCATGGGTCTTAGGGAGTTCGGCTCACAATTCGAGATGACAATGCTCGAGCGCGAACTCCGCGGCTGCTGGTGTGTTATTGGACCAGCAGGAGTTGGTAAGACGCAGGTCATCAACCAACTCGCCCGCAAACACGGATACCGCGTATGCGTGATCCGTACTGCGCAATATGGACTTATGGGAGCCGGAATCCCATCCGTACGGGATTCTGATGAAGGCTTCTTCAAGGTGAAGCTTCCTGAGATGTTCCCGCGCAAAGGCGAAAAAGCGATTGTCCTGTTCGACGAAATCAATCAGGGTCTGCAGCACGCCATTGCCATGTTCTTCAGCCTCATTGAGGACCGGAACATGTACGACTACCAGCTTCCCGATGACGCAATCGTCGTGGCGCTTATGAATCCGGCCGGCGCCAACTACAACGTCCAACAGATCGAAAACAATGCAGCGCTTAACAGGCGCTTGCGTAAAGTATTTCTAGTACCATCGTACGCTGACTGGCTGAACCACGCAAAAACAAACGATTTCCATTACGCAGACCGTGTCTGTAAAGCGATTGGCGAAGATGGCAAACCGTGTCATCCCGCCATCCTGGGACCCATCAAAGCAGCGCCGAAGCTGCTGTACGATGAAGAGGCACTGAAGAACAACAAGCAGTTCATGTGTCCCGCCACGGTTGAGACGCTGAGCCTCAGTGCGTACGTCCTCGAAAAGAGCGGCAAGAGTCTGTACGGCGAAACCGCCATTAACAGATTCGCTGCGTCCGTGGGCGTGCATGCTGCAGAACAAATCTGCGCGTACATCAAGGACCACAACACCTTGATTAACGCGGGCGATGTGCTCGAGAGCTACGGAACCGTCAAGTCCAAAATCAAGAAGCTCATTACAGACGGGCGCATGGAGGTCCTTACCGACCTGTGCCATAACGTTCTCAAAACGCTGTTCGCAGTCAAGCCCAGCATCGACAAAACAGTCGGGAACTTTGTACAGTTCTTGATTGACCTTCCCAATGAACAGGGCGCCATGATGCTGCAACAACAACGGGCTATCGCTGCCGAGTCAGACGCCAAGGAATACCTCAAGGACTTCATGCGTGGCATGCAGAACCAAGAGGGATTCATTGAGTGGCATCAGCGCGTGGACTCTGCGTACAAGTCAGTGGAAGAGAAGATCAGAACGAAGTGACCTTGGTATGACTGCCTAGTTTGGCCAGGTCTGCAGCAACGGCGTCGGCACGCTCGCTGACGTACAAATAACAGAAGGAAAGGCGGGAAAGCTGGATACCAAGAGCGTCCTCGGAGAACTCAGTTCTTTCGAGGGCGCTCTTGTCCAGCTTAGCCCATGCGTACTTGAGCTCTTTTTTTAGCTCTGCGAACTCAGAACCTTTGGCGAAAAGCGCGTCGAGGTTATCCTCGCAAAACTCCACCAAAGGGGGTGGGGGGAGGGCATAGCCGGCGCGGGATAAGCACACCGCGACATACTGCTGAACGTCTTCATCAAACTCCGGAATCTGCGGAGTCTCCTGGTCTAACCCCCGAAGAATACCAGCTTCATAAACCGCCCAACACATATGCGCCACACTGCACTCAAGTAACGATTCCGAATCGTAGTACTCCTCGCATAACGCGTGGACTGTGCGCTGAAACACCAAGTTATCCCAGTAGAACGCGGGGTTCGTAGTGAGCGTGATGGCCGCTTGAAGTTTATTACGCTCGAGCTCCGTAAGGTCAATCTTATCCTTTTCCAGGGTAAGCCAGAGAGTCTCCGGTTCCCACTGCAAAAGGTCCTCTCCGTAGAGCGCCTTCGCAGCGAGGTACAGTCCCACAGCCGTTGCCTGATGCGGGTTCTGTAACATCTCGCGTGCTGAGAGCACGGCGGCAGCCGTCTTAAGCATGCCGGCATGCAGCCGCGGAACGTACTGCATAAACTCCTGGAGCTGCTCGTGGATCATGAACGGTAGGCGGATAGCTGCGTGACCAGCACAGACTTGAGGTCTGCCGGAAGAGTGGGGATGATCTGCGCCAAGAGCTCCGGGTCGACCTGCCCACTGGGAGCGATCTCCTGGGCCATGTCCGGCCCAATCACATCCTGCCAGAACGTGATGGGCAGGGAAGCCAGCATGCCCTTATCGAGCATCACCCCATTGACGTCGATTGTGTCCGCGGACAACTTGGTGGTGTTCCAAACTGTCTCAATGGGGTCCAGCAGTGACTTTCCGTAGAACTTCGAAACACCGGACTTCTGGTCCAGGTCATTGATGGCGCTCGCCAACTTTACCTGGTAGTCGCGATTCGCGATGTGCGTGTTCACGCCGTCGAACTGCTGCGCCAGCTCTCCGTAAGTCGCAGACAAGTCCGATCCCACCTTCTCTGCCGCTTCTTGCCTGGCCTGCAGCCAATCGCGCAACGTACGCGTATTCGTCAGCGTAAAGCCAGCGATCTTCTTGGTAGAAGGTGCTAGAGAAACCCCGAAGAACGTCGCCACCTTCTCCAGATTGATCATGGCTTCGGCGCGCTCGTTGGGCGGCAGGTCTTTACTGCGCGCTTGGATCGCTTGCTCCGCGAGCTTGACGTCTTCTGCGGAGGTAACACGGAAACGCTGGTGCGTCGGGAGGAGCCAGAATTCAGGTGCTGAAGCAGTCTTGACCAATCGAAGGGGTCGGTCAAATATCTCTGCATCCAGTCCGTAAGCAACAGCGGCTTGTTGTAGAGCATGGTGCGCATACTTGGGCAACTCGACCGCAACTTTCTCGTACGCTAACGAGATCGCGGTGTGCTCACGGTTATGAATTGGAAGTCGGCGCGCTTCGGGCCACGCAAACGCTGAATCAGGAAGAGCCTCAAACTCCCCCGGATCCAGCTCCGCGGTCTTTGCGAGTTCTTCGAGCTGCGGAAACATATCCGCAAGTGTGCGCAGCGTGGCAAACCCGGCGTCCGATGTCTGGTCAATCATTACACACCTCATAGTAGAAACCCGCTGCAAGTATAGCAGCAAAAGAAAGGACAAGAAAGAGATGGGAACTGCTCTCAGTGAGGTTCTTCAATGGACCTGTTCTCCTCGTGGAGGCAACAATTTTTACGGCCGATTACTCAACCAGTGCGTCCAGATACCTGCTCCCGGACTCGGAACCTGCGGTGTAACACTACCCAAATCTGGTAGATACCTATTTATGTACGACACAGCGTGGTTTGAGTCCACTGCCCAAGGCTTTCGCATCTTGGTGGTCATCCATGAGGCAGGACACCTGGCGTTACGCCATGTTGAACGCATGTCTCGCGTCCTTGCCAACCTCAGTCCGGTAGCTGCGCAAAGGCTCCATCCAGTAGTCAACGTCGCGGCAGACATGTGCGTCAACGACGTAGCTGTGCGTCCCTTCCTGACGGATAAAGCGTACGGTCATAATTTTGGGGACTTCCGGAGCGATTTCATCTGGCCAGAGGACCGCGAATACCCCGTTGGAAAGAGCTTTGAGGAGTATTTGGACATGCTCCTCGATGACCTCAAGAAGTCTGGGTACGACATGCAGAACGTGTTGGACACAGACAAACAGATTGGCCAAGCACTTACCGGTAACGCTCCGCAAGAATCATCCGAGAGTAACCAACAGGGTTCTGGAGGAGCTGGGGGTAATTCGGAAGAGGATCCCGATGTAGCCCCCGGATCCGCTAAGCAGCAAGAGCTCGACGAAAAACTTCCCGGGTGGTTCAAGTCATTGGTAGAAAGTTCCAAGCTCAAGCCCATCGACATCACCCACGACCTCAGTGAGATGACCTCTGCTGAAGTCGAAAGGATGCTCGACCGCGCCAAACGCGAAGGAAAGAAAATCATCAAAACAGCTATCGAACAAACGGAGCGTGGCCGCGGAACTATCCCAGGAGGTATCGCCAAGGCACTGCAGGATTTCCTAACCCCTGCAACAATTCCCTGGGAAACCGTTCTCAAGGGACAGATCAAATCAGTTATCAGTTCCAAGTTGGTAGAGAGCGTCTGCCTACCCAATACAGCGTTGTTTCCGGTCATGGACGACGGCATCGAACCTTACCCTGGTTTCCAAAATGACTTTACGTTCGTGCTCAGCATTGCCGTGGACACGAGTGGGTCAGTAGGAGACGACGAGTTTGTCCGGTTTATCTCTGAAATTCTCAACATTCCTAAGTCTCATAAGGGTGTACGCATCCATCTCATGATGTTCGATGCTGCTATCCAGTTTGAGACCTGGATAGACACCGAAAACGAAGCGGATATTTCAAAGTTGAAGCGCGAGTTATACCGCTACGGTTATGGCGGTACTGACTTCTGTCCCGCGTTCAGACGGGTGTGCGGTAAGCAGGACGAGTCGTTGTGGGATGATAAAACAGAACACCGTATTGTCGAACGTCTTCCCCGTATTGACCTCTTCCTCATGTTCACTGATGGGTATGCGCCCGTTAGCTCTGACCACGGTGGTCCTGCACCAGCCCTCTACCCAAACTGCCCAGTTATCTGGGTACTAACACCCTCTGGAAAGGCCGACCCCGCTATGGGAGATCGCACTATCCAAATAACGGAGTAACATGCGCGTCTACTGCGTGAAAATCCACCAAGAGTACAAGGGCAACATTGTGACGATGGAAGATCACTCACGAAGACCCCACACCTACGACAGGTTTCCATTCGATAGGTGTTACTTATGGCCGGTAAACCACGAAGACCAAATCCCCGTACACTGGCGTTACGCCTTTGTTTACAAACTCACCATAGAACTAGCCCTCGCACTGTACCACATGGTTGGTACTAAAACAGTTGAGGTAGTAAACCACCAACGGCAACACCGAGAATCCTCCTACTCAACGACGCGTCTAATGGAAGACCGCATAATTCCGTTCTACGAGGATTGGTTACTGGTCGTTCCGACCTTTGCAAGCAAAATATCCTCAAAAGACAGCGTCCCACGCCAAGTCTCGTACTCCTTCAGTCAGGCGTACAAACACCACATCGCTCAAAAAGTTCCTGCGCTCGAGTCCTACTTCTTAACACCAGGAAAACGCATACCGTGCGTATGTGCTGTGTGCGATAGCATCCACCTGTATTACGAAAATGCATGCACCCCTGGTCATAGTAGCTGTGCGAAAAACATGCAAGTTGCCGTACCCCGGATAACTAAAGGAGATACCGACGATGCCGCCAGGGTACCCGGAAACGACGATAACGGGCTATGACGTAGAAAATCATCTCCCATTCGATGACTTCTCATTGGCTTACCACCTGGGAATGAGAAACAAAGTCCTGTGGTACACCATTGTAGCTCCCGTCAAACAACGTTACCATGTGTTCAAAATACCCAAGAAGAAAGGAGGATTCCGCGTTATCCACGCCCCGGAGCCGTTAATGAAAGCCCTCATGAAAATCCTCAACAAGACCTTCCTTGAACCCCTACACCAGCAATTAGGGGGACACGTCACCGCCTACCGTACCGGCCAAAGCATCAAGGACGCTGTGGCGCGACACATTGCTCCATGCATTGTTTGTGACAATAACGGTGACCCATCCTATACCCCGCCTAAACACCGGTGTCCTCGCCGCGGTGCCTACATCCAAATCGACCTGCAAGACTTCTTCTCTACTACCAGCAAGAGCAAGGTCCGTAACTACTTTAAGAGCCTGGGATACCCCCATGAGACTGCGAGTCTATTGGGAGGAATGTTTACCGTGTCGGGCATTCCCAACACGCACTACGTTCCTGAAACGACCGCACCACCATTCTTCTGTGGTGTTCCGCAAGGTAACCCAACCGCCGGAAGCATCTGCAATCTAGTTGCTGACCGTGTGCTCGACATCCCCATGCTTCAACTTCTTGAATCCATGAACCAGCAGTACCAACTGGAAGGTGCATATCGGTGGGTTTACTCGCGGTATGCCGACGACCTCTCTTTCACGTGTGGAAGAGACTTCTCTTTAATCGAAAAAGAACACATCCTACGCCGCTTTTACCAGGTTATTTACGCTGCAGGGTATCAACCCAATACGGGCAAAACCAAACTACACAGCGAGAATTTCCGTAAACAGATGCTAGGACTTGTGTTTAACCAGCGACCCAACATCGCGCGGCACGATTACCTCCAGATAAAAGCGATTGTACACAACTGCTTTGTTTGGGGGGCAGATACGCAGTACGAGCGTGCTGGGTTTAACGACGTCGAAACATTCATTACCTGGCTAAAGGGTAAACTCAACTACTACCGCCACATCATGCCTACGAAAGGAGCCAAGCTGGCCAAAGAACTTGAGCTGGCACTAGACCATGGGAAAACTATACTGGACAGTAGCGACGGAGGAGAGCGGATTAGTACCAGCCCGGGGTTATGCGACTAACTCCAAACGCCCCATTCTGGTATTCATCAATCTTGATGACTTTGGCGACGCTCCCAGCATCCACACGCCTGACATCGTACACGCCATCTCAAACAACCCACAACTACGAGAATTTCTAGGATTCCCGTACATCGTTATACCCCGTATATACGACCTAGAGTCTAAAGACCGGCAATACCAATTGCTCATTGCGTCGTATGACACGAAAAACTACGTCAATAAACTAGACGTAACTCGGGGCACATTTGACATTGTGCACAGAGACGGCATCGAGTCATTTGACGCAGCTACCGTGTACGACCGCTGCGCGCTTCCACACAAGTACGTTCTGGGGTGTAGCGGCTGCATGGAAATCCCCGACACCACCAACCACTGTCGCCCTAAAGAACTAGCCCTCAAGGATGACGGAGAAGAATCTGATAAGGGAGCTGAAGACATCATTGAATGGGCGCGTAAGAAGCGCAATCGAGTCATCGCAGGTTTTGAATACGTAAGCCCGACGATGACTGCCGCTAAGAGTTTTGAAAACAGCGTACGCAGACTAGACCAACATCACTTTGAGTTGATCACAGAAAACGTATACGAAAAACGTGATAGGTCTATTAAGTCTGCCGCTCTCGTGCGCTTTAAGCGCAAGACGTGTACAACGTGTCTGCTCTACAAGGGATGCACGGGAGAAGGTAAAAACGGAAAGAACTTCTACCACGCCAGGTATTGTACGGGAACCTTCAAGTACGATAACTGGGATCAGTATCTCGACACTGTTATCCAAGGGATGGAAACAGAGTACACCGACAAACAGCTTGCGTACATTGCATACAACAGCGGGTTACTTTCACGCCGGTACAAAAGACGTGTAGTTTACCTAACCCTAACACAGCAGTACCACAACGGAGATAAGCTGGTCGCTGTACTGCGGCATAAGCGGGACCCTTACCGCTTCAAAGACATCAAAATACAAGGATTCGATGCAGTATTGGGCCTTCTAGGTGACGATGCTAAAGATCCACCTGCGTACCTCGAAATGACCAAACAGCAAAAAGCCATGCTCTATATGGCTTCCACTAGGTCCAGAAGTCCCACGCATAGCCGGGGTTTTCGCACCGTTGACTATCCCATCGCGTTTATAGAAACGCGGTACGGCGGCGAAGTTAGGCTATCCGCATTGTGCAACTACGAGATACGTAGTTGGTATCAGATCGACATCTCAAACCCGTTGGATTTCGTTTCTTACTGGGGGATAGGAGCCATGACCAACAGCACTGAGTTCAACCGAAACAGGTAAGGTAGAAGAGGTCACGCATCATTGGGGTCAAAATCAGGGCAGACTGCGCGAGCAGCGGCGAGAGCTGCTGCTTCCGCAGACTCCTTGGCAACCAATGTAGCGTCGGCCTCTTCTTTTGCTTTAATAGCGTCTGCCAACGCGCCCTTGTCCTGCGCGGATTCCACGACCTTCTCCGCGTACTTCGTATTAGCGTTCTGGCAGAACGCAGTCTGAGCGCTGGTAAACGTCGTGACGTAGCTTGCGCTGTTCTGCTTGAAAGTCGATGTTGCCGCGTCGTGCGCTCGGATAGCCGTAAGCCACGCGTTAAACGAGGGGTCTAGTCCTACGATAACGCCCGAGGGTGTATACGGATAGCCAGACAACGTCTCAAACTCTACCTTACTTGTTGCCAAGAAGGTATTCGACGCCGCGAGCAACCCGGTAACACCGCTGATTGTTCCAAGACCATTAAGGTACATAGACAAGTACCCAGTGGTCGCGTTATGGGCGCTAACGCAGTACTCTGTCTCACTCTTATATGCGTCCGCGAACTCTTGAGAATCGGTCGCTGTTACCCGCGCCAAATCCACTGCGGCATTCGCAAGTACTACGGTTGCCTCTGCTGCGATACGCTCATCCCGAGCCGCAGCATACGCGTCCGAGAGCTGTTGCTCATATGTGGGTTCTGCCGTTGGATGCAGGATCTCGAGCGTACCTTGAAACTGCGTATCGTACGTGACCCATGAATTTACGCAGTTATCAATGCGCGAGCGCACAGCATCTTTGGCCTGTACCGCAACCTCGATATCCGTATACCTACGCGTCATCACGGACGCCAGGTAGGTGGTCTCGTCCGCAGCTATCGCTGAATCCCGCGTTTGTGCCACGTGCAAGATATCGTATGGATTCGCCAGGCGCGTAAACGAATCCCTGTTGGGATCTACAGGATCAAGGATGGTGAACAGGAAGATATTCGCGTGCGGAAGCTCTCCCTGGTCAAGCACCGTCGAGGTGATGTCGTAGACCATTGTCCCATCTGACTGAGGGAAGGTCGTACATGCCTGGCTGACGCGCGTAAATTGCATAGTTCACACCGTATAGGTGTAATAACGTACACCCACGAAGTCATGTGTTGCAGACCCGTACTCTTCTGCCAACCAGTTAATACGCGCTAGCGTGTATGTCGAAAAGTCTAAGGCGCGACTCTGCTGGGTAAACGAACGGACTACCGTGTCCAATCGATAGAACTCGGCCCCATTCGTTTCTGCATCATCCTGCGTCTCATACGGCAAATTCTCCATATCCCAGGGCACAGCTACATGGTCAAAGGTCTGGTCCACTGTCCGGAATACAAAGATGCTCGACGCGATCTCTGAAGACGCCGTAACTTCTTCACGTACTTGGTATAAGTTGTCGGGCTCCAGCGTACGTGTTTCCCGTATTGAGATCGTTACGCTCATTCGTAAATCTCCGTGAGTACCCCCACGAACGAATTGGCACGGTACTCAAGTACTAGCGCTTCTGCGCCCGCCTGCACCGCTGCCAAATAGTTCTCGGCATCATTGAGCGTATCGTACATACTAACGACGCTCTCACAACGCCAGTAGGTAGGCAAACCTGTAGCAGCCGGGTCATGCCGATTGACGGTAACGGTATGCGCCATAGGAGGCAGCTTCTCAGTACCCGTAGAGGTATAGAGTCCCACCGTTACCTCCGCGCTGAACTCACACGGTAGGTCCGCTGTTGCCAATATCGCCGTAATCGGTGCGTCTGTCCCAAGCGCTGATACCGACACGTTATACGGCGTTGTAACTCCCAAATACTCCCACTCGTCTGGCACAGATGTGAATCGGATAACATCCCCAGCTTCAACCGTGCTACCCACGATTAGCGTGGGAATGTTAACCCAGCGGATAGTCGGAGCAGCCGCAATAGACGTGAGCTCTGCGATGGTCGCCACGCGCACCAGATCACCAGTAGAAACGTTGATGATCAGACACTCTTCCAACGTCGTGGGATCTGTTTCGGGGTATGGGTGAACCACAGTCTCGAGGAAATAGCCGCTGTCGAGCGACGCTTTCGTGTATGTGATTTCTATCTTTGCCATTTGCTTGCCTTCGGTAGGGAAGTCTCAGAGAATGGTAGTCGATGCAAAACTACGAGTCAACGTTGATTACCCGGTTCGTCGGAATAGACCCATCGGCTCAGAGCACAGGTATTGCTGTTCTCGGGATAGACGGCGAGGTCATTGATACTGCGTGTATCATACCGCGCAAGTTACGTGAGCAAGACCGCCTGTTATTTTTACGGGATGGACTCCGTGAAGTACTATCCCAACACGTCCCGGTACACGGTATGTCAACGGCCTGTATCGAAGGACCTGCGCTCAAAGCAATCAATAAGGCCGACACTCTCGGTCAAGTTAGGGGCGTATTTCTCGTGGCCCTGGCTGATTTCAAAATACACGCCACGGTAATCCAACCCACCATGCTGAAGAAGTTTGCGACGCGCAGCGGTGCCGCACAAAAAGATGCGATGATTGCAGCCGCGTTATACCGATGGCCTTACCTCGACTCTACAAAGATTAACGATGATATTGCAGACGCGTTATGGTTAGCACATATTGCGCATTCGTTATTGACAGATAAGGTACATACACGTAAACAAGCAGAAGTCATTCTCACACTAAAAGAAGATTCAACTGAGACACGGATCCCAGGCAAAAGAATCCTGGACCTATGAGGAGGAATCGTGAAATTTGATAGGCTGTTCGCAGGGGACAAAGACCCCTACCAAACTGTGGAATACACCACCTTTCCCGTTACCGTAACCAATATTAACGGGGACGTGTTATTCCACCATCCCAACGGCGTATTTCCTAGCTCTTGGTCTGATGTCGCTAAAAAGATTGTTGCTACCAAATACTTCCGCGCCTCCCGTATCGATAGTTACCAGGAAACCAGTGTCCGACAAATGCTCGAACGCGTCGTGGGAACTCTCAAAGCATGGGGACTCGAGCAGTCCTATTTTGACGAGGAACACGCGAACAACTTCGCAGATGAGCTCCGGATGATTCTCCTGCATCAGATGGCTTCGTTCAACAGCCCTGTTTGGTTCAACATGGGTGTCCCTGGCAATGACCACCCCCTCTGTTCCGCGTGCTTCATCAACAGCGTCGATGACTCAATGTCCAGCATCCTTGGACTAGCCACGACCGAGGGCTTGATCTTCAAGGAAGGCGCCGGCAGTGGTGTGAATTTCTCTAAACTGCGTGCATCTTCCGAGGCCATCCGCGGAGGTGGCAACGCCTCCGGCCCAGTGTCTTTCATGCAGGGGTATGACGCCTTCGCGGATGTCATCCTCTCTGGAGGGCGCACACGCCGGGCAGCACGCATGTGCATCCTCAACGCTGACCATCCAGACATCGAAAAGTTCATCAACTGCAAGGTCAAACAGGAAGCCCTCGTTGAGCGCCTCGTGCAGTCGGGGCTTTCAAGCGACTTCAATGACCGTGAAGGTGCGTACGCTGCAGCACGACACCAAACGGGTAACAACTCGGTTAGAGCTACAAACGAGTTCATGCACGCGGCGCATCAAGGGTTGTTCTACAACGCTGACCAAGAATGGAAACTCATTAACCGTACGGATGGGAGCGTTGCTCGTACGGTAAAAGCACGGGACATCATCGACTGCGTCGCAGAGGCCACGCACGCTTGTGGAGATCCCGGCATGCAGTTCCATGACCACATTAACCGCATGAACACATGCGCTAATGATGGTGAGATAAATTCCAGTAATCCATGTTCCGAGTTTATGTGGCTAGACGATTCAGCTTGTAATTTGAGCTCCATCAATCTGTGCAAGTTCATTAACGCTCCTAAAACTGAAAAGGACGAACGCGAGTTCGACCATAAGAAGTTCAGCCACGTCGTGCGCATTATGATAACAGCGCAGGACATCATCGTAGATAGAGCGCACTACCCCACCGATAAAATACGCGAGAACAGTCGCAAATACCGAACACTAGGATTGGGTTACGCCAACCTAGGTGGATTGCTGATGAGTTGGGGTCTTCCCTACGACAGCCAACCAGCTCGGGATTTGACTGCCAGCATCACCAGCTTAATGACTGCCCAGGCGTATCTCACCAGTGCTGAGCTGGCACAAACGGTAGGAGCGTTTGAGCGCTTCGATGTCAACCGCGTCCCCATGGACGACGTGCTCACAAAACATGCGAGTGCGACCAGCAAACTGGCCAAAGACATCGCGGGCATCCAGCACGTCGCCTCTCAGCGCTGGAAAGACGCCTTCGCCCTCGGCTTCGGGAAACGCTCTCGGGACAAGACCACAACAGAGGGCGTCGGCTTCCGCAACGCCCAAACCACCCTTCTGGCACCGACGGGAACCATCGCCTTCATGATGGATTGTGCCACTACCGGCGTCGAGCCCGACTTCGGCCTCAAGAAGTTCAAGAGCCTGGTTGGCGGAGGCAGCATCGACTATGTCAACCCGCTGGTCCCGCAGGCGCTCCGCGCGCTCGGCTACGACACCGGGGACATCGACGAGCTCGTCATGTACGCGGAGAAGCACGGGCACCTCGAGGGTTCCATCCTCAAGCCTGCGCACCTCCCGGTGTTCGACTGCTCCATGACGGCCGGCACACGGTCCATCTCTATCGACGGGCACATCGGCATGGTCGCTGCAGCCCAACCCTTCGTCTCTGGCGCCATCTCAAAAACCTTCAACATGCCCCACGAAGCAACTGTCTCAGAAGTGAGAAACGTCTTCCTGCAGGCGTGGGAGAAAGGGGTCAAAGCCATCACGGTCTACCGCCAGGGGTCCAAGCTCAACGAACCCATGCGCGTGCGCGAGGCCATCGCCAAAGTGCAAGTCGAGCACAAGCTGCAGCGCAAGATTCTGCCGGACGAAGTTCCCTCAGTACGCCACCACTTCGAGGTCGCCGGCCACAAAGGCTACCTTCACGTGGGGCTCGACCCCGATACACAGCAGCCGATGGAGGTCTTCATCCGCATGGCGCGCTTCGGCTCGACCATCGGCGGGCTCCTCGACTCCTACGCTACACTGTTGTCCAAGGCGCTCCAGTTTGGTCTGCCCCTCGAGGAGCTCCTCAGCCATATGGACGGAAGCAAGTTCCCACCCCAGGGACTGACTGGCAATCCCAAGATCCGTACCGCGGGGTCCCTCATGGACTACATCGCGCGGTGGATGAAGATCCGCTTCCTACATGTCGATGTCCCCGAACCCGGGAACAACTACGAAAACGGCATGTCGAGCATCCCAGATATCGACGACGCCATCCCCGACCTTGGAACAGACATCTGCCCAGAGTGCGGACACCCCATGGTGAAGACTGGCGCTACCTGCTACGCTTGCCGTAACTGCTCAAACCAAACTGGAGTGTGTTCATGAAAAATGGATTTGACCTCTGTTCCATGGAGGAGTGCGAGAATGGACCCGGGCCAGGATCCCTCGAATTCACCTACAACGGTGATCCCGTTGGATTCATCTGCGCGGACTGCATCAACGAAAGTCCCGGTATTCGAGTTGTCCTAGCGCGTGAAGCTGCGACATACGCTGTCAGCACTGCAACCTTCCTGGACAAAGTTATCTGACATGCCCCTCTCCGTAGCCCAACCTGCCTTTATCAGCACACTCGTTGCAAACGACGAAGCCGGAAGTGCCACAGTCGAAGACGCTGCAGCCAAGTTCTGTAACGCCTTCATCACGTGGATGGGACTCTCAGCCGTAGGTGCTGTCCCCGCGGTTCCGGTAGCGCTCGAGACAACGCGTGCTATCTTCGTACAAAACACCATCACATCGTTTAGAGCGTTGGATCCGGCGACCCACTGCAGTCTGTTTCAGATTGCAGTGGTGTCGCTGCTCGCCCCCTTTACGACGATATGGCCGTCGGTTATAGCCGCGGCGCCCATCGTACCTCTTGCCACTATTTTGCCCCCAATGCTTACCGCACAACAGCCAGATAACGCCACAGCCAAGACGGTCTTGGCTAACGGCTATTTTTTGTGGTTTAGTACGGGGTGGGCTTGTACGATCGGGACGGTTACGGGAATTCCTATTTTATAGTCGGAGATCAGGGTTGGGGAGTAAACCATTCCTCGTTTATTGCGGATACTCCCATGCAGAATCTGTCCCAGAAGAACCCTAAAAGACTGATAGTACCACTAACGGAACCGCCAGTACCGAGACTAGCGGAAGCGTACACATAACTATTAGAGCCATCATGGTCCATGTTTCGTCCGATAATGGGAAGATCCACAATCGAATTACCCTGCCGATACTGCGTATCACCGTGAGCTCTTTCTGACCACAGTGTCCTATATCCCCAGAGATACGGATCTCCATGGTCGTTCGGAGCCGTGCCACTGTGTCCAGATGACAACCCCATCGACGAGGTTGATCCTGCTGTAGATCCGGACAAAATATCAAAATACACGGCAAATAGCGCACGATCAGAAATTCGGGGAACACCAATTGTGCGATCTCCCGAATAGGTAGAAGGAGCCGTCGTCTCTAGCTGGAGTTGTACCTGCGTAGTAGTGCTCGGCATTACGATATCGGGATTCAACGTATTCGTAAAGGTACTTGAGCCGTAATCATATACCTTTGCAACCGGAATTAGGTGCAAATTACCCGCAACATGCTCGACATTTGCAAAACGAGCAGTTGATGAGTCAGTTCCTTGATACTTCCAGATAACATCAACTAAGGTGTAATCTATCTGGCCATAGTGGCTATCCTTATTCGCATCAGGTATAAGGTGCAACGTACCACCAACTATCCCAGTGTTATTCTGGTGATAAGAAGACGGTAACGGCCCGATTCGGTAATTACCATCGCTGCGTAGGTATACCCCAAACCACTTACACTCCGTAGTTAAGCCTATCAAAGCTGCTGTACCTGGAGTCATTGCCCCCATGACGTCAGCAATGGCCGAACCGGATTCATCGTAGTACATCCCGCCGTTTACAATAGCCCTGCCGCGCCCGATTGAGATATAGTTCAGCGGCCAACGTCCACGATCGTCAGGGTATGTTGAGTCAGTATTAGCAGGCCGTACACACATGCCGTTTAGAACGCGGTTAAAAACGCGGTAACTACTGCCATTTATGCAGTCTAAATCAGTAGATAGCCGCTTAGCCGCATGGGTACCTGTTAACGTGTAGTCATAAGTAACCTTACGATTTATGTTATGGTGGTATGCAAGATCACCACCTCCCGCGGCTAGCACAAGTTCAGATCCTGCAGCGACTGAAGCACCGTGGAAATTGTGATACACACCGACTGCAACAGTTGCTGCTAATGCCGGATAAGACGCGACTGCTGATTGAATTGGGGATACTTCAGCCAGTGTGAACGTTGTGTTACCAGCGATGTACGGGAACTTAACCCATCCAGTTATACACTCACCTAGTGCGGTCCCCTCATCTTTACCGTGCGACAGAACGTTAACTGACACATAGCCCGTATCACCGGTAGTGCGTACAGGAGCCGTGTGGATATTAACATGATAATGCCCGGAACCCTGCCACTCTAGCGTAGCTCCATTAACAATAACATACCGCGTGCTGTTGATCCCGGACACTGCACTGGAAGTTTTTACTAGATACGCAGAGATAGTATCCCAATCCACACTCGCATTCGCCACTTCGGGATAACGCCACAGGAGGGTGATGCTTCCTTCAATTGGAGTAGGCGTTGGTGTGTAGTAATACGCCGAAGCGTACTTCAACGCACCCGTAATAGTCCACGCACCAGTTACCGTTTCGACAGCATCCAACGACGCCTTATCGTTTACGAACAGCTGCAATGCCTGCAGCACCGACTGCACAGACCCCGCGGTGATATCAAACGTATCAGCTGATGCGTGTGGGGAGTGGTGTAGATGCGCTACGATGTGCCCCGAACCAAAGGCCCGCGGATCCGTAGCAGTCGCCTCAACCACCGTACCGTCAACAAAAATGAGACTTGTTCCAATCCTCCGGCAAAGAGGAATCGCGTACGGAAGGTACTCCGGATGTACGCGCGAGTTGAAGAGCTGCGTGTACGCTACGCCCGTATTCGGGGGACTCCCAGACCCTGGGTCAGTTGTCGTAACAGTCGACTCACGCCGACCACCACTATTTCCTGTTGGGTCCACCATGTACGGAAAGTAGATACCAATCGAATCCCCATCAGCTAAGCGGTTAGCCGATGTGACAAAGAACGCTGCGAAAGAACTCGCGGGAATGTGGTTCAACTCACGGTCAGCCACCTTGGTGGCTTGCCATATGTGGTATTCCGCGGGAATGAGATCAAGGTCAATCTTCGTAGCTGCGTCGCCCGTCAAAACGATGGTCATACCAACTGTTGCGCCGCCACCAAGCGCCACGATGGCGTTGTAAACTTGCGTAACCGTCGTTAGCCCATCATCCCGTACGATGACACGCAGTGTATGAAGCGGTGAGCCTTCAAGCGTTGCGGCTACGTTACCACCTGGGAGCTCCGCTGTAGGAGCTTCTTCAAAGATGATTCTCGATTCATTACCATGCGCATACGCTCTACGCGTTGTAGTAACTGTAAACGTCGCTGATAGGCCCCCATCCACGATCGGGAAAGTCCCTACTTCGTTCACGTCCGTATTCGGACCCATCAAGGGCTGCAGCACCATGTCGCCTGTTGTGACAAAAATGCCCGTGGTAGATGACCACGACGTCAGCACCGGAGCAGCAGCACCTACACCAGCGGCGGTACCGCCTGTGATGATCCAACGGTCGCTGTCCAGTCGGTACAGCGTATCATCCCCAAAGGCGCGAAGAAGCTCCGTGCGGTATCTGAGATTTTCAGGCGGGCGATTGAGAACCGCACCCAATACGGACTCACCGTCGATGATAGGTTGAATGGAATCACTGTCTGTGCGCTCGCCAGTGTCCGTACCGTGCTCAAAATCGATATACTGTTTGCCAGCCATTTGTATCTCCTCAGATCACGCCTGGATCGTCATGCCCAGGTGCCAATCAAAAACGATGGACATTGTGGCGCCCTTTGTGATAGCCGGGAAAATCTGACGCGCGTACATTCGACGATGCTGAATAGTCTCCCACGCGTCACCTGGAGCGGGTTCATCGAGAGACCCCCGCGTAAAAATTCCCGCCTCAGCCAACACCGCGCCAGTCGCTGTGCCCGCGGGAATTTCCTTATGTACGTAAATTTCGAATAGAGACGGTATGTACTGACGCTCTGCAGGAATATCTAACGCGGAAGTCCAGACTGGCGAAAGAAGCGCTATTTGTGTGGAAGCTGGGGGAGTGGGGTCTTCTCCAACGCTTAGGGACCAAATCTTGTTATACGTAGGATTAGCCTGCGGAATACCTACCGCTGGAGGAATTGCCGCCGGAAGAATTTGGGCCAAGAGCTCGAGCACGCTCTCACGCCCCTTGTCCGTAATCTGGTTCATTTTCACACAGCGGTAGACCTTCACGCCTTCATCATACACTGTCACCGTCATGCGTCCGTAAAGTCCTGCTGCGTCAAATTTCTTGGGCATGTCTTCCTCGATTTCAGTAATGGTACGGTACACCCAATGGGTAGTTCGTGTCGATAGTGAGGGTGAGCGGACGATCGATCATCTCCTCAGTTATAGACGGAGCTGCTAGCGTCTTTCGGATGTACCGCGGATCGTTCCCACCAACAATAATTGGCGTAAACCCGATAGTCGTATCTGGGTAACCATCCACGATATTTGCAGTATCAATGACGAGCGCGTCGTATGTAACTGCCCCGGCATCCCACGACGTTAACGGAGTTACTCGCAGGTACGTCGCCGAGAGGGGGTTGAGATCGATGGTATAGTCAACTCCTTCCAAGACGCGACTTCCTCCAACAGCTGCTCCCAATTGCCAAGCAACAAGTCGCATTGTTGTTGTTGGGAGGGGGAGGTCAAAGGGTGTAGCCACTGGCGCCACCACACCGGCAGCAGCCCCAATGATGGTCGTGTAGGTGTAGTAATCTCCGACCCTAAATTCCGCTTCGCCGACCGTCGGCGTTTTACTAACTGTTTCGATTCCATCGAGTCCTATCGTAAACGCAATTTCAGGAATTGCAAACAGATCCCACAGAGACCCAATGTCTTCCATGAACGCACTGGGCTCTACGTAGGGGTATGTGTACGACGGCTTAGCAACCAGGATGAGACTTTCCAGGTCTTGTCTAAAGGCGTCGGAGAGCTCGAGATGCTGGTCGAAAGAGATGTAAAACATGTGAAACTTCAAAAAGCGGTCGAACAATACGAAGGCTGCGCAGTGCCGGTGTACTGGTGTAGGTTCGCCTGTGCTGGGGTCAGTCGGCGCGTACACAATACCCGTCTCGTCTGCTCCAACGAAAAGACCCGGGTCTCCTACGTGTGGACCATCTCCTCCGCCCACTACGTTTTCGTAAAGAACGCTCGTAGCGAGCCGCCGAAGCTGCGGAGTGTTGGCCCACAAAACATCTGGGATGTACTTGTTGTGCCACCATTGCGGGTCCTCGAGATAGTCCGTTACCGTAAACGCAGTTGTCAGGTAGTCAAACGACTTGAAGGTCAACTTCCCCCAGTTAACCGGATCGATGATATCCGCACGAATTGGTACGTAATACGGATAAGCGTAAACACGTGATGTACCTGCCGCGGTGTTTGTGTATACCCGCCGCGTATACGTTGTCGTAACTTCCCAGTGTAAGCCAGTTTCCACCACGGGAGTGTACGTGTATTCAATTTCAACGCTCGTCGCGTCTACCAATGCGATGATCCTAAACCGTCCCTTATTGATAGCGTTTATCGACGACGTTACTACAATATCCCCACCTACCATAGCAGAGGTAAACGGCGCGGATGCTGACGTGATGTACGACTGAGTTCCCGGAACCATGACACCGTCGGTTCCCGACGCCGAGACTCCACTGTCATACCGCTGTAAGATTTCTCCGTTAGACTGAATAACAGGGTAACCCGCAGCGACATTCATCGCTGAGTTCACGCGGTAGAGGATGGGGCCAGACATATACAGGTACATGATTCCCTTTAGGAACGCCCTGTACGTCTCCGATGACGCCTCAAATCGGTTTAACAGATACCCAAAATTGTTATAGAGCAGGAACCTATCGATGGATACTTCTGGCACCCAAAAGGATAACTGCTTAATGCTCCCAGTTACCTTCTCGGTTGTCAGTCCTCCGCCTGAGAGGATTACTTCATCCATATAGGAGTACCTACATGTAGAACTTACCGATAGCGGATTCCAATCTGGGACGTTACTCAAACGACGCGTCTCCCAGATAGGCCCGATATACGCCGGCCAATACGGTAACTCTGCGTCCGGATCCGCTAGAATAAGCATGTTAGAAGAAACTACATCAGCGATAATGAACGTCTGGATCGTTCCGCCAGTATTGATAGTGATTGTCCCGCCGATATCCTCCGGAGAACTGAACTCTACGGTCGGGTCAGAAGATACGAAGTACGGTACCCCACCCCAATTTAGCGCGTACCCCGCACTGCCGTCCTGCACGGACTTACCCACGTATGGAATGGGTGTAATAACACCACGTAGGTAATCTACCTTGTAGTCAACGCCCTCTTCAACTGCTTGTCCGTCATTCCGTGTGGCATGTACGTGAACAGAGTCTAGGACAATATGCCGCAAACCCAGAAAGGTTGGCAGCACGTTGTCGACGCTAGCGCCAGTAACGGTTGCGTCATACGGTTCCCGCACGATAGCGTATACAAAGGGTTGTTGCTCTTCTGGGATGGGATAAGGATTATCGACATTCCCTATGAGGTACTTCCCGTCTGTGTAATCGATCGCTTTGTCTTGGCTTGAAAAATCGTAATAGACCGCTTTGTAATGCCGCCACTCAAGCGTGGGTGAGGTCGTAATGAGCTGTGCTCCAAACGAGTTTTCTAGCACTACGGCCGTCGACGACAAGATGGACTTTACAATGTAATAACCAATGGCTTGCTGCGTGGGTTCGTCGTATATGTGGATAATGTCTCCCACATGTGAGTCGACAAAGCTGGCTGTGGCGCAAGTGAATGTAAGCACACCGGTATAGGTTAAGTATCCCGCGGTATCGTCTTGGATTGTTGGACCCTTGTACGCCAAAAAGCGTAACGTGTCCCCGCGTTCAACGGCGGTGCTTGTTATCCAGTCTCCTGTAAAGGAAGCATCTTGCAGCTGGTTGCCGACTTCGATATCAAGCCAGCGCCATGCTACGCCGTCTAAAGGGGTACGCTCGCCTGTTTCTGTGTTGATAGACTCTCGGAAAGGATCTCGAAAAAAGCGCAAAAAGCCATCTGAATTTGTAACGTCAAAATCCACTTCTTTTTCGTACGTTACGTCCGGAGCAAAAATAGCGTTCTGCAGAACGTCCACATTTACCGCGCTTCCGGGCAAGTCGTAGACAAAGCGATCATCCACTGCCGTGACGCCCTCGCGGTACACCACTTCATTCTCGTTGATAGCGAACAGCTTCCAGTATTCTTTGTTGAACACTGGGCAGTTACTAACGCTGGTACTCAGTACGTTACTGAGAAAATCTAGGTAAACCTGTCCTAGATACTGCTCTGATGCCCTGTAGAATGCCTGCAAGTCTTTGGTATCACGGAAAAACCGTTGCCAAAAACCTGACAATCCGCGGAAGATCGTGGAGGAGTAATCTCCGATATCAAACGGATGCGGCATCCTAACCTCTCAAAACAAAGTAAATGAGCTCGGCGCGCGAGCGGTACACCACGGTCCTGTCTGATATCCCGTATACTGCGTACAAATTACTGAGATCAGACGCAGTAACGATGCGCGTAATCCCCTTCACTTGCAAACTCGTCGGAACTACGATGTCATCTCCATTGAGAAGCGTTACTCCGTTACTCGTAGTCGGATAGATGGAAACAATATCCGTCGTAGTAAACTGGAGAAGCTGACCATCCGGAGTATAGAGGTCGTACTCAATGGTAAACGGAAACACCGTTCCTACGCTATCTGGATACGCATCTCGGATAAGCGCCGAAATGTCCGACATATCCAAATCATCATTCGCGTCAAAGACATCGATGTGTGCAGCTACGCGACCAGCCGCTTCGCTCGTGTCGATTGTAGACTGCGACGTAGGCTTGTACCTAAAGGGGATTGTCATCGAAACCCATATCGGATTTCGTGCTCGAACTAAGTGATTCTCCGCCAATACGCGGGTATCAAAGTTGGTAACGTACCAGTGAATGGGCGCAAAATCTTGAAGCGTCATGTACGATACGCGCAGAGTTTTTCCCTCATACGCCGGCACTACAGCCGGTGGATCCGGATACCCTACACGCAGTAACGAAACCGCTAACGCAGACTGACCCTTTTCTGGATTCAAAACTTCCAACTGAAACTGCGACGTTCCCATTACCGACCCACGAATAGGCGGGTAGTTAGACCGTACAGGGAACCTAACTGTCCCTGTAGACGGGTCCAAGAAAGCATCCCCCGCGTCGGGGTCTGTAACCTCAACTGTCAATATGTCTTGTATTGGCTGACCGCTAAGCAGCATGCACCCGGGCTCGCATATGTGACGCGAGGTGCCAGGAGGGACGTTGCTATAAAGCGGATTAGTGCTTACCGCGGCAATTCGAAGGTACTGGTGTGTCAAGGGAGCGGTATCAAAGTCGATTTCCTGGTAGTCCGGCGCTAACCACCCAATCGAATAGCGCACCGCATTCGTATCGAGCTCATCAGACGCTTCACCAAAAGGTGTACGCTCACTCACCAAGAGCTCGTGCTCGGTCACAGCAGTAATGGGGAAACCCCTCGGAGCACCTAGAATGCCTTCCGAGATGTACAAGATGTACCCAGCCTGTACACCGAGGTCGGTGAACGTTGTATTCGTACCATCTCGAGTCAGCAGCGGGTCTCTGAACACGTTGATGATGCCGTCTGCCCGCGGATAATACCCACCTACCAGACCTACCTCTTCCACAGTGGTAAGCGGCATATCTACGTACGTATCCGCATGACCCCCGATATGCAGCTCCATGCCCGGATACACGTCAGATATCCGGTCTCTGACCATCTCCGGCTCACCCATACCAACGGTAATCGTGCTCTTTACTGCGGGAAATTCTTCTAAGATGGTTGCGTCAATTGATCTGTTGTTAATCAAATTGCGCACGGAGATCGCCGTAGGAGCTCGATCAATTAGGTCTTGAGTATCCTCGGTAGAAGTTCCGCTACTTACCTTGTCTTTGTGCTCGGCGTATGAGAAGAACGGCAAACCACCTGCCGCTTCTACTCGAGTAAACCGACCCGGGTCAAAGTTGTACTCGGTGCCTGCCTTAGAGGACACGAGCGGGATGGACGCTACGTAATCAATCAAGCGTCCACGCGTATCAAATACCGGCCGCATCTGATTTTCCGAAATCACGTAAACGTTACTGGTGATATCCAAATAGAATGCCAGGGCACTCGTACGCCAAAACTTGGTGTCACTACGTATCGCTACGGACGCACGCCTCGTGAAATGCAGTGTTGCGGTTACCCGAGCTTGCTGGCCACCCCGCCGCGAGATGAACCAGTTGGACATCACTTCGTCGACCGCCTGCGATACCTCGGTCGAGTTCAATATGCTAGTCTCGCCCTTACCAAGCTCGACTTGAATCCGCGTCAGGGACTGTAGAAGTTCTTGTTTTGCAGCGGTCGCGCGCAAGAAGGCATACAGAGGAGTAAACGCCTTTACGAGTAGATCCCGGACAGCTGTCCCTGCTTGAAAATTAGCCTCGGGAACTTTCTCAGTTAGGTACTCTACGAGAAAGTTTTCTGCGTCGATTAGGTCAGAATCTTTGAGCTCGAACTGCATAGCTACCTCGTACCTAACTCGGCTAGGCGAATTATCAAATCAGTTCCAGCCAGGTTTCGGATGTCCACCCAGATGTCCACTCCGTCCCCTACCGTACTTGCTTGAAATCCGACGATCTTAGCTTCTTGTAAGGACTCTTCGTCTGAGTACATGCCCTGCATATCCTGGGCTCTTACTTGGTCATTCGCGTCTTCTATCGCTATAACCACGATGTCATGCACATCTGACGTGCTCCCTGCAGGAGCGTTAGACCGTATGACATTAGAAAAGTCCGTCCCCTCATTTGGATGAAGCAGGTCACTTCCGCGGGGCGTCAGAAACGTCTTAACCCAACGATTGACCAGCGCTTGAAACCCTGTGACTTTCAAAGAGGACGCATACCCAAACGTAAACGCCTTAGCGCTCATAGCGTTGGAACGCTGTACTGGCTGAAAATGGACGTCGTAAGTTGTCATCCAAAAAGCCCTTCATCGCCTTGCCCAGAATGTCGCTGATCATCCACGGACTGGTCTGCCGGAATAGGCTCTGACGCCGGCAGCACCAGCGGTGATCTCGCTATAGATTCTAGCTCAGTCCCAACACTCTGACGCATGCTCTGCAGCTGACTCTCGTTCACCGAGTATCTCGCACTTTTCTCGGCGTAGTACGCTGAAGTTTTGCAGGCTTCAAGTTGCGCACGGTATGCGCCTGCCAGGATAGGAATTGACGGATTGATGGTAGCTTGTTTGTTAAACCCTAGAGAATCTGTCCCCATGGTTTTTGTGATTTCAGTTACCCAGGCAAGCCTGCCCTTGTACCCCTTTTCAATCTTCTGCCAAACCGGGACTTTCGTCATCTGCGACTGCCCATCAACTAACGCGAAAAACTGTTCCCACTTCTCTGATGTTGCAAAATGCGGTGCGACATCGATGTGGTCCGCTTTAGCGTCCGCAACATGCCCATGCATGGTGTAACCGACAAACGACCTGTCTACGCTATTACGACTCGTTGAGTAATTTGACGTTCGCAGGTTAGGGTACGCCAGTCTCAGTTTGGCGATTAACGCAGCTAACGTGTTGTATTGGAAATCAGAAAAATCCCAAGCTGTTAAATTGCCACTCTCATCAGGGTACCACGTATAAGGAATCGGGTGTCCGCCAGCACTCAGTGAATCTGCGTACAGAGCTTCTTCAAGCGCGATAGACACGCACGTGTCACTTAAAACGCCCGATGACCGCAAGATGTTGTTGCAGTCACTCATCACGTAAAGGTTGCCTTCGCGGTCGATAATAAAATGAACCCCAACGGTTCCTTCCGCTGACGTAACCAGCGAACGCAACGCCGTAGCAATCCGAACGGGGTGCGCCATACCACGATAAGGAGCTGTGCCCTTTGGAACCCACACAATCGTGGGCTTAATCTGCTCTGAAGTCGCGTAGTACTCTAGCGCTGAAGCTCCCCCCACCCTCTCCGATGTGGGGTTCATGTACCCCTGCCACGTGCCACTCGCTTCAAAGGCGTGCCACTGTTGACCAAAAGAATGCAGAACTACCTGTTTCACATCGCGCGCTACATCGCTGATCCACGGCATATACGACCCGGGATTCAGAAACATGTAGTTTACTTTGATGTCTGACGCAAAACCTTCTGAGCTCAAAACCAACATCGAACGCGAAAACGCAACCGCAGAACGCGTACCAGCGTTGAGCATCACCCTGGCATTGTCCGCCATGTCCGTTGACATATCAGACAGATACGCAAGCCAAGTCTTATCCGCAGCTTCCTCCGGTGCCTCGCTGCTTCCAACCATCATGTGGTCAGCAACATACCGGCCCTTTAACGCGTTAGACTTCCCCGCTTCGGATAACCGACTTAACTGGTCTTCCCGTAATGCCATCAGGTATGCCCGTGCTGCACGCGCTCAAGGTCGTCGATGAACTTTCGTTTCTGATAGCTCAACTGCCCCTGCGTCATGTTGTATTTTTTCATCAACTCCGTGTTACTCAGCGGCTTCGCCCCTTTGTACCCTACGATGTCCCCAAACACTTTCTGGTCACGCGGCGCCAGCCCGTGGTAGTAGAAGTCCACCAGCCCGTCGTCTTCCTCTGTCTTCCAGTACGAACCCTCGGACTCCACTAATTCACGACGTCCAAAAGACTTCTGAAACGTTGTAACACGCCGCGCACTCCACCCCAAGTCATCTGAGAGCTCTGGGACAGTCGGAGCGCGCCCCAAGTTCTCTTCGAGCTTGTTGTGCGCCACCTGAAAGGTGTTGTAGTAGAGCTGCTGGTTCTCGGGGATGCGTGCGACGTTTTGGTAGGGGTACACTGACCGCGAGAGCTTCCGTAGCCGGCTCGCTACGTGCGTTCCAATTGCCGCTCCCTTGTTGGGGTTGTACTGTTCCAGTGCCTCAACAGCCAAAAGGCGTGCCTTAGCTTCGAGCGCGGGGCGCGGAACAGCAGAACCCCACTTATTGACCTCACTCTGGATGAGCGGATCAAGCCTGAGCAGGAGCTGATTCAACTTCTGCGGGTCATGCGTGTTATGCCACTCCCGCCAAATATCAAGGTCTTGCTGCTGGCGATCAGACGGCATTTTTTAACCCTTTATGAGTTGATTCTCTCGAACAATAGTACGATAGCGGATTAGCATCTCGTCCCAATTGCGCCGCGTCTGCGCTACGCCGGAGTCGCGGTTTATGATGCTCCAGTACCCGCTAGCTACCGGACCACCATCCGCACCCACGTTTGTGATGCCCTGGATAATCGCGCCATTGGGATCCCCGGGACCCTGTGTCAACGAGTAGATTCGCGCGTAGTACACCGCGTTATTGCCCCGTTTATCGTTAGCTGCACGGTGCTGCGCTGCGAAGTTATACTTGGCAGCAGCAACCCTAGAGCGATCCTGCAAACATTCCTTCATCGGCTTACCGTGCCACAGTTCGATATACTGCGTAAGCGTCGTCGCCGGACGCGCAGCATACGACATGGCTGCGTCGTAACTACGGAAGAAATCACGATGCTTGGCATTGGGACGCGCTTCTAAACCGTCTTCCACCTTCCACATCGTCTTGATTTTGTCGATGTTGAGCTCTTCGCCGTCTGCGTTGTAATAGTCCAGCATCAGCTTGTACCTAAACACTAGCGGATGCGACATCTTCGTCGAAGGGTACAGCGTCTTTTGGAAGAAGTTCTCTGCAGCCAACGAGTCCTGGAATAACGCGCGTACATCTGCTATCGGCTCAGAGGGCGCACACTCGTTATTCGGAGTCTTCGTTCCATCTGACATACCGACATCCGCATCACCTGCTGCTATAAGACCAATGTACTCAGGCAGCGTCCGTAAATAGGTGAGAGTTACATACGTAGACATGTTAGAACCGCCACTCTCTGCTGATAACGAATGCTTAACACTCGTCACATACCCGAGAATGTGGAATCCTGCAGACATATCGTCAAAGACGATCGCGCTGAAACCTGGAACAATAAACGGATTAAACGCCAACGCAACGTTAGCTGTACGAGGCTCATACCTTGCTCTAAAATATTCGTACTTGGCGTACAGCTTAAACAACGCCGACACTGCGGGACTCGACGGCGCCAGGTTTATGTTAGAAACATCAATCGTGCCGCCTACTGCTGCAAGCCCAACGGCTGGTGTGGCGGTGGCTTGTGCCACTTGCGTATCATGCACCGTCATAGGCTGTGTCTTAGACGTAGGCAAGAACGGATCAGCTCCTGGAGCTGTCGGGGATACAGCTGGCGCGGGAACACCCTTATTCTTATACTGTTTAAATCCCTCTTGAAAAACAGCCCAACACCAGTGAAGACGTGCTGAATAAAATCTCCAATAAGGTATGGGGCATGTCTTGTTGACGTAGGGTTCTTGATTCGTACGAATACACCAACTCTTAGACTCAAAAAAATCACTCTCGTCTGGATTACGCCACGCGTCTTCGTCTGTCCACTTCTCTCGCTGGAACGTAATAAGCTGCCCCTTCGAATTACGAACGGATTGTTGATTATTTGCTTTTGCTGCTTTATACGCTAAAAGCTCGCTTAATAATTTAGTAGACCCCACGCCACCTAACGCAAATCCCATCACAACTACCTGGAGCATTGACGGCTCAACGCGCGTAGGGCTTACTTGATCGATCGTACACTGCGCTGCGGTTACCTTAAACTCAGCTAAGTTATCCGCGAGATACCGTATGCCGCACATAAGATTAGTCTCTGGGTCATACCCATCTGCGGTAGGGGGCAGTGCTGGATTACTAAGACGTGCCGCATTATATAATTGCGCAAAAGTTCCAGGCTGAATCTGCATAAGACCCATGGCACCCGTAGACGACGTTGCACTCGCCTTCCACCCAGATTCTGCAGTAATCGTAGCTCCAGCATACTCTAAAGGTACATTGTATTGCTTACAGTATTTTTCGACCATCGCGTAATACTTCGTTAAACCCGCTGCGACCAAAGACGCATCAGCTTGCGTCTTATCATTCATACGATCTGCACTTCTAGCTATGTTATTTAAAAATGTTTTCTCTTTAACGTCGTACCACTTATATCCGTGGTTAATTGCTACCTGATTACCTTGTGTAGGATTCTTTATGTTTATTTCGCGGTTATCTGCTGTACCTAATATCTTCGAAATATCATCCGTAATAACCGCCTTTTTAGGACGGTACGAATATGTTTGTGCACCAACTCCCGTCGCCCAGTCCGCCGGGTTACCTTGCTTTTCTGCGATCTTCTGAAGTGCGAACAACCACGGGGGCGCGTTCATATGCTTACTGACAGGCCCCTTGTACACTTCTTCAGGAAACAACAAGAAATTGCGTGTGTTCTGCTTGGGGTCACCAATGTACATCTCCATTCTCTTGGAGACGATTTCTGGATACCCAGTTACATTGAGCTCCTGAGCAAGCGTCTTCATATCCGAGTTCGCACCGGCAGACAGCACACTGGTCATATACTGCTCACCCAAATACAGACGGGTGGGCTGTTGCATAAAATTTTCACTGAAGGAAAAAGACTTAACCATCGACGGGAAGATGATGTTGCACGCCGGTGGTATCCCGAAGATACACTGTGGCTTCAACATGTGCGAGAGGATCGCACCGTACACGTTCGTATCTTTGGTTCCTCGAGCAGTAAACGCACTCGTAGGTACCGAAGTACCTTTCTGGAGCATCGCGATGGGAGGTGCCGGTATCGGGTTGATCTCCATGAACATGGTACCCAGTACCCGCTGCAACAGTTCCCAGATGGTTCCCGCATGCCCGACACTCGCGCCAATCTGCTGCTTGATCGTGTCTAAAATTTCAGTCGCAGCGACAGCCTTAATAAGAGGGAAGCACCCACCGGTCTCTTTCCATTCGTTGTCATCTATGAGCGGTAGACCAAACCATCTCCGGGGAAAGTCAGTGAGGTTCATCCAACGACCAAAGAAATTACGACCTGGCGCTGCTGCGGCATTCGGTGGGATCTGTCCCGCTGCAGCAATTTCCGTCGGAGACACCGGATAAGTCAACGCTTTCAGAACATTGTTTACGAACTGGAAAGGCGTTTTAATGAAATTGGTGTTATTTAGCTTCTCTCCAGGAACCTTCAGCAGACCCTCGAGAAACAACGATAACGGGTACATCACTTGAACGTCGACAATCTGGTCTGCCATCGTAGCGCCCTGGGGCGCAAGAGCAACTGCCATATCGTTCAAAGACGACATGTAGTAAATACGGAGCTGCTCGAAAATCTGCAGATGCCCGCGGCAATCCAGGCTTAAAAACCGTCCGGTTGCCGTGTTCTGGTAGGACCAACCAACCGTTTCGTACTCACCCAACAAACAGAACGCCGGATGGTTAGGATCGAAGAACTCATCCAAGTAGAAAACAGCTACCTGCAAACGGTCCTCAAAACCAATACGCTGTAATGAGATGTGCGGAATCATCTTGATTGAAGCAGTAGGAATCTGCCACACACCAAAATCTGTTTCCACACCGACTACCGGGACTTCGATACCGTTAATATACACGACCCACCCACCCTGATGGGGCATGTTAACGGTGAAGTTGACACCTCCGTCGTCGTTTTTCATTAACCGTGGCTCCTAAGCTCATAGATTGCAGCTAGGATGACAACGGCACAACGCGCCGACACCCTGTAGATAGCGTTATTGGAAATCAACGCCGATTGCACGATGCCCAAATACGACGGATCTACTCCCATCGCGCGCAGAGCCGTAAGACCCTCTTTATACAGCGGATCGAACACGAGTAGTTCTCTGTCGACTATTATGCTGTTTCTCTTCTCGCATATCGTGACTTCGAGATCATTTTGTTGGTTCTTCAAGTCAACGAACGCTGCGTTAAGATTGCAGTGAAGCACTCGTAGGATGGCGTCCCGTGTCTGCACCGGCAGAAGAGCACTATCGGTAAGATGATTCAGAAGCTGTTTACGTATGACGTTGTATCCCGGGTAAGTGGTAAACGGTTGCGACATCGTCACTTCGAGTGGGATCATCGGACCCCTGTGACACCTACGTTGCGAGGCTACCGTCCGTCGTCCCGCTGTATTGAATTCCCAGGTATACGTCATGAGTTCTTACCACATAACCGGTGCGGACTTTGTAGATGTTTGGCCAAACTCATCTGTTCCAGTAAACCGAATCAGAATCTTCGTGCCTACGGGCCACACATCCGTTTTATGGATGTAGAACGCTATCGAATGCCCCTCAGAGCGTCGCCACTTACTCTGTGTTCCATTATACGGCGCTACAAACGCTTCAGTCTGAAAGGCCGGGGCATACGTTAACCCCGAGTCCTCACTCAATTCAACCAGCACTGTGGAAATGTCCACCCAACTCGAGTGGGAATAGTTGGTGAACTTGATAACAACCTCAGTAACTGGAACATTGAAGGCTCTATCAGCTGGGCGGGATCCCAAGAACCTCGGTTCAATGGTGCTTTGCGCATTACCGTACTCGGATTGCCCGAACGCGATAATCCCATAACCTCCGTTATAATCGGTGCTTACGTGAGATATGCCGCTCATTACTCACTCCGTACTGTCCACGCAATAGACGTAGCCGCCTGTCCAGTGACCGTAATACGGAAAGTCTCATCAGTATCGTTGACTACAACCGCGACGTCCCAAAGGTCTGTACCCGTGCCGCCACCAGAGGTGTCGGTTTGCCCAATAACAGTGTACAGAACTTCGTCCACCATCGAGCTGTTATTTGCTGCTCCTCTAACCGCGTCACACTCGATACGCCAACGCTTAACCTTCATGCCGGTCAGATCGAAGGCAACGCACCGCAGCGTCCAGGACGTTACCGCACTCGCCTCGAGCACATGCCGCTCGTTCAGCACACCACCAATGAAGATTTCTGCCGGAGTAGCGTTAGCGGTCGTGCCGGACCAAGAGATAGATGGTACCAGTCCCGAGGGAGAAACACCGCTATCAACGATATTACCAAACTCATCGAATGCAACCAGATTACCGTCTGCAGCGCCTGGCACATTGCCGTTATACTGGAACGTTTGACTGATCAACCAATCAGGATCGTCGAACGTAAACGAACTCCACTTTCCATCACCGTCGGTTGCGGACCAACCATTAACGCCGTTCGACACAAAACGAATTTTGGCATACCGTTGGAAAGACCCAACCACGCCACAAGAACCCTCACCTAGCCAAAGGATGGTGTCGCCCCCGGAAGCCATCACAAGCATGGCACCAGATTCGTGCACGGCGTACACCATCACTTCAAGTTCAGCGCCCTCTCCAGCGTTAGCAGAGATAGGAAGCGTCATAAGCTGTGTCCCCGGGCCGTACGATCCTAGGAACAGTTTACCGTGGCATGCGTCAGGGAGCAGGTAGTCAGCGTCCTCCGCCAATACGATATCCCACTGACTCGAGCCTCCGCCACCTCCACCTCCTGTGAAGCCCTTCTTGAAAGGCTGCACCCGTACTACGCCCACACCCTGCTGCACCACGTACTTAGCCAGCAAAACAAATGGGCCATCAACCCCCATCTCAGGAGGTACTACCTCGTCTGTATCTAGCGGAGACTGTTCCCAAAGGGCTTCTTCAAGCGTGGCATACGTATAAACCGGATACTTTACAAATAAACGGTCGTATATACCTGATGGACTTCCTGGTACCATGTCGACAGCGGCGTATACGTAGTGACATGAGAAATTACCATCCGGAACTACCGCTAACCCCGATATGCCTTCTCCTATGTAACCATCGTAATATACGAGGTCCAAGTCTGTCCCAGTGCCCAACATCGGCGTGTACGTAAAACTCATTTCATTGGTGTACACGTATGTACCTAACGTAAGGTACCCGTCCCGCTGGTATACGCTCTCGCCGTAAGTAATCAGGAGATTGCGTACTTTTACCGTAGCAGGGCCTGATACTGAGAACTGGTTAAACCCAGGTCGATCAGATAACTTATACCCCGCTGACTGAAACAGCGTATCCGCCGGACCCACAAAGGAATTCATTTGTGAGTGATTCGTGTGTATCAGGATTGGGGTACTCAAAACTCACCTCCACCACCGCCACCAAAGATGTCATCGGTTGACACGACAACGGTGTGCAAAAGTACGGCGTTATCTGTGGGACCCGGTCTTGTAGCCGTAACCACTACTTCGATATCGGACGTGATATCTGAATACTGGGCTACTACGTACATGACTGTTCCCGTATCGAACTCGCTGAAAGTAAAAACCTCTCCCGGATACAAAAATGTCTCGAGCCCTGAACCGTAAACAGGCTGGCTCGAGCGCCGCAGCATGATGAACCCGCCAGAAATCTGAACAGTTGCTAGATCCCGGTCATAGAACAGCAGGCATCCTACAAACGCCATACCCCGTTGTGTGTAATACTGATATTGCCCAAGGTGCGCGATAGCTCCCGCACCACCTAGGTTACCTAAAGGCATTCCAACCGCGTTCACAGGGTGTTCACCCGTAACGTCGCGGTTAGACAGAGCGCTATGGTCTGTGGTACCAGCACCGCTAATCGCTATTCCACTGTCTTTGATATTCCCGTCAGCGTCGAATGTGACGATGTTGTCTTCAGTAGCACCCGGGATATTTCCACAGAATCTGTACGTATCAATATACGTCCAAACTAGGTCATCTCCGTATGTTACCGAACCCCACTGCCCTTCTCCGTCATACGCTCCCCATCCGTCCACGCCATTCGACATGATGCTGATCTTTGAATACGATTGCTGCGTACCGATGATGAACGTCGCATGCGTACCACCGTACCAGATGATCACATCCGATCCCGCAGCCCGTAGTGCGAACATTCCGTCATGCAGCTCTCCCGTAAAATTTCCGACCACAAGTACTGTAAATACTTGCCCTTCGAGAGTGTCCGCGGCTAACGGAAGATCCCAAACAACATCTTCCCCTGACACAGGATTGATGCTTAGGTACGCCGTATTCGGAAACGTAAGGGGCACCTCGTAAGTAGCTGTTCCGATAGTCTCTACTTTCCAATTCCCCGTACTGCCAAAATTGTCCTCTACCCAATCGCTATTGGTAATGCCCCCAACCAGGGTATAGAACGCCTGAAAGCCTGACCCATCATCGAGCACCCGGACTGCCATGCCCACGCGCCGGCGGTCTGCTGTAATGAGATCACGCTCAGTTATGTCAGCAACCGTGCGCCAACCGCCACGCCCGTAGATCTCATCATGCACCGCATAGGTATCCGTGCTGTCTGACGGCGCTATAAACCCTGTAAATCGGACTGACCCTGGAATCGCAGACATCCGGTACCTCCTAAGACGGCGGAGGAGGTGCTAAGCTCCCCGTCACAATGATGTTGATGGCGGATCCGATAATGTTCGTCGAACGGTGTACGCGATAACTCGTCGTAATCCCGAACCCATTCGCTACGTTAACACTATACGGAGCTTCAAACGGAACGTCGAGGTTTGTGAGCTCATCCTTAAACGTTGATGCTAGTCCTAACGATGTTGGGTAGCAGACGTACTTATACCCAGTTGCAATGAACGCGTAAGTACCTGCGTATCCACTCACTAACCCACTGACACGCAGATTGAGAATGTCGGCCTCAATCAACGCCCCAGGGTTGATAGACTCACCGTAGAAACGGCGCCACTGCCAGTACACGGTGTATCCGAGACTGAACGTATCCAACCGAGTATTGTCCCCTTCGATCAAAAAGCTGTAGGACCCCGCGTTTGTTAATTGAATGGGGACTGTCGGGTAACTCGTTACTTCGCTACCGTCATTTGCTAAAGCGCTTGCGATAACGACGTGATCGGTCACATCGTTTAACACGAGAGTGTCGGGCTCTACGGTATCGTCGTTAACCGTTGTCCACACGAACGTGCGGTTGATCGGGATAACATCCCCTACTTCAAGAATGGGTGCTTGACCCGAGATGCTAAAAGATGTGAACGCTGGATACTGATAGGGGTACAGAAGACCGTCAAACATCTCAGCTAGCGTATTCCCAGAGAACGAAGACCCAGCTTCCCATCCTCCGACCGTTACGGGCATCTCGTCCGGGTTAGTGTACGTATACCCGCCGCTGGTAGCCAGTGCTAGTAACAGGTTATGGATCTTCTCGCCCCAGCCCCACCATGTCGACGTACGGCTGTTATCTTCGATGGTCTCATTGATTGCCGGGAATGCGTAATCAGTGCCACCAATCGACACGGGAATACCGAAATACAGAATACAAACATCTTCGGTTGGTAACCCCGCGTCAACGGTCAACTTTGCGCGGTATCCGCCGATATCCACGACGTTTATCGTGCACGTATTCGTTGTGGATCCGCTAACCGTCGCTGTTGATCCGGGAGGTTGTGTAATTTCCCACTGGTATGAGATCAACGCGGCGTTATCCGCGACTAGAGATACTGGAGGAACACCATCTGAAATCGGTAAAATATCTCTTCGCGCAACTCCAGGAGTACCTGAAGTTAGCTGGTCGATTCGAAAATTAGCTGCGTTCGCCATGGCGTGAACTCCTACTAACCCTAGGGGAGGGTACTTTGCGTGACGTCGTTATTAAGATCTTCAGTCTCTTGCTGTGCCGCACGTTTATCCGCTTCTTCAGGCGTAGCCGCAGTACTTGGTTCCTGTGTGTTAATCGGTCCTGCCCCTGAATTGATGCCCGTAGCATCTGGCTTAACTTTTTCTCCCTTTGAAATTTGTGGAGATAACGACGCAGCCCGCGGTTCAATAATGTTGTATCCGTCCGGTACAAACGCTCCTGCCATTAACCCTAATTCAGTAGGGGGCGCATAACTTCCATACACAATATGGAGCTTCTTAACAAGAAGCTGAAAGGAAAATGGAATCGCAGTTTCGTTCGACGCGTCGAGATCCAAAGTCAAATTGAGCATCGCTCCCGACGCGATTACTGAGTCATACCTGATATAAAAAAGAAGTCCACGCCGTGCGAGCTGCGTACCGCGCGCTAGGTCGCGATAAATACGCAGTAGCCGCATGGCCCAATCATCTTGGTAGGTGTTTAGAACCGTACCCGTAAACGTGAATGTCGGGGGTTGCTGTCCAAAGAAAAACGCTACGTAATTGTCCTCGAGTACGTCGACTACTTGTACCTTTTCAGCAAAACTTTGTTGCACATGCTGTAAGAAAAAATCGATATATCCAGGAGGATTGTCGGTACGGTTTACCTGCGCGGTGTTCTTGCCAGAACCTAAAAGAACTTTAACGAGTTCCTTCGACTCCGCATCCGGCATACTGTTACTGATGCTCGTAATGCGGCTCTTTAAAGACTTACCTTCTCCACCAACCTTGATATACATCCGCGCTAGCGTGTCCTTACCATCTCTATCCGCTAGACCATTATGCCGCGCGTACTTCGGGGTCATTAGAGGGAAATTCGCAAAAATTCCCCTGGAAGTATTCCCTCTCTGATCATTAAGCTCGTTATACTTCTTAATGATCTTGCTATCTTTTATCGGAACAACAGTACTGGTCGGGCGAGAGTTATCTGGCTGTACGGGCGTAGTTGTCGGCTGCGTACCCGTCATAAAGACTTCTCCGGTATCAGTAATTATCGCCATTACTGCACCGGCACGTACACGGTACCATCCGCGTAGTCCTGCACTGCTATCGTCTGCGTCTCATTTACAATCATGAACGCAATCTCCACGGGACCGGGCATTTCGATCGCGATAGACGCCTGTCCCATCTCCAGATTGTACAGTATCGCTTCCTGGATGTACGCCAGAAAGTTTTCTGCGCGCGGTGGAAACCGACGAACTCGAGGTTGGGGTGCTGTTGTTGTCGCCATGGTTAGTCTCCGAACACGCTCTTCATCAACATTGCGTCGTAGAGCATTTTAGCACCATTCGCAAATTGACTCGTGGTGTCGGCGTTGAAGTACTTGAAAATGTCGCCGAACTCACTCGCAGCACCACCAGCAGCCGCCGCGTCGCGTTCGGCAGCCCGCGCCTCATCGCCCACTGCCGTAGTAAGACTGCTAGCTACCCCTAAGCTCTCACGTCCTAACGCTATCCCCTCATTTTCAAGTTCCGCTTGGAGTTTCTTCTTCTCTTCTCCCGTCGCTTTACGCATCTTGAGCCATTTAGCGTGTATCGCGGGATTCTTTTCCTTTAGAGCCGCTTCTACGTCTTTCGCATTAGCCGGTTCCATCCAATCCGCACCAACACCGAGCTCTTCTAACCCGCGTGTTCTAAACTCCGTTGTACCTTCTACGAGTCCTGTATCGCTTAGTCCCTGTATGCCCGCAATAACGTCAGTCGCTTTTCTGCCCTTTAACGACGTACTCAATAGCTTCTTGATGTCGTCAGTTACAGCGCCAATCTGTCCCCCTACATCACCTTGAGCTACGTTAGCTCGTAGCTGCTGTGACGCCTCTTGAATCTGGGCTTCAGACATCTTGGGATTCTTACTTCGTAAGATCCCCGCAATCTTCTCTTCTACTTGTCGAGCTTCGCCACTCGCCATACCACCGTGCGTAAGCGCTAGTGACAGCATTTCTTCTTCCGACGCGTACTGCGCAACCTTCTTTAGTTCACCTAACCCCGCTTTATCCGTACGCATAACGCCGTATTCGGTCTCAGTCTCCGTGATGAAGCCTAAATCCATTGCGTACTTATTGGACTTCGTCTTCAAATCCTCGAGGTCTTTATCTGTGTTGGCCCACAGCTCTTCCTTTATACCGGCGTTAGTTTCACGCTGAGCATCCAATATCCCGGCTTTAGCGTCAGCACTTCCCTGAATATACCCTGCAGCAAGTGACTGTGTCTCGGCCGCTGCTTGAGCTGCCGGTGACATTTTATAATACACCTTCTCGGCTTCCTTTACCGAGATACCGCGTTCTTCAGCTAGTGCTTCAATCGTAAAACGGACGCCATCTGCCTTCTGTATCTTTTGGTCTCCACCAAACTTCGTGGCATACTTCTCTGATAATGCTGCGATCTTCGCACCTGCACGCTGCGCGACGTTAAACGCACCACCTCCCCGAATACCTGCTTCTTTTTCAAATGCCTGGTAATTAGCGCTGGCTTCTTTACCAACCATCGATGACCTAAGACCACTATTGAAATAGAGGCTGTCAGCCTGCCGCTGCTCCCGCACGTAAGAAGTGGCTTCTCCTAATTGCGAGCCATACGAGCTTTTCAACATGGCTCCACGCCCTGATTTTACCCAATCATCTACCGGTAAAAAGCTCGAACCAACACCTGCAGCAATACCTACTCCGCCAGAAATAAGCCCCGTAGCGAGATTGGCTACGCCACTCAAAGCAGCGTCTATTGTTCCGCCCTCACCACCGCCATAGATATAACGGTCATTAAGCCGTGCAAACTCTGCGTTGGACATCTCCGCCGTAGAAGAAGACGCATTAAGACGAGAACGCGCCGCACTCACGTTACCAAGATACGCATCTCGGTCCTTCTTTGTCTTAAACCGAGCGCTAGCCGCATTTCGGCCTATCCTGAGAAATTGCCCCTGCTCGAGCGCGCTCGACTCCTCGCTACTCCGTTGCCACTCATCAAACGCGTCTCCCATCGCCCTAAATGGTGAAGCTAATGATCCACCCACACTACGCAGCGCATACTGTGCATCCGACGTGTCTGGCATTATGCCGCCGAGCATCCTACCCATAAATCCCGTACGCTGTGACTGCACCTGTCCCCATTGATCCTGCGCAATTTCCCCTACTCGGCGTTGAGACATACCCTGCAAACTCCTCCACTGCGCGGGATTCGATACTTCCTGCAGCATCTGCTCCGACATCTCATCGCCGTAGAGCATTCGGGAACCCGCGGCAAAAGCGTTAGCTCCTTCCAATCCCATCGACTTACCGGTGTTGAGCGCCATCTTATAACGCATGATGGTTTGCTGCGTGGGAGACATTGCACGCGCTGCAGCGTCGTTAATAGAACGCTGTTGTAAGGGCAGCATCGCCAAGGCTCCAACGCCTCCCTCTGCGACCCCCTGCCCCAAGTTCTGGTACGCTCCCATAATCATGTCGATCGGATTCGCGCTCTTCATCTGCCCCGCGATGTTCCCCATGTTGGGACCCCAGGACCCGGACTGCGCGTTGTACCCCGCGAAGGACGCACCAAGCATCGGCATCGACATGAAAGCGGCCTGTGCTTGCATGTTCCGTTGCGATACTCCCGACGTACCTCCAAGCATTGAGAGCTGCGCTTCCGAAAACGTGCCACTCGCTACCGACTGCCGAGCAGACGCCATCGAGAAGTTGCCGTAATTGAATCCCGCACCCGCGGACAGCCCCGCCTGTTGGTAGGTCATCGCCCCCGGCAACCCGCCACCTTGCACAAGACCAGAGATGGTCGTACCGGCCCCGCGGGCGTAGGAGCGCATGCCTGCCGCTGCCTGATCCATCTCTGGGAGAGACAAACCGAAGCGTCGCAACTGTCCCATCTGCTTGATGACGCTTACGACATCAGGATCGTTGGTGAGCTCCATAAAGCGCTTGACAACCTGACTCACTTCCCGTAGGTTACCTCGGATCCCTTCAACACCCTGCTCCATGTCCATCAGCCCGGATTGCCCCGATAGCTGAGTGATCTTCATCAGATCGTTCCGATTGAACATGTTGTTTGTGGACTTTTGGAATCCGGCGTCGGTCGCCAAGGACTGAATACCGCCGGCCAACTCCATCGACGCCGGTCGGGAAAGACCCCGACCCATGGGGTGTAACTGCGGACCCTGCACGACCCAGTCTTGCGTCTGGCGCTGCAGCGCTGCTCCCATCTGGTGCATTTCTACGTTAGGCCGCATCGGAATCATGGACAAATCGCCCATCGCACCTGAAAAACCAGAGGCTCCAGCAGCAGCAGCTCCCAGGAGAGCTCCACCCATCGCACCCATCCGTCCGAAGCCCAGCCTCGAGCCTGCTGCCGCCCCCGCCATGGCTCCGGCGGCGTACCCGCCCATCGCACCGCCTACCCGGGGCGCCTGGGCCACCATCGAGTACAAGGAATCAGCACGCATTTCCCGCTGCTGAAGCTCCTGTTCCCACGCGTTCTGGAACATGGGAGAGGGCATCCGCGGCGTGAACGGCGTCATCAACGTGGGCATGATGGGCATCGGAGACATCGGAGTACCCATCGGAGACGGCGCCGATGGCCGGAATACTCCCGAAGATGCCGGAGTCATCAAGAGCGGTGATGGAAGTACCGAAGGCATAGTGAGCATCGACAATGCCGACGCCTGGTACGGATTGAACGACTGCTGCGATTGTATCTGCTGTAGTTGCTGTTGAAACTGTTGCCCAAACGAGAATGATGCCGCCCTCGAGTTCGTCATCGGCAGCATCGCCTGCGCGTACTGCATCTGCATACTGGCCTGCTGCGACAACTCCGAAGCGACCTGCGCTGGTGACTTCGTCCCACTCGGCGCGCTCGTACCTGGTATGAGTCCGAGATTAGCCTGCATGGAGTTGTATTCAGCCATTATGCACCCTTTTCTTTAACGACCTCAGGCGGCGTATCAATCGCAGTCATCGCGTCAAGCTTGCGGAACAACCGATCCTGTTCACGCGCTTTCTTCATCCGAGTATCCGTAAACCGGCGTCTAGCCGTCTTGTACTTCGAATTATAGCGGAGCTGGTAGAGCTCTTCCCGGAACCCTTCCAACATGAGTTCGATGTACTGATCGTTGATCCCGAGACCCTTTCCTAAAAGAGTCGCGAATAACGATACTTCTGAGAACTTCACGTGACGCTCTCGTGCGATCGATTCCGCCAGCAACTGCTCTTGGAACGACCCAGACTCCGGCAACGGGGACCCGTGAGCGTACGCGTACGCACGCACCTGGCCCGTTGCCGAATTTAAAAATCCTCGGGGGCTCCCTCCGCAAATATCGCGATGAGCTTGTTATCAAAATCCAAAACTTTCTTTTGGATACTGGCGTTAACGACTTGCGGCAGATTTCCGAGGAACTCATAACGCTCCTTGAACGCTGCTTCGATATCTGCATGAGGTGTCGTTGCGTGCGGTGGGATAGTAAAGACCCGATCACCGTACTGCGACAGAGATGCCGCGGCATTGTATTGCAAAACGAGGTCGTTTATGTTGATAGGGAATTCCAGCTGTTCCGCTTCCATAGCGCGTCGAACACGCAAGGTGTCCTTATACTGCCGCGTACGTAGTTTAAGCAGCATCGACCCAATACGGTGCGTGGATTCGTAGAACCCTTGCGTCAAAACACTCTCTTTGATTTGACGCGCGTCCGCCAAAGATATCCCCTGATTACGGATACCTTCTTCGTAGCGTTCCTGCAGCGTCTTCTCAACATCCCCGGATTCAGCCTTAGCCGTGTCGTCCATTACCTTCAGTGACTCTTCAATTTTTTTAGAGTCTGGCACCGCTTTGAACTTCTCCGCAATCCGATAACCGTCTTCCCCGATGATCGGCATACCTGTATCTTTATCGACGCCTGCCATAGGTCCTCCTTGGGTGAAAATCACTTCTACCTTAGTGGTATAAGACTAACCAAATAGCAAGGAGATTTCCGTGAGCAAGCTAATCCACGAGATCAAGAGTTGTAATCGCTGTCCTGAACTGGTGCTTTCACGAACCCGAGCGATACCGGGTGATGGCCCAATACCCTGCAATTTTGTGTGCATAGGAGCTGCACCAAATGCTACCGACGACGCTACAGGTATCCCCTTTAACGACCTGGCCGGTCGCTATGTTCGCCACTTACTCAAATTAGAAACAGTACTCGCGCATTACTTAACAATCACCAAATGCCAAACACCCGACAAACGTGACCCCACTCAAAAAGAAATCAAAAACTGTTCTAAATTTTTACGTTTGCAACTCGAAGAAATTTCACCTAAAGTAGTTCTCGCGTTAGGGCGCTCTAGCACCGCGTGCCTCTTGGGTACCCATCCAAGTCAGGTTCGGATGCTAAAGTACGCAGGAGCTATCATCCCTAGCGCTATTATGCCGGATGGCAACGACGCGCTAACCGTTTGTACTTTTCACCCGTCGTTTGTTTTTCAGCATAGAAAAAGCGAGATCGAACAGCTTTTCAGACAGCACGTCCGGAAAGCCCTAACCCTGGCCGTAGGCCGCATTAAGGAGACTCCATGTTCTGCTCCGATTGCTACAGCGTACTTCCCTATGGGAAAGTAAACACCACCGTCTGTCCTGTCTGTGGGGTCCAACTCGAGATCACCGTCGAAGACGTGCTTAAGCACGGGTACGGTGAGCTCGTGAAGGAGATTCGTCCCGGACAAATCACGCTCGGGAACAAGGTTGAGGGGCTCCTACAATACAAAACCACTAGGGGCTGCATCATCGCAGAGGGCGGTACGGGCATTGGTAAGAGCTTTGCCTACATTGTCCCCATCTTGAACGACTACGTGCATCGGAAGACCCCGGGGAAACAGTACGTTATCGCAACATCAAACAAGGCACTGCAGCACCAGCTCGAACGCGACATCCCACTGCTGATCCAGAAGCTGAACATCGACGCTAGATCTGTTGTGTCCAATAAGCAAACACCTGCCTTTAGCGTCGTGAAGGGAAAAAGCAATTACGCGTGTCCCGAGCTCATCGAGCACGTACCTGACGTCGATAAGGGAAAATTCCGAGACTTCATAGAGATGCTCCCAGCTGATGTGGCCAACTGGCCAGGTCCTCGGCCAAATTGGTGGGATGACACCACTGTAGAAAACTGCCCCCACAACAAAAACGTCTGTCCGCACGCCAAGAGCTGCAGCCCGGACTACAAGCTGTTGGATATCATGGTCATCAACCAGCACCTCCTAGGGTTCATGCTCGAGAACCCTCGTATGCTCAAAACGGGGGGCGTTGACGTCGTAGTCGTGGACGAAGCTCACCAGCTGTCAGAATCGGTACGTGGCGCCTTTTCTAGTGTGTTCAAATACGCCGGAATCTCGCGCTTATTCCGCGTTGAAAACGACTACGACCTCATAGACTGGTGGACAGAAATGGGTGTAGCTCACGCAGTTTCCACACGGAATGGTCAGGTGTCTGTAGACGAAATCGCCGTGTTCCGCCGCAATAGCCGCGCGGAAGCGGCAGAGAACATGGAAGTCATAAAGCACGTTCACACCCGGACGCAGGACATTTACGACAGTCTACAAGTACAGTTTAGCCAAATGGCGTCCTCATCTCGGGACAAGCGCGCCATTGTGTTGGATACCGCACCGCCTGGAACGGTGGCTGCGTGTGAGGAAGCTGAACCTCTGCTCAATAAAGCATCACGGCTACTGGACGAGGTATGCAGCGCGCCGCAGCTCGATGACTTCGATTATGGTTTGGATGTCCGTGCCCGGTCAAAAGCCAAGAAAGCGCTCAACTCTCTCAAAAAACTAGAGAAGCTCTTTCTTGCCCTCATCAACTACGGTGACTCGGACAAAACCAAGGAAGTCATTGCCCTCAGCTCTGAATCGATCGAAATCAAAGCGATCGACATCAGCAAGCGCTTCCAAGAGACTCTGGCTCGAGTGACCAAAAAAGCGGTGTTTGTCTCCGCTACACTTGCGATCGGCTCCGACTTCTCTCACTTCAAAGAAGAACTCGGTATCGGACTGCAAAAAGTACCTGCAGCGCTCCCTCTCTTATCGGAGAGCGTCCATCCCTCTCCCTTTGACCTCGCTTCAGCCGCACAGGTCTACCTCCCAATTGAGGCTCCGGTACCCGTGCGCCGCGGAGAAGAGGGGTACGAAGACTGGATGCGCTGGATGACTGAAGAGATAAAGGACCTCGTCATTGCCAACAAGGGCGACGCTTTTGTGCTCTTCTCGAATGTGGCCGACATGAAAGAGATCCACAGTCGCGTAGAGCCCGTGCTATTCTCCAACCGCATTACCGCAGTCCTACAAGACGGGGACGCAAACACCGCTATCCAGCGGTTCCGTAACAACCCTGCCTCCGTCCTATTTGGGGTAAAAAGCATCTGGGAAGGGGTCGACATCCAGGGAAGTAAGCTGCGCCTCGTGATCATCCCCAAGCTTCCATTCCCCCCGCCCGATGACCCGGTAATCAAGGTTCTTAGCAACATCGCGGGTAACCAGTGGTTTCGTTTAGTCCTCATACCGCGTATGCTTGCTGCCGTCCGACAAGGCGCAGGGCGCCTAATACGCACCAAAACAGACTACGGGATAGTGGCCATCCTGGATCCCAGAGTCTGGTCTGGCGTGTCTAACCCCCAAAAGCACGCGGCGATTATGTCAAAGCTTATGCTAAGGAAACCGACAGAACGCACCCTTAACACGGCTTATGGTAATAAATTGTTTGCTGCCCTCGGTTTTAAGGATTGCATTATGGACAAAACTGGGGCAATAAACAAACTACGAACTTACACAAAACGAGCCGAACAAGAGCGGCTCACAAAAGAAGGAGTCCAAGATGGCACGTCCCAAAGGGTCTAAGATGATTGATTGCCCGAATCCGAAGTGCTCGGGCAAAGTGGTCCTGATGCCGGCAGCCGGCGAGGTTGGTGTTTGCAAGACCTGCAGCACCAAGGTGAAGATGACCAAGGCTCTGATGAAGGAGCTCGGAATCAAGTGATTCCACGTATTGGGTCGATTCGGAACGCCCGTGTGGTTAGCTGAGAGGCAACTACACGGGCGTTTCTTTTGGTTCAAGGTACTTGACGTATCCCATAGAACCTGCCACTCATTAGAAATGCGTTTTGTTATAGGAATATGCCAAGCTAAATTGCCTAATAAGGGACCCTACATCGCAGTGTCTACTGCCTGGGCGATTAGCACCCTTCCCCCGTTCAACATCCAAAAGACTTCGATACAAGAGCTCCGCACTACCGCGGCAGCCTGTGCAGTTACGTCAAACTGGGATGAGGTTGTAACGCTTGAGGCGTGTCTACAGCGCACCCTAGAAAAAATGTACCTGAAAAATCTAATCGCGAGTCCGCTTAACGACTATCCACCGGCTATCATGATTCTTCAAAAGCCTGTTCATCTGTCGATGAAATACGAAATTGATTCTGACCACTGGGCAATTGAGTGCACCCAGAAAGTACTCAATAGTTTGCTCGTAGGAGAACCGCAATAATGACAACACACGCCGAACTGTTGAGACCCCACGTTGATGTCACCACCTGCTCTAAGTGCCGAAAGAAGTTCGAGTCAGGTGACCGGATCGTAGAGGCTTACATCTTTCACCGTTCGGCGCCCAATCCTCTGAACGTGGTATGCCGGGGTGCCGAGCTGATGGAGGAATACGAGTTCATTCATGCGGACTGCAACGACACAAAACTTCTTAAGGGAAACTACGTCAGTAAAATCGTGGTGCCCTAATGGCTACTGGAATCCACAACCCCTTCAAAGACCCCGTTAAGAAAGTAAAAAAACCTGAATTTACTGCTAACTTCGATTCTGACGACTCTGAAAAAGTCGCGCCTACTCCTCCTTCTATTATTCTCGACGGTGGTAGCTATGGAATCGAGATAATCGGGGTAACAACTCCGTTAGACGCAGGGAAAAAACTCCTTGAACTGCTATACTCCTTGGACGACGCACATAAACGAAAACTCCGTCAACAAGGGGTCAACGTACTTTCTCCTGGGTCTGACGTTCCTGACAAACTCCCTGTCGGTCAACTCATGCTGGTGATAGGGGGGAAAGCGATCATCGTAGACGTTGACCCGAGTTACGTGAATGAAACTCCTGTCTACCGCCGCATAGCCCACGCCATCATCGGTCTTGGGATTAACGACACACTGAAACGCCACAGAATGCGCGTTTTCACAAGGAGATAGACATGCAAAATAAACGGCCATGCGGAGAGTGTTCGCAGTACTACCCGCTCGAGAAGGGTGTACGCGGGGGGGAACGCCGCCCGCTCAACCACGGTTACTGTTTGGAAAAAACAGTGTTTGCAAGTAACAAGCCTGGTGACCCCGTATACCCACCGCGCGCAAAGACCGCGGAGCTTCCCAACGCCATGCATCACACAGTTCTGGTGTACGCTAACCAAGTAGTCCCCGAGTGCCAAACATTCAAAGGAGCGCAACGATGAGTGCTATCCCCGAGATGATCACTGTTCCCGACGGTAAAGGCGGCTGGACTAAAGTACCTGCTGGAACCCAAGTAAAGCAGGACACGAGTAAGCAGGCCAAGATCATGGAAGAGGCTATCGAAAAAGATTTCTATGAAGCCGCCGGAAAGCTCGCGTTGTACATCAACAAACTCGTACGGATATACGCCAAAGAAAACGGCCTTACCCATCAGGAAGCAGCTGCGGGCGTATACCTCGAAAACTGTAATAACCGTTTCTTCTTTCCCGCGGAGGACGGTGGCGTAGAGGAGTTCGACCGCGTTACCGCGTTAATGTGGGAGTGGTTTAAAAAGCAGCCCAAAGATTGAAGAAATCCCTCCGGTTTATGGTATAAAAAATAGCTGAAGTTCGTTTCTGATTTGCTATAATAACTCCAAGAGAAAAATTCGCGCAGGTAAGGAGGTCCGATGCGACTGAGAGGCGTAATACTCGTTTATGTTATCCTGGGACTACTGTGTACAGGTGGAACCCAGGAAAACAAGAGGAACCTTCCCTGGGAAGGTACGCGCGTGATCACAAAGTCTTTGGCAACAGTCTACAGGGAGCAAGAGGAAGCACGCCTAAACAAGGACGTGGCCCCCTACGGTACTAATGAAGAGCGGGAAATGAGCATTGACCGGATCGCAAATAGTTTGGTTGCCTGGAAAACCAAACTGGATGGTGAACTTTGGTATGAGTGTGGAGAACGGTACACCACTCTTTCTAAGAAGCAGGAAGCTTCTACTAAGTGGGCAGTAGCGCTTTACGATGCGCAACGAGATGCCACATACAACCTAAAGAGTGGCGAGGCTGTTACCGTACCCATGGAGTCTGCACTAGGTATCATCACAAACGAGTCGCGCTTTGACCGGTGCGCTATCGGCCCTTGGCCTAGGAAATGGGCTGCAGAACACGGCCTCCTGCTTTTACACGGACGCCGCGCTTACAGCTACTCGGAGGATGAACTCGCTGAGGTTCTCGAAAACCCAAAATGGGAAAAAGAGCACCGAAGCGCGGATCTTGGACCGGGCCAAATCATGTGGAACAAAAAGAAGGGAGACTTCCGCCAATACACAACTCTGGGCAGCGGCATACGTAACGTTTTTGCTGAACTCGTCCGCCGCGGAGTTGAGTACGACACGAAGGATCCCGCAGCATACTGGCCAGGTCGGCGCTCCCCCGATTACCTCGAAAAAGTCATGCGTTTTGGAAGGTCGTTCTTCCGGGCGCTTAAAGTGTAGGGCGTAAGCCCCGATACCCTCGGATGTCTGTTTGTTACAGACATGCGCAGATACTGCGCAATATCTGTCTGGGCGCCAGCGCCCTTACCCGAGGAAGAAGGAGCCAGGAGAATCGAGCTCCATCTCTCAGCGAGGGTATCGTTGTTTTTGTGTACCCCCTCTTCTCAGATGTCCTTCCTTTCCGTAGGGCCGTAGATACTACGGTATGTTCGGTGTGGTTGTAGGACAACCAAAATAGCAGCCGCGGCCCCAGACGCTCGATCGCCAGGAGCTCGGCTCTCTCAGTGAGAAGAGGGGGTGCTTTTTTACAGCACCCCTTTTTTTGCTCCTAAAGACTGTGCTATAACACTTTCAACAAACACCGCATAAGGAGGGCTCATGGCCATTGTTCAATTTCCTTCTAAAGAAACCGTTGTCGGTTACATCGATACTGACTCGGGGGGTATTCTCCTTACAGATGCCGTATGGGAGAGCACCCTTCCCAGAACTTCACACAAATACACCTCTATAGACCTCGGAGAAGCCCTCCCTAGCCGCATTCCCGTGTACGCCAAACTTGTAAACGGCCGACGCTTCATTATCATCGACATCGACGCGGCCACCAACACCCGAGTGGAGTCAGACTTTGTTGAGGTTAACGACCCGGTTGAAGCTGCGATTGACCCAGACGAGCCCGTTACACCGGAGACATCGAATGCGTAGTCCTCTTGTTATCGGCATCATAGGTGGAATGGGAAGTGGCAAGGACACTGCGGCCAAGATACTGGAGCAAAGCCATGGTGCACGCTCATTGGCATTCGCAGACGCCATGAAATGCTACCTCCTGGACATCTTCGACCTATCCCACGACCAACTGTGGGGTCCTAGCGAAACAAAAGGTCCTGAGATCCGTAAGCTCATGCAGCAGTTCGGCACCGAACTCTGCCGCGGTCACAACCCGGATATCTGGATCGATAAGCTCCTCACACGAATCGACGACTACGTCGGCAACGGCGTGGATCCTCTCGGGTTGCAACGTGCTATCGACAAGAACAAACGCGCGATAATCGTGGTCACCGACATCCGGTTTCCTAATGAGGCAGCTGCTCTCGTTAAGGAATACCACGCGCTTAACCTCCTAATCGTGCCCGAAAAACGGAACTACAGCGCAGATATTAAAGACGACGCACTACTGGGACATGCGAGCGAAACCTCAATGTGGGACATCCCACCGGAACACATCTACGCAACAGTAAAGAACCCTGGAGAATTTGCGCGCTATGCGTCTAATATCCATGCGGCACTGGAGCATAAGATATGACTGAACCGTTACCTCAAGACCCATATAACGGCCAGGAAATAGATGTTCCAGATGACTTATGCTGGGGATCCACGACCCGGATACAGCTATGGGCTAGGATAGAGGGAACGAACGACCTCGAGTTGGTAGGGCACTGCGAAAACGTAGAACGGTGCGCCACCTCTAGCCGTTATTGGACAATAAAACGCGCTAAGACGGTCTTACCGCTTACCCCACACATGGTAATAAACGTCGTAGCGCATGAACTCGAATTTGCTTCGATGATATTCATTGACGGGTTGGGGTGGGTGGGCGCGCGGCACAGACAGCCGGGAAAGCTGCGCATCAACAAGTACTTGCGTGTCCGCATAAACTTCGTGCTAGACGAGGGCGCAGGTGATACCTGGTATTACGAGCTAGTAGGTCTCGAGACAATTCCACACATTGAGGAGAACGCAGAATGACAAACAACGTACGTCCCTTCCCTGGCCACGCTGGGCCGCGCCTCGTTCAACCTATCTCAGGGCACCCACAAGGCATGCCCCAAGGAGAACAGGCTCCCAATCCCTTCAGAACCTTCAATCCCCTGCGGGAGAACGCCCAGGGCATGCAGGTTCTGCGCAAGCTCACCAACTGCAAGCTTCCGGAGCACGCTGCCAAATTGCACGGTCTGGTGCAGAAGATCTCCACCATGCCGGATGCCTCCGATGATCTCGTAAACGCTGCCGGACGCGCGATTGCCCTGACACTCCGCGGAGACCAATTCTGCACCAAGCAGCTCCAGAAACGCACCATCGTGAAATACGCTGACGACCACGAGCTCGATGTCCTGAACAAAGAAATCAAGGAGCTCGAGCACGAAGTAGAGAACGCTCAGATTCGGGTCCAGCAGCTCATGCAGGAAATCAACGACAAGCATGAGAAGCTCTGGGACATCACTGTTTCGAAGTTCGGTCTTAGCGCAGACAGCCGGCTGTACATGATCGACAAAAACAACGAGGAGGTGTCCCTCGTCGAGCTCACCTGCTCGAAGTGCACTGGAGCTCAGTCCGCAGAAGCGATTGTCGGCGAAATCACCATGCTCTTCATCGACCCACCGCCCCCCAAGGTAGTGAAGGAAGACGAGCCCAATGACTGACAACGAGGCCCAACTAGAACACGTCAGGCTCAATCACAATCTCTTCCGCGAGATGCAGCACCCGGCGTTCAAGAGCAAGAAGTTCTTGGCGTTCTTCATCTACGAAGTGCTCTCGGCTGCTATGGCTGGCTTCACTGTCTGGAAGCAGCCCAACCTCGACTGGCCCTTGGCTGGCTACATGCTCGGCATCGCCTTCTCCATGGGCGCTGCAGCGATGTGGTATCTCGGCAAGCAAGCCGCTACGGATATGTACGTCCGTGGGTTTGCTATGGTTGCTGGGAAGCCTGGGGTGACCAAAGAAGACGTTGAAGAGCAAATCAAGAAGTCTGTCCCGCCTGCCGCTATTCACATGGGTGGCGTGGAGTATACCTCGCGTCCCTGAGAGCAAAAGAAAAGGGAGCTTGCGCTCCCTCTTCCCCTACCTTTCCAGCAGTCGTTCGAAATCCGAGAAATCCTTGAGGGTGAAGCCACCGGCGCTAGGATGCCCGCTCCCGCCCATCTTGCGGGCGAGCTCTGCGCAGTTGACTTCTTTGTGCGTGGAATAGAGCGTGACTACCCAACGGTCACGCTTAAACGTGAAGGCCACCATAAGCTGGTGTACTGTGTGGTCGTAGAGTTCATTGAAGAACTGTGAGTACGCCCACGACGTGTTTACGATGAGTGCGGAGATGCCGAGGAACTTTGCTTCAAATGACGCTGTACGCATAACTGAAGCTGCACGACTTTGGCTATACCGAAGACAGACCCGTCCTTCAGGTAGGAATGTCTTCTCCAGCGCAAGTCGCTGTTCCTCTGCTGAGAGCGCCATGATGTCGTTCCAGAAGAGCGAACCATCTCGACTGTGAATGGCAGTGTTTACGCTGTTAAGGTAGTTTACCAATAACAACGCATCATCGTTGTGCTCGCGCACATGCCGGTACGTATCATAGCACCCAATCAGATCGATGATCGGCGGGATTGGCGTGCCGGGATAACAATACTGCCACGTGAGCTCGCACGCGGAGATGGTCATTTCTGTGTCTGAGAAATGCTGCTGCCGTATGCCCTGAACGTCCTTTAGCGATGGGATTGCTTCCTCGTATTCAATGCTGTTGGCATGATGATCAATCCATACGAGGTTCTTGTGTGATTGCGCAAATTGCGACATCGCTATTAGGGGCTGAAAGGCATAATCCACGAGGTAGATTAGGTCGTCACTTCCGACGCTTAACGACCCAGAACGCGCACCATGGCTGAGACCGCGGAGGATAACATTGTTACCAGAAGCCTGTAGATACTTGCGAAGAATCGCTGCACTGGCATTACCGTCCGCGTCCTGGTGATAGAGAATATGAACATCAGACATTTGAGAGCCTCTTTCTTAAATGTAACGAACGTCAGCACCTAGCTGACAGCGGCGAGTATAAGCTAAGCAACCAGCTCACGCAACGGCATTGACTTTCCGCAGTCGCATATAACACGATACTGATGATACGGATGCTTTATGGTGATTCCACATGAACACTTAATGTTAAAGTAACTGCCACTCTGCGAGGTTACGATATCTAGCAGTTGCATCCCTTGGCATCCCGCTGCATGATGTACGTCAGCAACTCCTTGGTCCATTCCTCAACCTCCTTCAACTCGAGTATCGCCGCGGGCTTTAACCACCCGACTACTTCGATCTCGCCGTCGTTGGCTTGAATGGTACCGGAATATGCTAAAGACATCACCATGCCAAAGTGCACTTGATCCACTGGTGTACCCTGCAAACGCAAGAAGAATCCGTGAAATAACGTGGATGTTGGGCCGAGCAGCGGGTCAAAGAGAAGCTCCTCGTGCAATTCGCGGTAGGCAGCTGCAAGAACTGCAGCTTGCGGGGATACGCGGTTGTCTCCCTGCTCTACGTGACCTCCAACACCCACTGATACCTTGCCGTGCAAGCGCGTTTCACCAGAGACCGGCCGACGACGATACGTGAATATTTCACCGCGTTTGTTATAAACGTAGGTGTAGGGGATGATCTGCAACCATGAAGGGTCTTGTTCGATGTCACCACGACGCATGTAGACGGTATGACCGAACAACTTCTCCATCACTGCGCCGTGTTGAAACACGGTGACACACCCTTTAATTTTGGTACCGTCTAAAACATTCGCAGGAAAACAGGCGATTAACTGGTCTTCTTTGAGCATGTTGTTTTTCCTTTAATTTCTCTTTTACCACTATCATTAAGGGACGCACAAGCTAGGAGGAATCATGCCCATAACAAATGGTCAAGTTGTAGAACGCCTTAACGCCCTGTACCTAAAAGGTAAAACAGACTATAACCTGAAACTCAAAAGGAAAGAAAATACTAAATGGTGTCGGGTTATCGGTCGCATAACTGACCCGTTCCTCAAACTGTTTACGCATGACAAACGCAAAGGGTTCATGGACCGTGCTACCACCATCGGAAATACCGTGTATTTTCCTACCGGGTGGACCTACGGGGCTAATCCTGAGTACGACTTCGTGACCCTACGGCACGAGCTCACCCACGTACGCCAGTTCGCGTGGTTGAACCCCTTTGGGCTGTTGCCCATCGGGGTGATCCTCTCCCTCGTGTTCTATCTGTTGTTGCCCCTGCCTATCGGGCTCGCGTGGTTCCGCTACGTCATGGAGCGCCGTGCGTTCCTCGAGACCATGCGCGCCCGCATCGAACTTGGGAAGCCTATCGATATCGAGTACTACGTCGAGCTCATGGCTGGACCGATGTACGGGTTCGCCTGGCCTTTCAAGCACGCGGTACGTGGATGGTTCTTTGAACACATTCGGCCATACCAGGTCATTCAGCCGGGTTCAAGTAAGACCTGATTCGCGCGAGCGGGGCCACCATCGAATTGAACGGGTACTGCCGGCCACTGTCCATTGGCATGAACAGCGCCAGGCCGTAGCAGTCCACGAACTTGAACGCGTACTGCACTACCACCGTGTCACCGTCGAGCTTGACGGTGAGAAAGTCCTCGGCTTTAGCCGTCTGGATGATCTTCTGAATCTCGGGGATTACCACCTGACTGGCAGTCTGGTCGGTAAAGGTTCCGAAGTACACCTTGATCCACGCCTCTTTGTCGTCCCTGACAAAGTGCGTCTCGTATTCAGACCGCTCGACCATGTACTCAATGCCCTTCATGTACCGATCCAGATGGTCGATGAACACGACCGAACGCTCGATGATGCTTACGTCGGTATTCGGATCAAAAATTTCCTTCGCGCTGACACTCATTTTCCTGCTCCTGTTGGATGTGTTTTTCAATGACCCCGAGCCTATTTTCGTGGTCATTGATGGCATTCACGATCTTCTCATACTGAGTTACCAACTCGTTGTTGGCCTCTTTGAGCTTGAGGTTTATGCCGTTGAGTTCATTGAATGATTGTGCTGCACGCTCCATTTGCTCCTGCAGCAGCACGCGGTCGAGTTTCGGAACGACTGTTTTCTTGATGATTTTTCTTTTGCTCATGCGCCGGTAATACCATAACACAAGGTTGCTGCAAACCTCCTTTGTTGGTCGCGTTGCTTATACCCAGGATGTGGGGGATTTTTGAGACTAACGGACGTACTTCATTTGGAGAGCAGCAAGCAGGGCCATCGCAGGAAGTCCGAGTTGCATGCCCTCACCTACGAGGTAGGTACGATAAGCAGCATCTAACCCCTTAGTCTCTTTCTCTGTCGGGGTATACCCAATGCGTTTTAAGAGCTCCTTACCTCGACGAGTAGCACGTGCTTCTTCTGCGAGTGTAAACGCTCCGGATATCAAACCGGGCACCGCACCTGCAGCAACAAGACCGGGTTTACCCGTAACAGCCCCTGCCAACATCGCCCCAATACCACCTAACTGAAGGAGCGGGTTACCTGTAACCGCACCGCCATGGTAAGTAAGCTTATCCAGTACACCCGGACGCGTGCTGTGGCCTACCTCATGCGCAATAACCCCGGGATTACGCCCCGGATTTATCGCCAAGATGTTCTCACGAGCATCACGCGCAGCTCGGTGCTTCTTTGCGTGCGCCTCGCCGATGGCGGAGTCATGCATATTTTGGATAAACGGGAGTCTTGATAGAAAGTCTGTGGGATGTGGTTGCCACATGTGCGGCCCGATATCACCCTCAGGCAACAGCGTGTACTGCTCGAGCGGCGCGTCATGACTAGCACGTACCAGCTGCCGCACAAAGTCCTCGTTCTTCTCTTTAGTGCTGGTAAGGGGGTTCCTCCCTCCCGCCATAGCGTTGAGCTGCCGGCGCTCGCTTGCACGTAGCTTACGCTCGTCCTCCTCGGTAACCTCATCATCATCACCGAACCACCCGGCAGTCTTTTGGAGCAAAACTTCAAGGGTATTACTACGCATCACACACCTCAAACGCTGTATCCACTTCCAAGCTCACGCAGTTCTGACATCCCGTGATGCCCGTTACAACCGCGCGCTCGTCGTTGATGTCTTTGACCTTCAGCACCATGTGCCGGCGGTCATCTTCCGGGATTTTACGAAGAACGTCGTAAAGCTCTTGCGCCGTCACCTTGTGCATGGTCGAATTTTAGCATAGACGACCGCCTTTGGTGTATGTGTACGTTCTGGGTATTGTCGGGGGGATTCAAAGCTGGTGCGTGCAGCTCAAAAACTCGTCCACCAAAGGCGGTCAGTGGTGTGACACCGTACATATAGGCGTTTTAGGAAAAGACGCAAGCAAAAATACTCAGGATTCTTCTTGATATTTTCGCTCTAGGTAGTCTGCCAATAATTTTCCAGCGACAGCGCCCGGGAGGATCCCACTTACCCGCGCGCCACCCCGTAACCACCGATTCTTGATGTTCATCTTCCCTACCAGCTTGTCCGCCAACGGTGTAGTCGCCGCTAATGCCGCTGCGGGCATCCCGAACTGTAATGCCGCGGGAACGAAGGGGCTGTAATCGGTATGTTCTACCCCTGGAACGTCTTTGCCGTACCCGGGATCCAAGTGCTTTCGCAGAATGTGATACCCAGTTCCACCTGTAGCCATCAAAGCCCCTAAGGCTGCGCCGGTAATACCCCGTGTTTTGCTCGCATTAGCTGCAGAAATGCCTGGAGGCATGGGGGCTAGACGCCCAAGAGCGTGACCAAATACCGCGCTCTCTCCTAGGTTACCCAAGATATTGCGCTCGAGCGCGTGACCCTTACGCATAGCAGATTGCTCAGCCGTTGGTAGTACTTCACCATCAGCAGCTAACTCTTCTGCACGTTTAAAATGGTAGAGAGCGCGCATCATTTGAGATTCTGTACCTCCACCAATTGTATCGACGACAAATTGTCCATCCAAACATACGTCGAGTTGTTGGTCGTCCTCCCAAGGATACCGAATGCTCCAGGCACCATGATGCTCATATCGTACAGGTCCTCGAACTCTCCCAGGAGTGTCACACCATCCGTGGCGCGAATACGGTACTCGTCGAAGTTGAGCTCAAACTCCAACAACACCGTACTGCCCGCGGTGTACACGATCTCCAGCGACCCCAGGATCGTTTCCTGCTGCACGCCTGCGACCACGTTGAAATACGAAAACACGAGATCAGCAGTGCTCGCGCCGGTGCATGACAGGTAACCCCCGTAGCCGTTTACCAAACCCCGTAGACCCATCCCCCAGTGCATACGCGCGAAGAAGCCTACTGAACAATCCGCGGGAGCAGACACGTTTGCCTGAATCTGGCAACTACGGACGTACGGATACGCAGTCCACATCTCATAACCAAAATCAGAGCAGCGCGCTTTATTCGACGAGATGTTCCAACCATCTCCCGAATCCACGATGATGTTCCAGTTGTCGCCAAGATTTGCGTTGTCTGCTCTATTGAACGTTTCCGTGTACCTAAAGGCGTGGCGGTAAGACGTCTGGCCATAACAGGGGTCTGTCTCACCAAGTAACAGAGCGCCCGTCCTGTTACTTGTCTCGACGTACTTATTACGCCACTCCCGGTTCATGGGAAGGTACTCGGGCTCTCCCCACCAACCCCCCGCTAGGATGTTGATATCCCCAATCGTGTCCGCCATCGTATAGGCAAGAGGCCCGCGGGTACAATCCCATCCTTCTGCCCAACCGTTACGCACCGCCATCCCAACGCCGTAGAGTTGGTGCTTCCACACTTCAATAGTAACTGGACTATCAAAGCGGCTAAAGGCTATATCATGCAGCGCCACACCCCAAAACAAAGGAATAGTGCAAGCAACTAAGGGAGTGGACTCACCCACTACAACTCTGAGCTCAAGACACGGATTAGCGGATCCTGCGGTCATGTTGCGATAGTACTCGCGACCATACGGAAGAGGGTTAACTGCCCACACCTCTACAGTAACTGTGTTACTTCCAATCGTAAACAGCCTCGTGTCGTTGGATAGCGCGGTAAATGGTGCGGCCGGCAACCAGTCAAACGAGATGCGGAAGAACCGCGGATCCACGCAATCTAACCACGCCGCATTTTCAACAGCGCGTGTTACCAGATAAGGACTCCAGCTCGAGGGCCACAACGTATCAAACTGCACCATCGGCGCATCCAATAGAGCGACCTGACCTTGACGGTAACACCTGATATACGCGCGCCATTCATCTTCCGGAACGTCAGGCGACATCATGGAAAAATCTACAGCATCGTGCTCGCGAATCCACCATCGTGGAGGATGTCTGTAGTGCGTGCGTAAACGCCGCGCAGTCAATCTGACTGTCGTAGCCCCCGGAGCGTTATTGATACGCACATAGGCTGCAGTCGTGTCCCCTACTGTGTCGTCCGGCGCCCGCATGCTCCAGGACGTAACCGCCTTGGTGTACCCGAGTACGTCGAAATGTAGGTTATACCTGGAGTACGCAAAGTTATAGTCCGCGGGACGTCCTAGTATACCATCATCGAGGTAATGGGCATAAAACCCCTTATATGAAGCAGTGTTGTTATCGAAGCTACCGTCGTCCAACTGTAGACGCCCACCGAACAGCGCTACATACGTACCACCAGTATCAGCGTCGACAATGTAACACGGGCGCCAACGCGCCATACGTAAGTTCCAGATTTCTTCGCCGCCGTAGTCCTCTGGATCTCCATCCGTATCAGTACCGGCTATCAAGGTCTCCATTGACGTACGCCAGGTGGAGCCAGTCCAACGAATGGTCCATACGTTACCGTATTGGTCTCCCGTCAGCTGGTTAATACCACCGTAGACCCAGATTGTATCCGTTCCGTCGTACCAAATAGCAGCTTCAGTGATAACAGACGGTGTCCCGTCAGATGGTGTGATGTCATACGTTGTGCAGGATGGAGTTCCCGCAGGATCTATAACGCGTACTGTCAACGTACCCGTCATCGACTGCCCACCAATAACGACGATCTTACCGTCTAAATCTCCGCCGCTACAGTACGTCGCTGCCTGACCCCAATCGCCTGACGGAAGTAGGTTCGTACCAACCTCAGTCAACGTCCAAGCGCTCGAGCTTGCCTTCAGTACTAGCCGACTACCAGTGCTGCCGCTGATGTTGCCGCCGATGATATAGAGGTTATCCCCGCCGTCGTACGCGGTAGCCGCGTTTTCTAAAGCGCCAGAATGCGTCGCGTGGGTCGTGGGAACCCCTACGCCTACTACCCCAACCCACTCAATAAAAGATGCGGCTTCAGCGGTGCTAGCATTGCCGAGTTGCACGGTTGAGACACTCAGCATCCCACATTTACCTAACCTCCACTGATGCGTCACCTCGTCCATATACGAGAACATTAAAGCAGGATCGCCGTGCGCACCCCACTGCCAAAAACCTATTCCTCCCGTGTCGTAGGAGGCAACGAGATAGGCTACGCCTGTCTCACCGTAGCCTAATACGCAGTCATGATTCCACGTTGGTCCGGCATGCCCAAGGGCCATCTCACTGAGCACGTCAGGATTGATACGCAGGTGCCTACCTGGATACTCCATATGGCGCGTCTCAGTCTCAGACGCTGTGTGGTCAAAAGTCCCGCGAGCTACGTTCCAGTACGAAGGGCGATATTCATTAGCAAGAAGAGGATCTGTGTTATTGCGCCAATCAGCGAATTCCGTATTCTGTACCTGATTTTCACCGACCTCATGCTCTACGAGAACAGCAGGTTTTGTTACAATGCGTCCTCCCTGCATGATTAAAGCACAGGAGAGCAGGTAATCGAGATTGTAATCTGACGCAGACTTGTATGTCTCGAGGTTAGTGGAGACCACCTGCCCCGGAACTTTGTTGGATTCGAACACCATGCTAACACACGCAACACCGCCATTATCCGCTGCAGAGCGCGTTGCCAGATATGAATGCCAGTGCGGCCTCCAGCGAGACCTGAAATAGTTTATCCAGAGCTCGGGAGCAGCGTCATCGATAACACGCCGTGCCTGGATAGCTGTTGCAAGTCGATAGATGTTCCAGTCCGCCCAGATCTTTTCCCAGTCGCCTTCATCCAAGTCGCGCCAACACAGGTCGCGAGATTGATACCGCGCACCGTCACCGGCAGTCTGGTGCTGGTCCATGGCGAAGGCGATCTTCATCGGGGCGTCTCCGCCACCTGATTGCAGCCAGTTATCCATAGCCTGCGACTCTGGGCTGCACGTAATAGGCGCGTCCCCTTTCGACTCCCCCTCGGTGGGCACGAACTCAGTCCAGAACCACGGCCAAACTCGATTGAGATTGATGGTGGTTGGTACTCCTGAAGGATGTGGGCCATAGAGCGCTAGGTTACGAGTACCGGCGTACGTCCCGTCAGGATTACAACACGGCAACATACAGATGCAATAACGGTCCCGTAACGCGGCGAAATCAGGATGCGTACACATGAGTTCGTACGCTTTAAAGCTCCCTCGAATACCATCTGATTCGTTACCATGAATCAGACATGTAAAGATAAAAGCTTCATTACTCCGATTGCCAAACCTAAACAACTCCAAGGGTCTCTTCTCGTAAGACTGATCAAGCACTTGACGTGTAACACCTGGAATAGCAGCTTCGAGAAGGTCGAGCTCATCTGTTAATACGTGCGTACTCCCTACGCGGTCGTAACACCCTACTTCATTACTGTACTTTACGAAACCCTGCGATTCCGGAAAGCGGTAATAGATAGGGACGTCTCCTACCGATTTTAAGATGCGGTCACCAACGACTCGCGGAACGTCTGGTCCGACATGCCTGCCGGTTACGGGGCACCAGGCATCCGACGGACGAGAAAACAGCATCTCGTTAAACGTGAGCTTTCTCATACTTCAATACCTGTTCCGCGTGCGAGCTTTTGCAAATGACGGGAGAGTATCCGCGCTTGTGTGCGCCCAATTCTGTTGCGCCCATAAGCTACCCGGGATATCCACGCTTCAGCAGATGTCCCAGCTGCGCCGCTGGTGCCTACGTACAGAGTTCCTGGAGCCAAGGTAGCAGGAAACCAATCGATAGGGTCTACTGCTGAGTCCACCTTCACACCATTGACATAGAGGATCGCGTACAAGCTGCCGTTACTGATTTCCCACATACAAACCATGCCAAACGCATGGAACGACTCCCAAGCTGTGGGGAAATCAAGGTACGCAAAATTGACGCCGGCAGTAGTACCCAGAGAGACTACGGGATGGTCATACGTATCGCTCATCGACAACCGCATCCGGTACAGCCCGCAATCCAAGTTCAACATCCCGAGGAACTTGTAATTCCCCGCACCAGTATAATCGACGTGTCCGCTCGATACACTCGGGTCCGGCAGTACAAACGACGCCGCAAGCCATCCGGCACTACCTAGACGGAGCTCGGCATTGGTCGTGTGTACCTGCCACTGTCCGCGGGGGTCCGTGCTGTTCACAGGACCCGCGAGGCGCGTGACACGCTCCATGCTGGCACCCGTACTATACCACTGAGGGTACGCAATGTGCCAAATGCCTGAGTCCGCTGCGGCCTTCACAGAGATGTACCCTGCCGTTACCACATCGAGAGGGACAGCAATAGTCGCCGAATACCACCCGCGGTCAACTGGGGACGTCGGCAACTGCCTGAATACTGGAACAGAAGTAGTGCGCGTTCCTGCCGTCGTGTTCCACCCTAACTCGATGTTGCCGTCAGGTGATGTTACTCCGTTGTCATTCCGAATCAGAAGTTGAAAACAGCGTATGAACGACGAGCTCCTCGCCTGAGACTTCTCGATGACTACCGCGTTGACCGCGTCCAAGGTCGTGTCGAGCTGCGTTACCTTGCAGTGCCAAGTACTCCCGTTGTACAAAATGTCTGGGTAATCCGTGGCATGCTCAATTAACGCCCCTGAGACTGTAGGAGTAACTACCGCAAATCCGTGTTTAGCCGTCGCCAGCACGCTACCCATGCTGTTGGTAAGAAGCCCCTCGGTAAACTCTCCACATGGTCCAAGGAGCTTATCCGCGTCCGTATCCAAAGATATCGTACGAATCTGATTGAGGCTGGGGTCCCATATGTTGTGACTCCACCCCGTTATGGTCTGCGCATCTTCATTGGTGATAGTAACAAGCATGTTACCATCACCTGCGATGCCCGTACCCAGCGCGGTCCCGGCCTTAGTTGCGTCCCAAAGAAACGAAGGCTTGGCGGCGTTAAGAAGGGCGCCCAACGCCGTCCCCTCAACACCCGGAATCATCGGTTAACCCCATAGGACATGACTTGAGCACGTACACAGAAGTAAAGACTGTCTTCTGCTGCTATTGCGTCGTTTCTAACCTGCACGTAGACACAATTGGTAAACGCGTTGTTGTACCAAGGGAGACCTGACCACTCCGCCACAGACACGATGTCCAGATTTCCAGTCCAGTCACTCGAATCCTCTAATGATTCGTCCAACGTGAACTGCCCAGTAGGCCGCGCGCTAATACGTCCCAACTCGTAGCGACTCTGGCTCTCGTAAACGACAATTGCTTCGTCAACATCCATCATGTTGTTGTCGTTAACAACAATGTACCCCTGACCTGCGGGCAACGTAACGCTCGAGTACGTCTGTCGTGAGAGCCCCTGACCCTGCCAAAGCATCTCGCGCCCAAACTCGTTACTATTTGGGAAGATACGCACACGGAAGGGGAGACACGCGTCTATACCCTCTGAAATGGTGTGCGCCCAAACCTGTAACGAATGGATGACCCCACAATTTCCCGTGGTAGGAATCTGGATAAGGTCCGTAAAGCCTGGAGCTACTGCGCCAACAGTCCAAATATCCGCCAATGACCCCTCAAAAACATTATCCGCGAGCTCCCAATCTCCGGGTGTACCCCCCAATACACAGCGCCACTTAACGTAGTTCTTATCCATGTACTCAGCACACGTCGCGTACGTACCAGCAATCGGGGGTCCGGCATCCACACTGGGTACGAGCCCTACTGAGTCGAACCGTTTCTTGGCTGAGACATCCTCGTCCGTAGCGTTATCAATTGCGCCCGTAATCGCTACACCGTCCGCGCTCAACGTCGGGTACACCGCAACACTGGTATTTGGCTTTATTGCGAGATACCCAGCGCTGAATTCAAAACCACTAACCGTATCAAAATTCACAGACGGTCTCCCAAAACCATCTGCTACGATACCGTCTCCGTACGGTGCAGGTAACGGAATAGGCGCGTCTCCCGGAGAAATCATCACAACATCTACCGTAACCGCAAGGGCAAACCCCGCAGCAACGCCACTCGTATAAACTATAGCTGGGATATGTCCCTCTACCTCGAGGTTACATCCCCATGACTCTGAAGCTCTCCACGTTGTCGTGTCGCTCAAATCCGCGGTAAGGGTATATACCAGATGTGTGCGGGCCGTATCCTCAAAGAACTCTATGGTTATTGTTCCCGTATCCGCCAGAGTTGTAAAACTCACCGCGTAGGCTAGCCCTGCAGTTATCGAGTGCGTGCCCTCTTGTTTTACCGCGAACTCAGTTCCATCGAGTAGGTCAATCTCAATCACGGTGAACGGCACAGATATGATGCTGGTATCCGCGGTATACAAGTCCTTAGGAATGGACTCGTCGTTGGGAAGAATGCGATACTCACCGCCGGACATGTCGAACTTGCCCATGGTCTCCTCGTTCCGCGGTGATTTTGAGCAGCTATTCCTTCAAGATACCACACCGCAGCAGAGTAATCATAGCACTGGCGTCAAGCACGCTGTTGTCCGGGTCACTACTAATTTTAGTGTTCTCCACACTCAGCGTGTACACATCTACCTCGACTGACTCCTGAAGAAGCTCAGTCTCTTTCTTCTGAATCGCGTCACTGTCTTCCTTAGCCTGGGGATGCTCCGCGACCAGCGCCGTGAACGCTTCGCTGTACCCCTTGGAATCCTCGATCTCGTAGAGCATGGCTCCGGGCTGGCGAGGGTCTTCGCGCTGGAAAGGATTCCCCAAGGGGTCCTTCACCACGTAATTGAGAGCCATCTTCTGTCGCTCGGCCTCGAGCTTCTTCATGGCGTTGGTGGGCGCGAGCATGTCCTGGATGATTTTGAGATGCGGCGCGAGCCGGTTCACGTTCTGCGCCACCATCCAAGCGACCTTGAGGTTCTTGGCGTCCTTGAGCGTACCCAGAAGTTTGTTCAGACCCAGCAACTCTT